ACGTGGCCGCGGCGCCGGAGCGCTCCCGGGAGATCGACTCCGACATCGGTGACGACCTGGAACTGCTGGTCCAGGCGGCGGAGCTGATCGTCAGCACCCAGTTTGGCTCCACCTCGATGCTGCAGCGCAAACTGCGGGTCGGGTTCGCGAAGGCGGGCCGGCTGATGGACCTCATGGAAGCACGCGGCGTCGTCGGCCCGTCCGAGGGCTCCAAGGCCCGCGATGTGCTCGTCAAGCCCGACGAACTGGAAGAGACCCTGGCCAGCATCCGTGCGGCCAGCAGTGAATTACATCCGAAAGGACAGCAATGAACGCTCAATGTTCCACGGAGGCCGTGTCCGACGTTCTCGCTAACGCGGGTCTCCTGCGAGGCATCGAAGTGCGCTATCCAGTGCGTGATCTGCCGTATCCGGTGGTGGCCGTCGTCTGTGAGCCAATGTTCCCGTTTGGACTGCAAGAAAAGGTTGCCGTCGCCCTCCGCTCAGCCGGCCACAAGGTGGCGCGTGGCGAGGAGTTCGGCGAGGAGTTCTTGTTCGCCTATGACGACGCCGATGTTCTCGACATGATGCGCGCCTTGGGCGTCCAGATCAGTGACACGTGACGCGCCTGTCAGCCCCAGACGAGCTAGAGGAAACCCTGGCCGGCCTGCGGGCGGCCAGCAACCCCGAGGAGAAATGAATGCCGTCGAAAACCGTCCGTGACCACCTCGCAAGCAACCCCGCCACGCCCGCTCCGCCGTCTGGCGCGACTCACATTCTGTGCTGGGAGCCGCATCCATCCCGAGCGGCACGCTGGGAACTGGTGACGCTTGACGCCCGCCCGGATTTCGACGCTATCCCGTCGGACTTCTCTTTCGAGCTGACCGTCCCGCAACTCGCCGTGTTCGCGTCCGCGCAACTCGGCGGCCCGGTGACGCTATCTTCCCGGTTCGAGGTGCAGGACGAGGGCGGGGACACGGCGGTCGGCTACTACGTCATCCCGGAGTGACCACCATGCCCCTTTCTTATGGACCAGTAACCGGCCACACCTACCAGCTCGCCTACGAATGCGGGGACCTCGACATCGGGACCGGAAGCGGCAGATTCGTCTACCTGGGCGTCGCGGACGAGGAAAACCACGAGTTCGCAGCGGACTGGGGGAAGCACGCTTTCAAGCCGCTGCCCGACGGCCCGGCAATCTACCTGTTCGAAGACGAGATCACAGACCTGCACTGAATTGACCTGGCCAGCCTTCAGGCGGCCAGCAACCCCGAGGAGAAGTAACCACATGGCCGGCACCGCGACTAACGCCACCATCCCCCCTGAGGGGATGCAGATCCTGATTGATGATCCGCTGCGCGAAAGATTCCTGGCGGCGCTAGACGCGCTGCTTGCCAACGCCAACCCCGAAAGCGTTCAGTCGGAGCGTCACGGCGATTGCGTTAACCGGTGGGTCGGCGTGCGGGGTCCTGACCACCTCATCGACCTATCCCGCGCGGATTACCTGAACGGCACCCGCCACGGCTGGTTCCAGGTCAAGCGGCTGCCCGGCGATGGCATGGCATGGTTCACCGCACTGGAAGACGGCCGGATCGAATACGCCAACAGCATCACCGACGAGATCCCCGACCAAGCCGCGCTCGTCGGGGAGATCGAGAAACTCGCGGGCCGGGTCGACGCCGACCTCCGGGCGGCCAGCAACCCCGAGGAAAAGTAATGACCGACCTTCTAGCCAAACTGCGGGAAAGGTACGCGGGACGCCGCTGCTGGGGATGTGATCATGCCCCGCATCCCGATGAGTGCCCTGTTGATGGATGCCTTTGCTGCGGGGAGGACCAATGACCGTCATGGAGCGCCTCGCTGGTGCCGACGTTGAACCGGAGGGGACCTCAATGCCGACCCCGGGGAGCCTCCCGGCCGTACCGGGCACGTCCGCTATCCCATGGTGGACCGGCGTGCCCGGTCTCGACCCGGACGTCCGCTGGGAAAGCTGGAAGTACAAGGCCGAATGCGCCGCCATCGCCTGCGCGGTGCACGTCCTCGGCCTTGACGCGGGGCGGGCGGACTGGCTGCGCGGGCAGATGAAAGCCCCCGTCAAGAAGTGGGTGGAATGGCTCGCCGGTGGCGGCGAGGCGGAACTGCCGAAGCGGACAATGACGCTCCGGCTCGTCTGCGAACGCAGCGCCGTGATCCACCCGGATCAAATCCTGGACATCGCGCAGGAACTCTGCAAGGCCGGGACGCTGAGGTAGCTTGCCGTGAAGCCCAAGCTGGTTTTCCTCGCTGCCGCTGCCGGGACCGTGCTGTACGTGTACGCCGGCAGCCAGCATGCCGGGACGGCCACCACTACAACCGCTGCCAGCCCCGGCAGCGTGCCGTCTGGGGCGCTGTCCTGCTCTGGCCTGGAGTCCTTGTGGGAGCAGGCAGGCGGGTCACCGAGCGCGGCGTTCATGGCCGCTGAGATCGCCACCGCCGAATCATCCGGGAACCCGGGCGCCACCGATGATGACGGGAACGGCACCGTTGACCGGGGCCTCTGGCAGATCAACAGCATCTGGCCCGGGTCGACGTATGACGAGCTCAGGAACGCCCAAGCCGCAGTCCAGATCAGCCATGACGGGACTGACTGGTTGCCGTGGGTCACCTATAGCTCGGGTGCGTACGAGGGTAAATGCCGACCAAGGAGAACGCATGACATCCAAAGGACCGTTTGAGACCGGGCAGGAAGCCCGCGCCGCCGCCCATGAGATCATCCCGCCCGGACAGGGCCATGCCCTGTCCGCAGCCCAATGCCGGCAGCTCATCGCACAGACATGCGCGGAGCATGGCGTCGTGCTGGGGTCGTATGACCATCAGGTCCTCGTGGAGTGGATGAGCCAGTGGGGGACAGCCGTGTGTGAGATCGTCGCGGATGCTGTGATCCGCGCCCACGAGGCTGGCCAGCGATCCACCCGGCAGGAGGATGAGTCCAGTGACTGACATGGACGAGGACATCGTATTCATCCGCACGATGACAGAAGACGAGAAGCACGAGGCGCTCATTTTCCTGTCGGGTTTCAGCCCCGATGGGTTCGCAGCCATCAGGGGCCGCGTTCTCCAGGAGCGCGAACGCCGGGCACAGCAGGAGGGGGAAACCGATGCCTGATGATGGTGTGGCCGCACTGCGCGAAAACCTCGCCCGGTCCCTTCAGGGTGGCCCGTGGGGTGAGGCCGCCGCTGTCGCGGTCCTGCTGGACTTCAAGCCGATCGCGGGAAACCCCAGGTTCGCTCAGCACGTGAGCAGAAACGGCGCCGGCTGGCATGCGCTGACCGGTGACCTCACCTGGTCCACGGCGGAGCGGTTCCTGATCGCAACCGCTGCTGGCTTGTGGGGCGGGCAGGCGTACGGCGCGGACGTGTACTGGGTGCGATTTCTGCCCGAGGATTTTTATGCGGTGTGGCAGGCGATGATCACAGCGTCCCGTACCGGTGTGCTGCCGGGCTGAGCGCGTTCTGTTGGCACCGTCCTGCCCGTTCCGCCATCATCACAGCCATGCCCACCGTCGAGCCGTGCCCCGGCAGTTGCAACGCCCGTTACCGGGAAGCCCGCGAAGCCTTCAAGCAGGCCCTCGCCGCCTACGAACGGGAAGGCATCCTCGACCCCAATCAGACCCGCCCCGAACCACCATCCATACAGCCCATACTGGGCGACCCCGTATGGTGCGGCCGGTGCGCGTCCCGTATCCGCAGCAGCCTCGCCGATCTCGATGAGCTCGCCGCGATGCTCGGCTGGGTCGCTGACGGGCACGCCACCTCCGCTGGCAGCGACGCCGGCCGCGTGTCCGGCACCGCCGAAATCATGTCCCCATCCGATGCGGCCGATGAACTGGCCGACCTGATGAACGTCCTGTCCGAGCATGAGAACGCCTACCGGGAACAGGTACTCGCGATCGGCACCCCACCGCGGCGCGGATACCTCGCCGCCACCTCCACCCAGTGCATCGCCTGGCTCGGCCACCACCTCGATGACATCCTCACCTCCGGGATCGCCGAAGGGTTCGGTGCTGACGTGCTCGCCTGGCACAAGGTATGGAAACGCCAGGCCAAGGCGGGGGCCCGGAAGCTGACGAAGCCGATGCGCTGCCCCTCCTGCCAGCTGCTGATGCTCGTCTGGCAGGAGGGTGAGAACCGGGTGGACTGCGCGAACCCTTCTTGCGGGCGGATCCTGTCCTACGCCGACTACGACGCCGAGGTGGCGGCGCAGGCTGAAGCGATCACGCCGGGGAAAGGCAGCGAACCACTGACATCGTTAGTCCCGCGAGTCGCTGCCTGACCAGGTACTGCTCCTGTGTAGTATTCGTGGTGGATTTCCATACCCAGAGCCGCCCCCTAACCGGGCGGCTTTTTTGCGTGCGCGGGAGGCTTGTGTGGATGAGGCAGTGCTGAACGTCAACGCCCTGCTCACGGCCACCGAAGCTGCCACCTGCGCCGGGGTAACCGTCGCTGCGATCTGCAACTGGCGCGCCCGGGGCTGGCTCCCCGTGGCCACCGATGAGCAGGGCCGGGAAATCCGGGACCGCCGCGGCCGGCCGAAGTACCGGCTGCTTGATGTGGCCAAGGCGGAGAAGGCGACAAAGGAGCGCGCCGAGAAGATGGCTCAGGGCCTGGGGCGGCGTGCGTTTCCCGCAGCAGCGTGACCGATAGGCTTTGACGTGGGCAATTCGCCCCCTCCAAGCCTCGCCCGATCGGTTCCGCCATGCTTCACGCTGCCCTCATCGCTGCCTGCTTTCTCATGTTCCCCGTCTTCACCGCCGCTGTGCTCCTGCTGACGGCATCCCACGAGAGCGAACCCGGGCGTGAGAGCGAACCTGAGCGTGATGAGGTTCCGGTCGCGGCCGTGCCGGCTTTCCCACTGAGATCCTGACTCCGGCCCCGGGGTTCAGGCCAGCCCCGCCCGGAAGGATCCTGCAATGACCAGCCCCACGCCTGTCTCGCCGACGCTCTCACTGTCCACCGACGCCCCCGTGTACAACGTCGGTGACACGCTGACCCTCACCGCGGACTACAGTGACGCCTCGTCCGCGCCGCTGACGCTGACGATCAGCGCGACCGCGACCGACGCGAACGGGGTGTCGGTATCCGCCACCACCACCGCGACGGTAAACACCGGCGTCCAGCTGCCGATGACCGTCGTCCCGTCCGACAGCTTCTCCGACACCTACGCCGAGGTGCCGAGCGCGGCCGGGACCGCAGTGTTCACCACCACGATCCAGGCCCCGCCCGCGTCGTGAGCGCGCTGCTCATCACGGCGACTGTGACGGATGCGTTCGGGCAGGAAGCTACCGCATCGGTCACCGTCGATGTCCTCACGGACCCGGCCAGCGAGCCGCCCGCGCCCGCCCAGGGCCTGTAAGCCGCCGCGTTCCTGGCGCTCGCACGTCCTCACCCATGTGCTCAGGCGCAGCAGCGCCAGGAACAGCGGCATCCCAGCAGCCGAGTTGCGAGAGGAGGTGAAAGCCATGGGTAATGTCACTGTCGGCCGGTACGATGACCCCGCCAGTGCCGGCTACCAGGGATGGATTGAGCCAGACGACAGGACGTGGATCATGTTCGTCGCCAATGACGGGCATCCGGTCGCGTTCCTGAACCGTGACCCGGAAACCGGCGCGGTGCTGTGACCGGCTGGCCGCTGCGGGATGAGCAGCGCGCCAGGGTCCTGGCCTTCACCTTGGCCGCGAGGAGCACCTGATGGCCAGCGGCGAACTACCGGTCTGCGCCCACGGCGTGCTCATCAGCGCCATGTACTGCGAGGCCTGTTACGGCCTTGGCCATGGCTCATGGACGCCGGGAACGGCTCCGTACTCCACGTCCGCGCCCGTGTTCCCGACGCACGTAGTGGCCGAAGCATTGCAGGGCTGGGAATGCCCGAAGTGCCGCCACGTCTTCGCCCCGTTCATGGTGGCCTGCACCTACTGCCCCGGCGATCAGGTGTTCACGAACACCAGCACGGGAACCGCGCCGCAGGCAGGCTGACGGGAGGCGTGATGCCTCTCCAGCCCGGCGGCGATTGACCTCAGGCGGCGGCCCGGCATGGAGCCGGTGAGTATCTGACCAAGATCGTTCTTACGCAAAGATGCAGGCCGCATTCGCCAGACATGGACAAACCGGACATCTGAACCTCATGGATACACAGGCTGGCGGTGACCCTCATGAACACCGGCAAGGAAAAGTGCACTGGCACCGCCAAGCAGACCGGCAAGCGCTGCAAGCGTAAGCCGGCGATCGGCCTGGACAAGTGCGCCATCCACTGCGGGCTGTCCAAGGCTGAGCGTGACCGGATCGCCGCCGGGCACCTCGCCGAGCAGGAAGCCCGCAAGGCGGTCATCACCTTTGGCCTGCCGCGGGACATCTCAGCGACGGACGCCTTGATGGAAGAGGTCCGCTACACCGCCGGTCATGTCGTGTGGCTCCGTGAGCAGGTACAGGCGATCACCCCGGCCGACCTGGTGTGGGGCATGACAGAGCAGGCCGAGAAGAATGCCACGGAGTTCAGCGGCACAGACACGACCTATGCGGCGAAACCGAACATTTGGCTGGAGCTCTACTACCGGGAACGCAAGCACCTGCTGGATGTGACCAAGGCTGCTGTCGCCGCGGGGATCGAGGAGCGGCGGGTCCGGCTGGAAGAGTCCAAGGGCCAGCTTGTCGCGGAGATCATCAAGCGGATCACCGGGCGCCTGGACTTGTCCGCGGCGCAGGCGGCTTTGCTGCCGAGGGTGGCGAGCGAGGAACTGCGCCGCGCCGCGTCCGCCATGAACTGACCTGGGAGCGGCCGTGGCGGTGACGTGGCTTGAGGCTGCCGCGGCAGAGTTCGAGCCCCCGCCAGATGACGTGTTCGAGAAGCTGGGCTTTACTCCCAACCCTGGCCCGCAGACCCGGTTCCTGTCGCTGCCGGACGAGAACATCGATGTCCTCTACGGCGGCGCGGCCGGTGGGTCGAAGAGCACGAGCCTTCTCCTGTACGCGCTGCGCGCCTGTGCCCGGTTCCCGGGCCTGCAGGCGTTCTGGTTCCGGCGCTCCTTCCCTGAGCTGCGGCAGTCGGTGCTGCGGCTGCTGGCCCGCTACCAGCACGCCCGCGCGCTCGGGGCCCGCTGGAACGAAGGCAACTTTGAGCTCCGGTTCTCCAACGGGTCGATCCTGACGTTCAGCCACGCCAAGAACATGATCGAAGCGTCCGCGTTCCTGTCAGCGGAGATCAATCTCCTGCTGATCGATGAGCGGACCACGATCCCGCCCGGTGTCGTGGACATGCTGTACAGCCGTGTCCGGTCCGGCGCGGCGGGGGTGCCGTGCCTGGGGATCCGCTCCGCGACGAACCCCGGGAACATCGGCCACGGCCGGGTCAAGGCCGAGTACGTGAAGGCCACCGAGCACGGCGCACGTGAGGTCATCGACCGGTACAAGCGGCGCCGCCAGTTCATTCAGGCCCGCGTCACGGACACGCCCCAGCTGGGCGAGGAGTACCGGCTGAACCTCGCGGGTCTTGATGAGAAGCTCCGCAAGGCCATGGAGGAAGGCGACTGGGAAACCTTCGAAGGCCAGGTCTTCCCCGAGTTGTCCTGGGACCGGCACGTGGTGCAGCCGATCGAGCTGCCTGCCTCCTGGCGCCGCTATGTGGGTGTGGACTGGGGCTACACGGCCCCGTGGGCGACCGGATGGTTCGCGCTGGACGAGGATGGCCGGGTCTGGATCTACCGGGAGATTTACGAAACCCAGGTCGGTGAGGCTGATCAGGCGAAGCGTATCCTCGCGGCCGAGGACGACGGGGAGCAGATCAGCGTCCGCTATGCGGATGACGCGATGTGGGCGACCCGCGGGGACGCGAAGCCGATCGCTGACGTGTATGCGGAGAACGGCTGCGCCCTCACCCCCGCAGGGAAGGGCCCCGGGTCGCGGGTGGCCGGCTGGCAGCGTCTGCACAGCTACCTGAAGGACGCGCCGGCGTGCCCGCATCACCGGGCGCTCGGCTGGGATATGTGCCCGAAACTGCACGTCTTCTCAACCTGCCCGAAGTGGTTCGATGAACTGTCCGAGCTGCCGCACGCGACCACAGGCGACCCTGAGGACTCCGATCCGAAGGCCCCCGACCACCTCGCGGACCTGACCCGGTACGTGCTGCTGAATCTCGACGGCGGCCCGGCGTTCCCCATCTTCGGTGACGACAAGCCCAGCCCCATCGCCGAGTTCGCTGAGCCCCTGCAGCCCCTGCACCAGTTCGCGTACCGGCCGATGGCTGATGAGCCCTCATGGTTCACCGACGACGAGGACACCGCCCGGCGGACCGTAAGGGTCGTGGATCCTGGATGACGGGGAGGTCTCGTGGCCTTCCGTGACTGGTTCCGGCGTGGCGGCGGCGAGATCGAAGAGGCGGCCACCAAGGCGCTGACCCCGGGCCAGGTTCCGGAGCGCGCCGGGTATTCATACGGCATCCCACGTGGCGGCCTCAACGAGGTCAACTCCAGCATGGGCGGGGCGACCGGAACCGACCGCCGCTCCCAGCTCGAACAGCTCTACGAGTCGTACCTGTCCTGCCCGTGGGCGTGGGCCTGTGTGAACGCCATCGCCCGCACCATCACCGCCGGCGGCCTGGTGATGGACTGGAACTCCGACACCGGGGAAGGCGACGAGAAACCCCCGGACAAGCCGGAGAACGTCCTCGCGCTCGAGCGGCTGATCTCCTGGTGCAACGCCCGGCAGAACATCCGGCAGCTGATGCGGAACGTCGTCATCGACATGCTCGTCTTCGGTGATGCGTTCATCGAGGTGACCTGGTGGGGTGAGCTCCCGGTCGCCTTGTACAACCTGGATAACCCGACCACAACCCCGCTGGCTGATGAGCACGGCAACATCACCGGGTACGTGCAGGTCACCGAATCCGGGCAGCGCGCCGAGTTCGAGCCCCGCGACGTCATCCACCTCTCCCTGGATGCGCCCCGCTCCGGGGTGTTCGGGGTGTCCCCGACGCAGGCGGCGAGCCTGCCGATCACCGCATGGCTGTTCGCCGCGGCGTGCGGGAAGGAAATGGCCCGCAAAGGCCTCCCGCCGAACGTGCACGTCGACTTCCCGGCGGGGATGCAGCCGGGTGAGATGAACCGGTGGCGGGCCCAGTACCAGGCGCAGAACGTCGGCCCCCGCAACATTGGTGTCCCGGTGATGACCAAGGGCGGCGCCCGCATCGCCGAACTGCAGGCGGGGAAACTGCCGGACGTCCTGGCGTTTCTGGACCAGAAGCGCGACGAGATAATAGCCACCTATGGCGTCCCCCCGTCGAAGGCGTCGATCATCGAGTCCGGGAACCTGGGTGGCGGCACAGGTGAAGAGCAGGACATTTCGTACAAAGTCGACCTCTGCGCCCCGATCGGTGAGCTGATCCTGGAAGCGTTCAACTTCTCGGTCAGCAGCCAGGGTTTCGGGATCGAGAACTGGCGAGCGAAGTTCCGCGAGGTCGACTACCGGGCCTCAACGGTGGTTGAGACCATCCGGGACATGCGGCTCCGCAATGGCGCCTGGGTGCTGAACCGGTACAAGGCGGAGATCGGCGAGCCCTCGGTCGACGGGGGCGACGACGCCGTGCTGGTCGACCGGCAGAACCTCGTTCTCTGGTCGGACATGTCCGCGATGAGCAAGGCGATGATCGCCAGCAAGGGCGCCCCGGCTGTCGCGGCCGGGGAGACACCACCGGGCGGTGAGCCGATGGCCCCGGGCGCCCCGGATGCACCCGGCGGGCAGGACGGCGAGGACGGCAAGCCGCAGGAGTCGCTGCTGGCCACGCAGATCGCCCGCTACCGGGCCCGTGTCGCCGAGGCCCTGGCCGTCACGCCCATCACCGAAGCCTCGGGCGGCACGGCAGCCGATGTCTATGACCAGCTCAGCGTTAATTTCCCCGCGTCGGCTATCGCCTGGGTGAAACCGGCGAAGTGGTCCGGCCCCCGGAAGGTGCTGGTCAAGGACGTCGACACGTCCGGCCGGGACAGCTGGGACGCCTCCCACCAGCCCGGCGAAGTCGCGGTGTTCACCAGCAAGCTCCGCAAACGGCAGCGCAAGGACCGGGAACTGAAACCGGTCGTGCTGGTGAAGCGGCCCGGTGCCGGGAAGCTCCTGATCGCGGACGGGCATCACCGGTTCCTCGCCTATGAGAAGGACGGGCAGGCGTACGTATGGGCGTACATCGGCACGGTGGGCAGCGAGCACGGGAAATGGGACGAGCTGGCCCTGTCGCAGAAGCGGGACAAGGCGGCATGACTGAGCACCAGAGGTCGCGCCTGATGCCCGAGGTTGGCCTCCCTCCCGGCTTCGTCCCCCCATCGGCTGCGCTGGCACCGCCAGGGGCAGCCCGCCGCGACCCGGCTGCCCTTCTCGCCGCTGTCGCCGAGGCCCTGAACGCTGCGGAACGGGCCGGCCTGATCATCGCCAGCCTGGACCATGGGGCGATCAAAACCCGCGCTGGCTATGTCGTCCCGTTCGGCACAGCCCAGCTCGGCTGCCGGTGGGTGGCCCGCTCCCGCATCCCCTACGACCCGGAAGGCGGCGAGGGGTGACGGCGGTTCAGCCGCCGAGTACGCCTGCCTTCACTGCTGCCTCACGGTCCACGGGTGGCGCCCGCACGTAAACCTCCAGGATCACGACGGCCATCTGCCAGTCAGCCGACTCGGGCACCTCGTGCACATTCTCCGGGTCAAGGATTCCGCCCGTCACATAGCGGACTGTCTCATGCGGCAGTGTGACCGGCACGAATCCCTGACGGGTGACCAGTTCAAGCAAGTCGTTGCGCATGCGCTGCCGCAGGTACTCGCGGAAGCGGTCCGCCTCCCATTGCTCCCGGGGAACGGCCTGCCCGACGTAGGTGATCTGGTCCCAGTAGGAGTTCGCCGCGTCGGCCAGCGCCCGCGCCTGGCTGTCGCTCATGTGGACGGTAACTCTCCAGTCCCGTGCGGCGTTCATGACTGCCTCGGCTGCGCTCCGGACATTCCGCCTGTCGTTGAGCATGGTCACACCATAGAGCGGCAGCGAAGGGCGGTGAGCGCCAGTGAGCGGTGATGTCCTACGCGATTACATCGCGATCCGTGACGCCGATGACCCGGACCTAGCTCGCGCGCTGATCGAGAACCGGCGGCTGAGGGCGGAGAACAGCGCACAGGGCACGCAGGTCCGCCAGCTGACGGCACAGAACCGCGCTCAGGCCGCAGAGATCAGGGCGCAGGCCAACGAGATCGGGCGGTTGCGGGGAGCGGGCGGCAATGCCTGACGAGCCGCACCTGGACGGCGACACGGACGCGCCTGTCGTCGCGCTTGAGCCCGACACCCTGCCGAACCGGCCGCTGACGGCCGAGGAGGCCTCGCCCTTCCTCGAAAAGGAGATCGGATAGTGGCCGAGATGGCCCCCGTCGTTGTGCCCATTGAAGCCGACCCCGGCAAGCTCATCCAGGTCGCCCGCATCCTCCAGAAGCATTTCGGGGCGCTGGCCGATGACCTTGAGGGCCTCCGCAGTGGCGAGCCTGCCGAGCCGCAGGCCGAGATCAGGGAGAGCGTGCTGTGAAGCCAAGCGTTGGGTGCGGCGTCCACTACGTTAGCTACGGGACACCCGCAGGCGAGTACAAGAGCGAGTGCCGCGCCGCTGTGGTCACGGAGGTTGGTGCGGTGTGGGTACCGGCCGGCGAGGAGGTCCCGCCGGGGACGCCCGTCAGCCTCGCCGTGCTGAATCCGGAGGGGATGTTCTTCAACCGAGGCGTCATGCAGCATGACGGCGACGTTGGCCACGACCACGCGGGAGACGAGATTCCGGCCAGGTCATACCCGGGTGGCACCTGGCATTGGCCGGAACGGGTGGAGTAGTGAAGCACTGCCCGGTGACTGGTGAACTGGTCGCCACCTGCGGCTGCGGGGCCTGCGACGAAGACGACCAGGACGGGCCCGAGCTGGACGAGGACCGCTGATGCTCGCCAAGATCATTGCCCTGGTCGCTCACGAGATCGTGACCGAGTACCGGAAGCTCGACGCCCCGCCTGCTGTACCCGCCGAGCCGCCGGCAGCACCGCAGGCCGATGAGATGCCCCGCTACGACACGTCATCAACGCTCAGCGCATCCACCGAGCGTGCCGGGGCCTGGGACCACGACACCAAGCCGCCAGTGCGCGCGTTCGGGTTCGGGAAGGCAGACTAGGCTCGGGTCATGAGTCATGCTGGGCAGATCATCGAGGACTACTTCCAGCGCAAGGGCCAGCCGCGCGACTCGGCGCTGGACGCGGCCTACCAGTTCGAGATGACCATGCTGCGGGACATGCTCTCACGGCTGGAAGTCATCCTTGACGACGAGGGCGTCGGCCCGGATACCCGCGAGCGGGTGATCCGCTGCATGCTGTACGGCTCCCCGTCACCCGCCGCGGCCGAAATGAGGATGCGGCAGGAGCAGGAGATGGTGGATCTGCTCAACCGCACGTCGCTGACAGTCCACGTTGACGGCATCCATGACGGGGAGTTCGGCCAGCTTCTGGCCGAGACGAAGCGCGCAAGGCGCAGCGCGAAGCCTGCCGGTCTCAGGCCAGGTCCGATCGCCAGCATGTTCTTGCCGGATGGCGGCAAGTGAGCTATCCCTACGACCCCGGGCCCGCCTGTCATCCGTCCGGCGAACCGTTCAGGAACATCTTCCCGCGGCGTCCCAATTGCCGGTGCTCGCTGACACCAGCAGACGAACCTGCCGACGCGCTCTACGCCATCCTCCTGTGCGGATGCAGGATCCGCATCAGTGCCGAGATAGCGAACGAGCCGGTACTGCGCTGCCTCTATCGTCATGGCGGCATAGCTGTCCCGTTCGTAGTGGAGACCGAACCGCAGTAGCCGCGCTGGCAGCGCCGTGATCGCTTTAAGCGCGCTGGATCTCCGGCAGGTACCTGAGCGTCTCCCGGTCGAAGATCCGCATCGTCCCCCGTGTGATCCCGAGTGACGTCTTCACAGGCGCCCCGGCGAAGTTGGCTGGCTGGCCGATCTCCGCCCAGTCCGCCGGATGCAGGAACACTTCCGGGTCAGGCGGGTAGTACCGCGTCCAGACTTCTTCCCAGGTGAAGTTCATCGTCCGCCACAGCGGGTGGCTCGTGTCGGGCACCATACGCTCAGGATGCCAGCGGAGGGCAGGTGAGCGTGACCCCGTGCCCGTCGCTCCCAACGGCCTATTGCGCGCCCGGTCAGCGGGTCTACGCCGGGATCATCCTCGCGCTCAAAGGCGAGCAGGTCGCAGACATCGTGGAGCATCCGTGGCTGGACGGCCGGACGGATGTCCTAATCGTCAATCCGGCCGTGTTTGACCTGCCCAAATTCGAGCCGGGCGACTTCCGGGTGACCGAGGGCAGGTGGCCGTGGCCTCGCCCCCTCACCTGTTCTGCGACATCGACGGCGTGCTGGCCTTCCAGCCCGAGGGCCTGATCCTCGCGATCAACGCCCGCTTCGGAACCTCCCATCTCGTCCCCGAGGCGACGACCTACCCGTTCTATGCCACCCTCCCGCCACGGCAGCAGGTGTGGGCGCAGGCGAACCGGGCCCTGATCGCCGCGAACCTGGCCCCGGACACGATCGCTGTCCGCGCTATCCAGAAGGCGGCCAAGGCCGGTATCCCGGTCACCATCTGCACGGAACGCCCCCCGGTCATGGAAGCGCTGACCCGCGCTTGGCTGGCTTACTGGGGCGTTCCCGGCGCCGATGACGCGCAAGTGGCCGGGCCGGGCGGCAAAGAGGTGCTTCTGGAGCCGTACGGGGACACCGCGCCCGCCGTGCTGATTGATGACAAACCCGGCAACGAGGCGCTCGCCCGGCCCGGCGTGCAGGTGTGGGTGCCCTCCCGGCCATGGACGCCGGACGGTGACCCGCCAGCCGGTGTATGGCGGTTCACCGACTGGCGGGACGTTAAGAAGAAGCTCAAGCTCTAGCGTGATCGGCGCCTCCGCCGCTGGCCCACCGGGCCGCCCACACTGAGCCAGCCACGCCGGCCCACCCGCCTACCCGCCGACACCCACGGGCGGCCACGGCCATTCAACGGCACACTGCCCCGGATGCGAATGCCGCCGACCCTGAACGAGTCGCTGATCCTGAGTCCCATTACCGGTCACCTTTTCCTGATGCCTTCTATGTGCTCGCGGTATCTCGCGAGCGCCTCGTCAAGAACCACCTTGAGGGAAACGCCGCGATGTTCGGCCTCTGCCCGCGCCCACGCCGAAAGCTCGGCGGGCGGATGCCAGCCGAGCATCGGGGTCTTGTGCTTGTTCGGCATCAGCGCTCGTCGGGGATGAGGTCGCGCGTCGCGATCGTGGTGCGGTTGCCGTATGGCTTGTCCCAGCGCACGTCGACCACGAGGCCGAATCCGCCATTGTCCGGCAGGTATGGCCCGGCCACGATGGTGCCGCTGCGGTTGATCAAGGTGTTGTAGACGCGCTGCCCGACCTTCATTCCGTCTCCCTCGCTAGGTGGTAAGCACCACTCTAGCCAAGGTGCTAACCACCGTCAAGCGACACACGGAGGTCAGCGTTGCCGACCCTCCGGGATGCCGCCGCTGAAGCATTCGCTGCCGGCTGGGTCCTGTCGTTCGCCCCCCTCGCCAGCGACTACAAGCCCCGCGCCCTCGCCGCCATCGAACTCGCCTGCGAACGGCCCGACGACCCGGCCATCCTCGAAGCCACCCTCCAGCTAGGGCACCTCGAAGGCATCTGGAAGACGGTCTACGACCGCCGCGACCGCCTCGTGGCCACCCACCTGAAGCGGATCACCGCCGCATGGAACGCGATCGTCTCCGGCCTGGACATCGGCCAGCTCGTCACCCGGTTCCGTTCCGCCGCCTACCTCACCGATGATGCGGCCGAATCGGAACTGGACGCGCTCACCGCGCACCTCGCCGAAGGCCGCCCGATCGGCGCCTGGCAGCCCCGCCATATCCCCGGTGCCGTCATGGCCGCGATCAGTGAGGACCTCACCAAGAACCTCACGATCACGGAGTCGGTGAACCCGCACCGCCAGTTCTGGCGGGACACCGCCATCACGGCCGCCCTGGCCTGGCTGCGGCAGGTGTACACCGCAGACGGCTATAACGAGCTGGTCACCGCGGTTGAGGACGCGATCCGGGCCGGGATGGCTGAAGGGGAAGCCGGGGCCCTCGCTCTCGCCGCCAGCAAGCAGGGCAAGACGGGGTTTGACATCGCCGCCGCGTTCAAGGCCGCTTACGCGAAGGCCGGGAAAGGCTTCCGCATCCCCAGCCAGGCCCAGGATGTGGTGACCCGGATCATCGACGGGGCAGGCGGGGACGCAGGCCGGAAACTCGCCTCCCTCGCCGGAAACGGCGCGAGCAAGGCGGACATGGCGGATGCCGCCAGCGATGTCGTGAGCGGCCCGGATGTGCCGTCCGTGACTACCTGGACGGACTGGGGAATCTGGGCAGCGATGGGGGCGGGGGCACTAGACCTCTACGCATCCGCTGACGCCCAGACCGTCCAATGGATAACCGCCGGGGATGCGAACGTCTGCGAAAGCTGCCAGGACAACGAGGACAACAGCCCGTACCCGGTCGGCGAGGTGCCCTCGTATCCCGATCACCCTCGCTGCCGCTGTTATCTCGACTCGGACGATCCCGGGCTGTCGGCTCAGCTCATGGCCTATTACTTCGGGTGAGGCTGACTGCGGGGCCTGCCTCCGCCAGCACCTTGGCCGGGCAGCGACTTCCGCCACTCCCGGATCTCTTCGAGGCGCCCGGGGAGCCAGCCGGGAATGGCGCGCTCGTCTTCCTCGCCGTCCCCGATCCACGCATCCGGCTGGGGGAACGGTGTGGGTGAGTTGCGGTAGCGGTTGCGCCACGTCGCGACTTGATGGCGGCTGACGCCGAGTCTGCGGCCGATGGCGGCTTGCCCGAGGTAGCGGGCTGGCTCGCTCAGCACCGGTTGCACCATGAGTCGCGCGTGTCGTTGTGCTCGCCGCGCTCGTGGGCCTGAAGCCGCTCAAGATCGCGCTGGGCGTGGCCCGCAGCCACATACGCGCGGCAGCTGCGAAGGTTCCCGCCCATGCTCACCATGATGCGGCTGGCCTTGTGGATGATCAGCCAAGGCGTACCGGACGAGTCTTCGCGGTCGAACGCCCACACGCCGTCCGCCGTCTCGGCACCCCAGCACTCGGCCTTCTCGGTGACCGCTGTTCCGCGGCGGATGAACCGCTTGTGCATCCGGGTCTTGATGATCGGGGCGAGCGGAGTGCTGGTCTTGGTAGCCATGGTGGTCACCGTCCTGCGATGAGGCCGGGGATGCCGGGGCCGGCGAGGTGAGTGAAGGTGGTCAGGGCGTCGTCGCCGTCCTCGGTGCTGACGGCCCAGGTGTTGGGGCCGGTGGTGTCGACGCCGGCGGGGCGGCTGGTGCGGGGGGCGGGCTGCGGCTTGGCGGCCTGCATGGCGCGGAACTTGGCGCGGGCGGCCTGCTCGGCGTCGCTGATCTGGCCGTTCACCAGGTTCGTGATCCAGGCCTCGTAGCTCTCCACTGCCGCCTCCTTACCTCGTTTGCTTATGTCTCAAGGTTAACGCCGGGCACGAAACCTTGTCAACACTTGTCATGAGGTTTCCCGTGTCCTTCCTTTCCTGACCGCTGACCGACGAAAGGGAGGCTGATTGTGGGCCAGGTCGCTGACCGCGCAACCCTCATCTGGAGCCTCACCAACTCCGGTATCGGCACGACCATCACCACCAGCGGGAACAGCGGTGGCTACTCGTCCGCCACCCCGAACGCCCGCACAGCCGTGGATCTCCGCTACGGGTGGGCCGATGACGTAGAGATCATGGTCTACGTGGCCGGCAAGACCTCCACGCCGACGCTGATGGTCGGTCTCGGTGTCTACGACGACCAGGGGAACCTGTACCAGCCGACCGCGCTTCAGCTCACACCGATACTCACGAGCGTTCCGATCGGGTCACTGCTCGCGGCCGGCCGGCACGCCGGGACGGCTGGCACCTACATCTCGCTCCCGGAATGGGGGCAGATCTACTGGACCTGCTCCGGCGGGACCTGTACTGGCGTCGAGATCGCGCTGTACGGACGGTGACGGGCTACGCTGCCGCGTGGTCCAGGCGGCAGCGGTCACCGTCACGCTTGGAGTTGTTGCGCGGCTGGCAGAGCGTCTGGTAGCCCTCGGGGAATCCGCTCCTGATCAGCCAGTTGTACATGCCTGAGCCGCCCTTGGTGCCGAGTTCCCGGCGGTGGGCCTCTCCGCCGCCATTGACGTGATCGATTGCGGGGGCATCGGCGGTACCGCAGCAGGCACAGGACCAGCCGTAATGATCGAACACGGCCGCCCGGTTCTTTTGATTCCGCTCCCGGTCTACCTCGCGACAGCGCTCAAGGTTCTCATCCCGCCACTGACGGCTGGCCTCGCGCTGGCGCTCAGGGTTCTCCTGCCGCCATCGGCGGGTGGCCTCGTTCGTGCGTGCCCGGTTCGCCTGCCTGTGGTGGCGAGAAGCCTCGGTGTGACAAGCGCGGCACCAGCTGTCGATCCCGTCGCGGTTCCTGGCCGCCCGCGGAAACTGATCTAGCGGCTTAGTCTCGCCGCATTTGGTGCAGGTCTTCTGCTGGGCCATAGGCTCAGTCATTAGGTCATCCCCTGGTTGCTCAGGTGGTGGCTAGGCCCGCCCGGTGTTTCCGCACTAGGCGGGCCGTTTGCTTTTGATCTTACCAAACGTGCAGGTCAGTATGCTGACCGACACCATTGAGAGGCTGCGCGACTATGAGCTACAGCGTCTTCCTCACGGGCCCCCTGAGTCAGGGCGCCTCCGTACCGGGATCTCCTTGGAGTAACGGCAACACCTTTGTAAACACCACCTGGACCTTTGAGTGGAGCGACCCCACTGACTCTTCGGCAACGGCCATTCTGTATGGATCTACCGACGGCGGGTCGACTTGGTTTGTGCTCGGCTCTGTCGTTAGCGGTTCGCCGAGTCCGCAGTTCTTCACTGGCAAGCCGATCAATCAGGTCAAGGTGATGGTTCTAGCGGCGGCGTCCGGCAACACCCTCACATCGCAGATCGCCGGCCTGTAGTCACAGGATCAGCCTGTACGGCCGCTGAGGGCCGCCTCTTCCGCATCTACCAAGCCCGAAAGGGGCGCTTTGCAGTGGCTAAGGATTGGATCATCACGCCGTATGACGACAACGGATACTGCTCCGTCGCCCGGCTGACGAACACACTCACCTACACCGGCGGCGTTGTCAGCGCCAGCGCTGGACGCCTGCTCAAGGTCACCGTCACCACCGCGTTCGTGGGTGCCAGCGGCGTCCTCACCTTCTACGACAACGCGGGTGCCGCATCCGGCACTCCGCTGCTGGCCATCCCCGTCGCCCAGGGCGTCTCCGGCGCGGTCTTCACCATCGATCTGCCTGTCGTGAACGGCATCTTCGCCGGCAACGCGAGCCTCACGGCCGGCGGCGTCACCGTCGGCTACGCCTGATCGTCCCTGGCCGCTGAGGCCACATCAGACCGGACCCGCGACAAGCCCGAGAGGGGCACTTCCGTCATGGCCAAGAACCAGCTTGCCACCGAGTACGACGACGCTGGATTCCCCGCGTCAGCCACGTTCACCTACCCGATCTCGGCCGCAGGCACTTTCACGGTCAAGGCCGGCCCCGGGCGGCTTGTGAAGGTGTCCGTCACCGCAAGCAGCACGGGTGCGGTCACCATCTACGACAACGCCTCTGCGGGTTCCGGCACGATCCTCTGGTCTGGCACGAGCCCCGTCGTCGGCGTGTACGACGTGAACCTGCCCGCCGTCAACGGGATCACCGTTGTGGCCGCCGCATCGCCGTCCACGGTGACTCTCGGCTACGCCTGAGCCATGGCCGCATCCCGTGGCCTGCAGCGGCAGGCGCAAGCCAACGCTGAGGCTGAGCGGCGCACAGAGTTCGTTGCCCGGCTGCTGCTGGCCATGGAAGACCCGGAAGTCGCTCAGGCTGTCGCGGACGCCCTCCGCGTCGTACAGGCCCGGAAAGCGCGCCGTACTGGCTCGTCCGTCACGTCCGCGGGGGCCGCGAGGGACCTGAAAGCACAGCGGCTCGCGGCACGAGGGAGGCGCTGATGGACGGCGAACGCACGATGACACAGACCGCGCCGTTCCCCAGTGCGCTGGCCTACCTGGTGAAGTGCTTCCGGTACCGGCCCGGATGGAAATTTCACCTGGCCGACATGGACCGCGGGCAGGGCAGCGCGGGCCTGACGCTCGACATCATCACTCTCGGGTACGACAGCTACCACCCGGATCGTGGCGAGAACTACCGGGTCCACCACTACATGATCGTGCCGGCCGCCTCCTACGGCTACGAGTCGTGGCAACGGTGGCTGTTCGATCAGTGCCTTGAGGTTGAGCGGCACGAGGCGATGGAGTTCTTCGCCGTCAGCGACAGCCCTGGCAGTGAGCATTTCGTGCGGCCGTTCGCGCCGAACCATGGCCACGGTGAGAACCCGTACGTCGTTCATGACCTGACTACCGGCGAGGCCAGGCGCACGTCGTTCCGGAATGTGGTCGACGATGACGGCACCGGGCGCAGCAAGTCATGATCGGCAGGTCTGATGGCTAAGACGATCGCGACCGTCTCCGGTGTCGCTCTCGCACCCGGCGTGTCCAGGAACGGCCGGCTCTACACCCGCGAGGCCATCGCCAAAGCGATCGTGCGGGCACAGGGCCGTCTCGCCGATGGCGAAACAGTCGACTTGACCTATCGCGATGAGCCGATGACTCAGCTGACCCATCACGCGGCCGAGGATGACAGTTCGCGGATCGTCGGGCGGATCACCTCCCTGAGCCTCGGTGAAGACGGGAAGGCCCACTATTCGGCCGCCATTGCGGACACGCCGCACGGGCACACCATCGCGAACTTGCTGGACACCAGCGACGGCCAGCCGCCGTTCCTCAAGGGTGTCTCGATCCGCGGTGCATGGCTAGGCAAGGTCCGCCGCATAAAGGGCCCGGACGGCTCAGCCGTAGAAACCGCCGATGACCTGGAACTCGATGGCCTGGACTACACCCGCAAGCCGGGTGTCCCTGGCGCGGGCGTTGAGACCTTCGCCTGGGCCAGGGACGGAGCCAATGAGACCACCGAGCGCGTGCTCATCACTGAAAGCGCGGAGGCGTGCGTGACAACCCTCACCGAAGAGACCGCGCCGGTAAGCGAGGTCATGCCCGCAGACGTGCGGGAGGCGACGCGGGAACTGCTGCCGCTGGAGCGCCCGCACCTGCTCGCCAACGGCCTGTGCGAGACCTGCACGGAGATCGGCGAGGCCGCCACGGTCGCCCTGTCGAAACGCAGCGCCGGACTGCAGGGCAAGAGCGGCACCACCTACGCGGACCCCGGCTACCAGCCGGACAAGAAGCAGCGGTATGAGCTGGACACCAAAGCTCACGTCAGGGCCGCCTGGTCGTTCATCAGCCAGGCGAGCAACGCCAAGCTGTACACCCCCGCGCAGCTCAAGCGGATCAAGGGCCGGATCAAGGCCGCAGCCGGGAAGTTCGGCATCACGATCGCGACGGAAGGCTGGACGATCGACCCGGCTCTCCAGCTCACTGAGGCCGTGACCGAGTTCTACGGCGGTGACCCGGAAACCGCGGGCTCCTACACCCTCACCGCCTCCAACGGGCCGACCACGGTCACCGTGTGCTCCTACGGCCTTGACCCCGCCGACCTCGCCGTGATCCTGCAGAAGGCCTGCGATGGTGCCGGAAGCGCGCTGGCGTCCCTGGACCCGGACATGGACGGCGACATTGACGTGCCCGGTGCGGACGCTGAGGACACCGACGGTGACATGAACGGTGACGGGATCGATGACCTCGCCACCCGGCTCGCCGCCGCATTCAAGGGCGAGTCCGGCGAGGATCCGAAGACGGTTCTCGCCGAGGCCTTCGCCAATCCCCCCGCGGCCGAGGCCGCACCCGCTGAACCCCCGGCGCCGGACGCCGGACCGCACACAGAAACGGAGGATCCCGCCATGGGCGAGACCACCACGCAGGAGGCGGTCGTGCAGGCCCCGGCCGCCGCACCCGCTGTCAGTGTCCCCGAGGATCTGGTCGCCAGGTACCAGAAGAAGCTGGCGAAGAAGGAAGCGAAGAAGCGGCTCGCCGCGGCCAAGCCGGCCGAGTCCGCCCCGGCCGCACCCGTCGCCGAGACCACCACCGAGACCGCCGATGAGCGGATCGCCCGCCTCGTTGAGGAGAAGGTCACCGCGAAGCTCGCGGAGACGGCCGTCACCGAGACCGAGGACCAGCGCATCGAGCGGCTCGTCAGCGAACGGCTCGTGGCGGAGAAGCAGGGCGCTGTCGCTGGCGGTGGCGGCCCGGGACGCAAGGGCCTGGTCACCGAGCACACGGCTGCCCGCACGGGCGGTGAGATCCCCGAGGGCTACCCGATGAAAGACGGCGTGATGAAGCCGATGGAGCAGTGGACCGAGGATGAGCGCCGCGTCGCCGGCGCGGTCCTGCAGCAGCACGTCCTCGGCGACCGCGCCGTCTACTGACGGCCCCGGCCCGGTGACGGGCCGCCCCTAGCTGTACTGACCGCCAGCCTTCCGGGCTGGTGCCGCTGGTGACGGCGGACGGCAGAAATGGTCGGTCGACCCCTGGCCCCGTGCCTGACGCGCGGGGCCTTTCGCATGCCCAGACCACATTTCCCCAGCCCGGAAGGCACAGCCATGCCTAGTGAACTGAGGGAGGCGCTGACCGCCGCTGGCGCGTCCGCCCTCATCCCCAAGATCATCGACCCGCAGCTCCTGGAGTACATGCGGCGCTTCTCACCCATGGTGCGGGCGATCCCCATGACCAAATGGGACGCGGACGTCTATTACTTCAACCAGCGCACCACCCTCGCGACCGGCGGGTTCGTGTCCGACGGCGGCGCAGTCCCCGTCTCCACCAGCACGTACGTGCAGAACAACTTCCAGATGAAGCACCTGCAGGTCGTCGGCGCGGTCACCGGCTACGCGCAGCAGGTCACCCGGCAGGTCATCGACGACCTGAGGCAGACTGAAATCGAGGGGGCCATTCAGGGTCTCCTGTGGGACATCGAAACCGGCATCGACTGGGGCAACTCCGCGTCCACGATCAACGGCGCCCGCCCCCAGTTCGACGGCTTGGACACCCTGGTGTCCACCTTCTCCGGGGCGACGCAGAACGCGCAGGACAAGGGCGGCAACACGCTCACCACGGCCATGTTCGATGAGGTCATCGACATGGTGCAGCAGAACGTGGCCATGCCGATCCTCGGCTCCAACTGGATGTTCGTCGCATCGTCCACCGCGCAGAGCAAGATCTCGCAGTTGCTGCAGAACCAGCAGCGGTTCAACGACAAGGTGGAGGTCGCGCCGGGTCTCATGGTCGACTCGTACCGCAACATCCCGATCGTGCTGACGTCGTTCCTGTCGCCGCGGTCCTACCAGATGGGCACCGTGACCCCCGGCACCTCCAGCGCCGGGACGTGGGGCGGCTCGTACACGCTGAACGCCACCTACCGGTACGTCATCAGCCCGGTCATCGCCCGCCAGGGTGAGATCCTGCCGGCCGTTGAGGTTTCGCAGGCGGTCACGACCGGCAACGCGCTGACTCTGACGTTCTCGACGCCGAGCGGCTCGGACGGCGGCCAGCCGATCTCCTACAAGGTCTACCGGACCGCAGCCGGCGGCGCGGCAGGCTCGGAGACGTTCCTCGGCTACGTCGATGGCACGGTCGGTCTCGCGGCTGACATGGTGACCCCGATCCTGACGACCGGGATCGCGGACACCGGCACAGCCCTGGTTCCCTACAACGGGTCCACGGTGCCCGGCACCCTGCCGACGGCGTACTACGGCACCAACACCGGCCTGTATCCGCTCGCGGCGGGCCTGGAGAACATCTACCTGATCTCCAGGGACCGGAACTTCGTGATCCGCCCGTACGTGCGTGAGTGCACTCCGCTCGATGTCTACCCGACCACGAGCAGCCCGGATACACTTCCTTTCGCTCTAGTCGATGACACCTGCCTGGCTGTCCGGGGCCCGAAGTACCTTGGCAGGCTGGCCCGGGTCGCGACTAGCGTCTGACCTGCGGTTTTAGCGGTTCCGGGTGTCCCTCGCAGTGGCTACTCCGCATTGCGAGGGACACCTCATTCCCCCTGAAGGAGGCCGCTGATGTGGCTCAGCAAGCACGAGGTCGGCGGCGGCTGCGCGGTCGGCCCGCATGAGTGGAAGAACGACGGCGACGTGACAGAGGTCCCCGACGACCTCGGTAACGACCTGCTGCGCCTCGGCGGGTACCAGGTCGCGGAAGCACCAAAACCAGCCAGCAAGGGGCGCGGCAAGGCGGTCAGCGACGAGGGAGACGGCAAGAAGGACGACGTGAGCAGCTAGTCCTGCGGGTAGTCCGGGTGGTCGCTGTAGACGGCGGCATCGGTGGTCAGTACTTCCTCTAGCGCCTCGCGCTTAGCGAACTCGAACTCGGTTTCATCGATGTGGGTGAAGTTCACCGCGAATGTCTCCCACATGCGGATGTGTGCCCGCTTGGCCTCGACCTCGCGGAGCACGCGGGCCGGGTAGCCGCAGTCGCACGGGAACTCAATCCGGCCATGAGTGGGCAGTGATTCGCAGGTCCGGGCATGGATCTCGCACCGGTCGCGATCGTCCTCGTCTAGCCGGGCAGCAATAAAGCCGGCAAGATCCGTCATGCAGCAATCTCCTTCAAGACGGCCTGCACTGTCGACAGGTTACGGCTGACTTCCTTCGCGATCTTGCGGTGCGACAAGCCGTCCCGGCGTAGGGCGACAATTGCCGCCCGCTCGTCGGCCGCTGTCGTCACGCCGCTAGCCTTCCACACCTGGCCGGGGGTGAGCCGTGGCCGACAGTGTGACACCTCTCTGCTCGGCCGCTCAGTTCACCGAAGGCGCGTTCGGTGACCTCGTGAAGGACTACAGCACTCAGGCTCTCAGCGACCTTCTGGTGGAGGCCACCCGGGAGTGCGAGTCGGAGACCGGCCGCCGCCTGGCTCCGTTCACGGGCCTGACGGAAACACACCGCGCCTCAGCCGTGGACCCCGACGAGTACACCGACTCAACGAACGTCCCCATGGACATTTACGGGACGCTCGGCCAGTCCTATGCCGCCAGCCTGGCCGTGACCAGCCTGGTGCGGCATTGCTGGCTGAACGAGTACGCGGTCCGCTACCCGGACCTGTGGCAGTACACCAGCGTCGACCAGCTCACGATCGTCCGGTCGTTCGGCGGGACCGAGAACCTGTCATCGTTCCAGTACCAGGGCCCCGAACTCGACTCGGGGCATGTGTGGTTCAACCTGGGCATGTTCATCCCGATCGGCTCCCTGATCCGGGTCACCTACTCGGGTGGCTACACCATCGCGACCCCGGCGGATCTGGTGCGCGCCAACAAGCTGATGGCGGCGTGGCTGGTGGTGCGGGAACTGGACCCGGAAGCCACCAACCACGACCCGGACCAGCTGCACACCGACGCGCTGATGATCTTGAGCAACTACGACCGGGCCTGACCGTGGCGACCGGCTGGAAACCACGCAAGTCAGCCCGGCGCCGGACTCACTCGTCGCGGGTGTGGGCGCACCGGGGCAGCAGGTCCAGCACAACGTTCATGGCGCACCGGGGCCGCAGCCAGTCAGTGTTCAGCGCGCACGGCTCCCGCGCCCTGACACCGATCACCGCGGCGTCCCTGGCCCGCGCCTCGGTAGCCGCGGCCAAGACGACGGCCAGCAGCAGCTACAAGATGTCCGCGGCGTCGAAAGCGAAACTGCGCGCCGAACTCCGCGCGGACGTCAAGGCGAAGATCGACAAGAAACTCAAGGGCAAGCACTACAAGGCCAGGCACTACAAGATGTCCGCGGCGTCCAAGGCGAAGATCCGCGCGGAGGTCAAGGCAGACATCAGCAGGAAGCTCAAGGGTCACCACCTGTCGGCCGCAGCGAGAGCGAGCATCCGGGCGAAGATCCGGGCGGACATGAAGAAGAAGTACGGCTACTACTGACCGGGCTCCCGGTGGCGGCGTTTCCACCGCCACACCTCAAGCCGGCTCATCGGATACCAGCCGCCTGCGCGTATCAGGCTGACAGGGCAGCGCTTCCAGAGGGCACTGCAGCCACCGCATCGCCAGATACTCCCGATGGGCCCCTTAGCAGTCCACGTCTCGCACATGTGGCGCTCTGGCGCGGCGTAAGCAGTGCTGCCGCTCTCGTTGTCGTTCACGCAGCCAAGAATGCCAGCGTGAGGCGGTGACCCGTGGCCTACACCGGCATCAGCACCGTAGAGACCCGCGAAGCGGCCTGGCTGTGCGTCTCAACGGACTCGCTTCCGTCGCTGCTGACCGCCAGCGGCGGCCCGTGGGACGTGATCCAGGCCTTCTGGACGAGGACCCCGGCGACGCAGAAGACGCAGGTCTACGTCATGTCACTGGACCTCCAGGACGTCCGGTCGGCGAACATCCGGATCATGCCGCACTACGAGATCACCCTCGAACTGCACTGGCCGGTCCGGCAAACGTCCAGCCCGGTCGCGGAGCAGGAACAGCAGGCGTTCAGGAACGCTATCGACCTGCTGATCCAGCGGATCAGGGGCCCGCTCGGGGATAAGACGCACGGCGGGTTCCTGTCCGTCGGCGAGGATCCGCGCTCCCCGGGCGTGCGTGTGGTGATCGAGCCGCCGTGGACGACGATCCCGGCCGGCAAGGAACTCCGCGCGCTCATCACGTACTACGCAGACGACTTGGAGATCAACGACTGACCCGCCGTTCCGGCGCCGGATCGTAGCGGGTGCCAGCTCCCCGGCACCGGCCGGAACGACGTGGCCGGCGGCAGGCGTGACTCTGACCGCCGCCCTTGCACCGGCACACGGCCACGCGAATGGCCGGCCCGATCGACCTTACAAGGAGATCCCGTGCCTGACGTGCTCGACGTGTCGGTGCCGCTCTCGCAAACCACCAACGGCTCCGCAACCACCGTCACCTGGACCGTCATCTATGGCCCGGATGATCCGCCGACTGCTGCGGTGCCTGCCCGGCCCGGGCCGCCCCGCCCATTCTTTCCGCCTATCGAGGAGGCCGCATGCCCCGACAGCGAAACGACACCGGCAGCGTGCTAGTGGCCTTCGACCTGGACGGCGAGGCACGGAACATCGGACCGGGTGATGAGTTCGACTGCTCTCTCCCAGTGCCCGGCTGCACACCCGTGGACCCCCCCGGGGCGCGGGTACCGCCGGTCATCCGGCCTTCCGTCCCGGCCACTAAAGTGCACGACGACCCGGAGACGGGGGACCCGCGATGACCTATCTGTCCCGGCTCGCCAAGCTCGGCGGCGCCAAGGAAGGCACCCAGTACCAGTACACGGCGCCTGCCTTCAGCGTCCCGTTCACCAGCGCAAAGTTCAACGACAACATCGTCCCCATCCGGGACGAGTCGATGCGGGCGAACGATGTGAAGCTCCAGGGCATCAACCAGGGCCCGTGGACAACCTCATGGGAGATCGAGGCGAACGGCTACCCGGACCTGCTCGGGTATTTCCTCCGCGCCATCATCGGCCCCGACACGGTGACCGCTGGTGTGTCAACCACGCTGGCCTCAAACTGCGTGGCCGGGGCGACGTCGCTGTCGATGACCGCGAACCCGGGCAGCAACAGCATCATCCAGATCAATGATGCGACCGGCATCAACCTGGAATGGGTGCAGCTCGGCACCGTCACCGGAACCGGCCCCTACACCTGCCCCGTGGCCACGCCGGCCACAGGCACACGGTTCGCGCACACCGCCGCCGGCGGGGCTGTGCTGTCCCAGAGCACGCATGTGTTCACCCAGAACCGGACCTTCACCACGGTCTGGCCGACCTACAGCTTCACCACCGATGACGGTCAGGATCAGCTCGGCTGGCCCGGCTGTGTCATGTCCGAACTCGGCATCAAGATCGACCCGAAGGGGTTCATCACCTGCTCCCCGAAGTACATGGGGTTCCCGTCGATCACCGAGGCGACGTTCTCGTATGCGGCGTCGGCGGTGCAGCCGGTCGTCGGCTGGGGCTGGACCGTGAGCAACCCGGGTGCCTCAACGCGCGGGCTGACGATGGACATCACCCTCAAACGGGAGATCGAGGCCATCCAATCGTCGGATGGGACGCAGGCACCGCGGGAGATCTTCCCCGGCCCGCTGGAGCTGGACGGCTCCTACAAGGCGGTTTACGACAACGCCAACGACATGGCCAACTTCAGGCAGTACCTGCAGACCGGGACGACGCATCTGCTGACGCAGCCGGTCACCTCGGGCGGGCAGTCGCTGCAGATCGAGATGGCCAAGTCCGGCTACACCACCGGTGAGGCGGATCTGGGCTCGCTGTACGTGTCGCTGTCGCAGGCCGTCTCGGCGATCGGGAACACGAGTGACGGCGGCCTGACCACCGTGACCCTGAAGAACTACGTCAGCACCTCCTACTAGCAGGAAGTTTTCCTTACCGTGGCATACGCCAACCGCGTCATCACGAAGCACTTCACTGAGCTTGTGGAGCCCGGCGATGACATCTGGGTGACCATCCGCAACCCGCAGCTCATGTCCCCCGGCGAGTTCACGTCCAGCGAGGCAGACCTGGAGACCGGGCCGGACGGGCAGCCGGTCGCGAACGAGGCGAACAAGCGGGCCGTGAACCGGCTCGGCGCCAAGCTGATCATCGGGATGCGGGTGTATGACCCGACCGCCCCGATCGAACTGGACGACCACGGCAACCCGCTGCCCACCGCAGAACCGGTGCTGCTGCCGGCCAAGCCGGCAGCCGAGGACGTCGCGAAGTTGCCGATGGGAATCATCAACTGGCTGGCTCAGGAGCTGGCCAGGGTAAACCCTCAGCAGACCCCGGAGAGCCCGGGGGCTACTGGGAATCCGTCCTAGCACCCGCCGAGTCGATTTACGACGGGACGTGGGCGCAGGACTGGATACCGGCGGAGGTCCGCGACTTCGAGCTGATGGGCGGCCTGCGGATCGCCTGGTCCTGGTCGGAGCTGCAGGAGACCCCGGTGTATGTGCGGCGGTTCTGCTGGGACCTCAAGCAGATCAAGCAGCGGTGCATCAACCAGCGGACGGAGCGCGGCCGTGGTTAACAACGCTGCTGCGGAGGTGGCCGCGAACCTGCGGGCCATCCAGGCGCGCGCCCAGTCCGACGCCCCTATCGCCGCGGTGAAAGCGCTGACGGCAGCCGCTGAGACGACGGTGAAACTGGCGCTCACCGCCCGGTCCCACGCCAAGGGCGTGGGCATCCGGACAAACTCGCCGCCGGGCGCCCCGCCCGCGAAGGTGTCCGGGGACCTGGTGAAAGGCATCCACCGGACCCCGGCGGAGGCCATGGGGGCGGGCATGGCCTCCCAGGTGCTCGGTTCCACGACGGCCTACGGGGCTGTGCACGAGTTCGGGCCGGTCACGATCCGGGCGAAGAACTTTCCCCAGCTCGGCAACCCGGAGGTGGGGTTTTTCGGCCCGGTCGTGAAGATCCCGAAACGGCCATGGATGAAGCCGTCCGTGGAACTGCTGATCACCTCCGGGGCGGGCTCGAAAGCCTGCATGACCGCCTGGGCAGCCGCCATCTTCGCTTAGCTTCCCGGGGGCGGTGGGCGTCATCCCGAGTCTCCCCCCGGTCGAGCAGGTCTTCACAGTCTCCGCCGGCGAGTTCATGGCCGGCATCAGCGAGATGCTGGAAGGGGTCGAAAAGCTAGCCGCCGGGATCGATGAGGTGGCAGCTGCGGCGGACCGGCTGAGCGCGGCCGCGGATGTGGCCGGGGAGGCTGACGACCGGCTCGCGGCGGGGATCGATGAAGTCGCCGCGTCCGCTGACCGGCTGGCCGTGGCCGCGGACATCGCCGCCGATGCTGACGAGCGGCTGTCGGCGGCGGAGCAGCTCGCGGCGATCGACGCGGAACGCCAGGCCGCCGCGGTTGACGCGCTGGTCGCCTCGTGTGAGGAGACCGTCGCCGCAGTCGATGAGGCCACGGTTGCGATCGACCGGGAAACGGTCGCGCTGGAAGAATCCGGCGACGCCGCCAAAGACACCGGGGCGGAAGGCCTGGCCTTCGGCGGCATGATGAAGACTGCGCTGCTCGGGGTCGCTATCGCGGCCGGGATCGGGATCGAGCAGGCCGGGAAGTTCCAGCAGGGAATCACGCAGCTCCACACCCAGGCGGGGGTTGCCACCAGCCAGCTGGGCACCCTCAGCCAAGGGGTACTGAAGCTGGCGGGGGCGGTCGGGCAGGGCCCGGAGTCGCTGACCGAATCCCTGTACCACGTCGAAAGCAACATGGCGTCGCTGGGGATCTCCAGCGCGAAGGCCCTGAACATGGTTCAGGTCGCGGCCGAAGGCGCCGATGTGGGCCGCGCGTCCCTGGTCGACGTCACCAACGCCCTCACCGCCGCCGTCGCGTCCGGCATCCCCGGCGTACAGAATTACCAGCAGGCAATGGGCGCCCTGAATGCCACCGTCGGTGCCGGTGACATGCAAATGCAAGACCTGGCCGACGCGATGGGCACTGGAATGCTCGCCGTCGTGAAAGGCTACGGCCTTTCATTGACCGATGTTGGCGCCGCGCTGGCGACATTTGGCGACAATAACATTAGAGGGGCTAAGGCAGGCACCGATTTGCGGATGTCTGTGCAGGCCCTGGCTGTGCCGATGGCAACCGCAGGAGCGCAGCTCAGCGCACTGGGCATGAACAGCAAAACGCTCTCCACTGACATGGAGAACGGCGGGCTCATGAAAGCCCTAGACGACCTTACCAACCGGTTCCATAAAGCGGGAATAACCGCTAAAACCGAAGGTGAGGTAATCACCACCCTCTTTGGCAAGAAGGCCGGGGCGGGTGTGTCGATCCTGCTGGAGCAGATGAGCCGTCTCCAGTCCAAATACCCGCAGATCGAAAAGGCCGCTGGTGATTTCGGGAACGCCTGGCAGGGCCAGCAGAAGACTCTTTCCCAGCAGTGGGCCGACCTCAAAAACGGGGTGGACGCGCTTGCGATCTCGTTCGGGGAGAAGCTTCTGCCTGTGGCCACGAAGGTGGTCGGCGCGCTGGCTAAGTTTGCGAACTTCCTGGAGAAGAATCCGGCACTGGCTGCGTTCGCGGGGGCGCTCCTCGCGGTCGCAGCCGCGTTCAAACTCGTTGCTACCGCTGAGGCACTGTTCGACGCAGTCACCGATGCGAACCCGGTGATGCTGGTCCTCATGGCCGTGATCCTGCTTGCGGCCGGCCTGTACGAGCTGTACAAGCATTGCAAGCTGGTCCGGGATGCCGTGGCCGACGTCGGGAAGTTCTTCAAAGCCGCTGGCCACGACATAGCAGACGCCACCGATGCTGTCCGGGAAACGGCCATACGGGCCGGTCACGACATAGAAGCAGCCTGGCATGACATAAAAAACGGCGTTGATGCTGTCCGGGAAACCTTCATCCGGGCCGGTCACGATATAGAGGCGGCCCTCAATGCGGTAGCGAAATGGATTTCCGGTCACTGGAAGGAAATCCTCGCCTGGCTGGTCGATCCGGTCGGCATGGCGGTCTTCGAAATCCGGACCCACACGCACGAAATCGCGCAGGCGTTCGATAAAATGCGTCATGATGTCGCCGCAATTCTTGACGACGCGCGCCACGACGTTTCCGCCGCATTCGATGATGTGCGCCATGATATCGCGGCATTCGCTGACTGGGTGCCGCGGGAAATAGAGGACGCCTGGGATACAGCCCGCCACGACACCATGTCATTCCTCGATGGGCTGCGCCACGACATTTCCGCCGCGTTCGACTGGCTGGGCAGCACAACACGCTCGGTGATATCCGACGTGGTCGGCTTCTTTTCGAAGCTGCCGGGGGAGGCGCTACGTGAGCTGGAGGCCCTTCCCGGGCAGATGCTCACGGCCGGGAAGAACATTATCAACGGGCTGATTAATGGGATAAAGAACGCTGCGGCGGCCATTCCGGGCATTATGAAGGGCCTGGCGTCCGACGTGGAGAGCTACTTCACCGACCCGCTGAAGATGTTCTCCCCGTCGCGGGTGTTCTTCCAGCACGGCGTCAACACCCTCCAGGGGTACATCAACGGGCTGCGGTCGATGACCCCGCAGGTGCTTGCCGCGATGCACGAGATCGGCGGCCATGTCGCCAGCGGCGGGATCGGTGCTGCGGGCCTGGCCGTCGCCGGCGGCACTGCGGCCGGCGGGGGGACCGGGGGCGGGACGTCGATCGGGCCGATCACTCTGACCGTCAACGGGTTCGTCGGCAACCAGCAGGAACTGATGCAGCAGCTCTACTACCAGTTCCAGCAGATCGTGCTTCAGCAAAATCGGCGCAATAGCGTCAACGGCCTGTCCCTCACGCACCCGTAACCAGGCAGAGGGGGCGGGGCCGCCGTGACGTCTGTGATCAGCCAGTGGACTGGCGGGTTCTCCTACCTGTCCGGCTATTTCACCCCGGAGCCGGCTGGCCAGTCCGTTGACGTGCCGGTAAGCAACACAGGCGACAGTGACAACTGGCTGTTCGCGGTGTGCGCGTGGCAGACCCCCGCCACGTTCGGGTCCACCGTCGCGGTCGGCGACGACGCGCACAACTGGTGGGAACCATTGGGTGCACCCACCGGGACGAGTCCGGATGATGGGATCACCCGCTGCTCGGTGTGGGCGGCCCCGAACCCATCCGTGGCCGGGAACGTCTTCGTAAGCCCCAACGGGTACTGCCAGGCCCTCATCGCGTTCGTGTTCGAGGTTCAGGGCATGAGCCCGTGGCTGGACGTGCCCGGCGTGGTCACCGCGTACGCGAACGATGCCACCGCGCTGTCCGGGCTGGCGCTGGCCGCCCCGGGGTCGCAGGCGCTGGTGCTGTCGGTGTGCGCGACGGACAAGACCACCGCGACCGTCACCGGGCCGGGCGCCGGGTGGACGGCGCTGCCTGCACAGTCGTGGAGCAACGGTGTTGACCACACCTCCGACATCACCATCGCCACCAGCTATCAGGTCACGTCCGCTGCGACCGCCGCAGCGTACACAACAAGCGGGACCGCGGACCTGGCCGGCCTGATGGCCGCGGTGCTGATCAGCCCGGCGGCACCGTTCGCCCCGTCCCAGACCTGGCCGCACATTCAGTTCCAGCTCGGCTTCGGGGCCGGGGTGCAGACCCCATGGGATCAGGTCACCTGGACGGATGTAACCGGCCGGTTCCGGGGCATGACCACCCAGCGCGGCAAGCAGTACGAGCTCGATTCGGTGCAGGCGGGGACGGTCAACATGACCCTCTCCAACAATGACGCTGCGCTGACCCCCGAAAACAGTGCGTCCCCGTACTGCCCGGATGTCACCGTCTACACGCCGGTCCGGGTGCTGGCGACCTGGCCGCCGCCCCCGGCCGCCGGCGCGAAAACCTATGTGGTGTTCCGCGGGTTCATGGAACGCTGGCCCCTCGCCCTGACCAGCAGCCGGTATCAGAACACGGCCGGGGTCGCCACCGACGTGTGGGCGCTGATGACGCCGCTGCTGAACACGATCACCCGCGCGGAGATCCTCCTCGATCAGCCGTTCGCCTACTGGACGATGAGCGACGCCGCCGGGGCACCGTACGCGGCGAACCTGGCCCCCGGCAACATGAACCCGCTGCAGGTCATCCAGTCCAAGTACGGGATCGGGTCAAGCACTGTCAGCTTCGGGAACGACCCATCGGATCTGATCATCGGTGACCCGTCCGGCACCGTGTGGGCCCAGTCGGGGCTGACCAGCGGGCAGGGAAGCGACGGGTACGCCCTCGTCTACAGCGACTCCGGGCTCCCGTCCCTCGCTGGCGGGGTGACGGCCGAAGGCTGGTTCCAGGTCTCGAACTCCAACCCGGCAGTGGTCGGGTGGACGCTGATCATCCTGAAGAACACCGCCACCCCCATGTTCAAGGTGTGGGTCCGGGCATCCGACGGCGCGATGATGGTCACCGCCTGGGACAAAACCACCCACGTGAGCACGAACACTGTCGTCAACAGCGCCCAGTCGTGGGCGGACAGCACCTTCACGCATGTTGCGCTGCTGCTGACGCAGACGACATGGCAGGTCATCCTCGACGGGGGGGCGTTCCCCGGCGCGTCCGGGTCCTGCAACCTGGGCAGCACCTGGGCGTTCACCGACTTCGGTGGTGAAGCTGACCGGCTGTTCAGCGGGAACATGTTCAACGGGCAGGTCGCGCATCTGGCGATCTTCCCCCGGCTGCTGCCGAACGCCCGGATCGTCTCCCACTTCTACGGGACCACCGCCGGGTTCGGCAGCGGGCAGGAACTCGCCGGGGCGCGGATCGAGCGGATCCTCGCTGACTCCGGATGCTTGCAGCCGCGCAGCATCGGGGTGACCGTTGACGCGGTGCAAGGCGCCCTTGACATTCAGGGGCAGGCCACCGGGCAGAACGTCACCAACATCGCCGAGTCGGAGAGCGGGCTGCTGTACGCGGACGCGGCCGGGTACCTGTGCTACACACCCCGCCGCGCCGGATACAACCTCGGGTCGTTGTGGACTGCTGGGGAGATGGCCGGGCAGCCGTTCAACCTCAACCCAACGTTCGCGGGCCTGCTCGCGCCGTGGACCGCCTACCAGGGGACGATCACGCTGACGCAGGCGCAGGTGTACGGCGCCCCCTACTCGGCGCTGCTCACCCCCAGCCCCAGCGTCACGTTCTGCGAGATCCTCGACGCGCCGGTGCTGGTCACCGCCGGGGAGGAATACACCGCCTCCGCATGGGTGTACTCGCCGGCAGGGTGGGGAAGCGTCCAGATCGGTTTCGACTGGCAGGCCGCCGGCGGCGGGTACCTGTCCACCTCAACGGAACTGTTCCCGGTGCAGGCCGGGCAATGGACATACCTGACCACCACCCAGACCGCCCCAGCCGGGGCGGTGAGCGGGGAAATCCGGGTCGGGGAAGCGGGCAGCCCGGCACCAGCGAACATCCTGTACGTGTCACAGGCGGCCATGACGGCCGCGTTCCAGACCGAAGCGCCGTACCAGGCTGACATCCAGTTCGACTACGACCCCAGCCAGGTTTACAACGACATCACGCTGACCCAGTTCGGGGCGCCGCAGGAGATCGGCGGGGCGGACATCTCCACCGTCACCGCGATCACATCCCCCGCCTCGATCAGCGCCTACGGTGACCAGACGCTGCAGGAAACGATCTACCTGTTCAGCGCGGCCACCCAAGGGGACCTCGCGAACTGGATCCTGGGCACCAGCGACCAGCCGTACATCCGGGTGTCGCAAATGACGTTTGACCCGAGCGCGAACCCGGCGTTGTGGCCGATCGTGCTGTCCGCTGAGGTCGGGCAGGTGATCACCGTCAACCGGCGGCTCGGCGGGACCCTCACCGAGATCAGCGGCCAGTTCCAGATCCTCAACGTCGCCCACTCGACCGCACCCGGGCGGTGGACGACCCGGATCATGGCGGTCGCCTACCTGAGCAACGTCCTAACCTGCGATGACCCGGACCGGGGTCAGCTTTCGGGCTCCAACGTCCTAGGTTTCTGAGCTGGCAAGTGGCTCACTGAGTGCCACTTGCCAGCAGATCTCTGTGCCGTCGTCTGCACTCGCGCGTTCCCGATCTTCGCGCCCTCGGGGAGCCTTTCGCGGAACACCTCCACGTAGCCCATCCCGTCATTCTCTCACCGCGGCCGGGGGTGATGCGGGATGCCGATTCCCCCGTACCCGGTCATCCCGAACCCGCGCACCTGGGGGCTGAATGGCCCGGAACCCGTGCTCGTGCCCGAGCTCCGCAGCGACGTAACCAACGCGGTCACCCTGCTGGAAAACCCGCCGCTAGTGATGCTCGGGCAAGGCGGCACCGGCCAGAACATCACCAACATCACCGAAACCGCTGTCGCGATGACAGAAGAACTGACCGACCCGTGGGGGATGCACAACGGGGCGACCACCGCCCAGGTGTACCCGCCGCTGCCCGGCTGGTACCTAGTGTCCTCAGCGGTCCCGACCAGCGACATGACCGCCGGCGGTATCCAGGTCGCCGGGATCGTGGCTGTCCAGGGCGGCGGGGCCGCCACCTATTTCGACGGCGGCAAAACCCAAATGGAGACCGGGTTCTCAGCGCACCCGACCGCCAGCAAACTCGTCAAGATCACCGACCTGGGCACGGATTATTTCGCGGCCTCCACCTACCAGTCGTCCGGGTCAGCGCAAGTCCTTGAAATCACCACAACGAAGTTCCCGATGCTGCACGCCCAGTGGGTCGCCGCGGTCACCGGGACGACCGGGCTGCCGGTGCCGGACCCGTCAGCGTGGCCCGTGCCCCCGGCGTACGTGACCAGCTCGTTCCTGAACACGAACATCCGGGACACGATCAGATTCCTGAGCTACCCGCCGATCGTGGAGGTCTCCAGCGCCGGCAGCCAGGCGATCCCGAACGGGGGGATCGGCGTGACCGGGACCGCGCTGACGATCCTCACCAGTGAGCTGATCGACAACTACAGTGCCTTCGCCGCCAGCACGTTCACAGCCCCGGTCGCGGGCTTGTACTGGATGTACGGGCAGGTCTGTTTCGCTGAGGCGGGGGTGACGACGGGGATCAGCCGCGGTGCTGGCCTGACGGTCACCAGCTCGAACTATGGCGGGTCCGCGGTCACCCTGTGGGGATCATCGGAGACCCCGTCAACAGGGTCGAATGCGGCGATGAACCTGGGTCATACGTCGATCGTCCGCCGGTATCTGCGGCTCAACGCCGGGGACACGGTGCAGCTCGCCGCGTACAGCAACGATTCCGGCGGGTCCCGGACGGCTGGCACATCAGGGAACTCGGTGTGCCGGTTCATCGCGGTGTGGAGGGGTGCCTGATGGCCGCGCCGCCCGGCCCGCCGTCGTTTGTGGCCGGGTCCGGGCCCGAACCGCCTGACTTCAATAATCTGATCCAGGCGCCCTTGCTGTTCTGCACCGCGAAAACGGTGCTGCGGGTCGCCCAGCCGACCGGGGGGCAGTCCGTTTCCGGGGGCGGTTACACATCCCCGGTCCAGTTCACGCAGGTGCTGGAAGACCCGTACAGCGGCTGGTCGGCGGTGGCCACGGGCAGTCAGCCTGCGTACTCCTACCTTGTGCCGTACGACGGCTGGTACGACATCACCCTTGTGATTGCCTGCGGTAATGTCACCGGGCACCTGGAACCGGCGATCGAGATCAGTAACACCACGACGTTTGAGCTGGCTGCTGTGGCTGTGGGCGGGTCAACACCACCGATCTCTACCGGGAGTGTCAAGGCTGGGCTGATCGGTGGCCTGGATTATGTGACGGCCCGGATCGCGTCGTCGGTGGCTGCTACCACCTCCGGATCAGCCCCCGGCCGTAACTGTGCGATGGAGATCGTCTACACCGGGGAATGACGCGGCCGGAAGCCGTGGTCGTGGCAGCACCACCAGCAGTAGGTCTCGTAGACAGGGCCGGATGCTGTAGTGCCTTGATCCGCTTCCCGGATCATGAGGGCGCTTCCGCACAGATAGCAGTGCCCCCAGAGGTTGCCGGTCTCGCCGCTCATCCCGTCATCCTCTCACTGCCACCCGGGGGTGATCCGGGATGGCGATACCAGCGGACAGCCCGGGAGGGGCATCAAGCGCCTCCCAGTTCGCCGCGCTGCTCGCACAGAAACCCGGCAGCAGCTACCAGGCGTTCGACCCGGCTCAATGGCGGCTGGCCCGCTTCTCGGCGCCGGGCCCAGCATCCGGCACCGCATCAGTCACCAACACCTACCCGGCCACCTATGAGGCCACCTACGGGACAACCGTTGACGTCCCCTCCGACACGGAGGCCTTCTGGGAGACGGTGGCCATGACCCGAAGCGCCTACCTCGACGGCGACGTCGAAATCAGCGGGAACCTCCAGGTCGACGGGACCAGCAACATCCCCGGGACGACCGACTGGACGGTGGTCGAGCCGTCAGGAGACACGACCGGGGCGACGGACACGGCATCGATCCAGGCGGCGATCAACGCGGCCCCCGGCGGCGGGACAGTGTACCTGGAAACCGGGATCTTCTACACGAACGCACCGATCGTGTTCGGGGCGAAAGTCGTGCTGCAAGGCTCGGACTCCTCATTCAACTGGGGGTCCTACAACGGCGGGTACGGGAACAGCGCGACCGCGCCGACCGGCTTCCAGTCCACACCACCGACCCCGCCGTCCGGTGCGGTGATCAGGCCAGTCGCGGGCTGGGCGCAGGGGGCTGCGGTCGCCGCGGCGGTGCTGCTGTTCACCGCGCCGACCCACTACATCACTGAAGGCCCGGTCCTCCGCAACATCTGCGTCGACGGGGTCAGCCTGGTCGCGACCGCTGACGGGATTCAGGGGTACGGCGCGGTCGCCGACGTGATGATGACCAACGTCTACGTCATGCGGTGCACCGGGTGGGGCATCAACACCGCCGCCGACCCGTCCGCGCCGGCCGGGTACTCGATCAACACGCCGGGGACGTGGAAAGTTCACCATTCCGAGGTGTGGAAATGCGCCGCGGGCGGCATCAACCTGAACTTCGTCTCCGACTCCGACTGGATCGATGTCCTTGTCGAAGGATGCAACGGCAACGGCTGGTCGATCACCTCCTGCGACAACTCCCACTGGATCGGCTGCCGTGCTGAATGGTCCAACGGGCACGGTTTCCACCTGACCGGCACCTGGCTGTCCGCCGCAGGGTACGGGGTCCTGCAATGCGTGTTCAGCGGGTGCACGACGGATGCGAACTTTGAGCACGGGTTCTTCATTGACGCGAGCACGGGCACGGCGGTTGTCGTGCTGGCGGGATGCTCGTTCCACCGGGACGGCAACAACGCGACCCCGGCGAGCTGGGCTGGGCTGGCGATCAGCCAGGCGGCGGCCGGGAACCTGCACTTCCAGGTGATCGTGCGGGGCCTGGTGACCTCCGCGACGACGGGCCAGGCTGGTGTCGGCCCCGCCTACGGGCTGTCCCTGGCCGGGACCGGTGTGTGGCTCGACATCGACGGCGCGAGGCTGATCGGCAACACGGGTGCCGTCCTGCTGTCCGGGACGCCCGCCCGCCTCCAGGTCGGCCCCGGCATGAGCTACGCGACCGGCGACTCGAGCGGGCCGGCGGTGGCAACCCCCGCGAACTGGAAGTCCGGCACGGCCACCCTCGCGGCGGGGACGGTCACCGTGGCGAACACGTGCGTGACCGCAGCGTCGCGGATCTGGCTGTCCGTGCTGACTCCGGGCGGAACGCCGGGAGCGCCGTACGTCTCGGCGGTCACCGCAGGAACGAGTTTCACGATCAAATCGACGGCGGGTGCCTCCGATACGTCCGTGATCGCTTACCGGATGGATGAGCCGGGATGACGCTGAAGGCTTTCACACTCCCGCCGGACACGCGCTACACCGACGGCCCGAGCCCGGCTGAGGACATGAACGGCGTGGTCGACACGGCCAACGCACTGGGCGCGGGCGTCAGCGTGCTGAACACGGCGTTCGCCGGCGGCGCTGACGCGTCCGGTGCCACCGACTCGGCCACCGCGTTCCAGGGCGCCGTGACCGCGGGCGCGGGCGGCCCCGTCTACGTGCCGCCCGGCACGTACAAGATCGGCAGCACGGTGACCAGCACCACGCCGGGCACGCTGATCGTGTGCGCGCCCGGCGTGGTCATCAACTACACCGGCTCCGGTCCCTGCATCCGCATGTACTCCACGGCCTCGTACACCAGCGGCTGGGGCGGCGGGATCATCGGCCGCCCCATCATCGACGGCACCAGCGCCAGCGCCGGGGCGTGCGGCGTGCACGCCGGGGACATCTACCAGCTGCAATGGGACGTCGCGGTGCGCAACTTCCAGGGCACCGGCTCCAAGGGTGTCTGGCTCGACAACCAGTACAGCTACACAGAGGACATGAACGGTCACATCTGGGCTGAGGAGAACACGCAGAACGTCGTCTTCGACAACTCCGCGAACCCCGGCGGCGGCGCGACCACCAGCTTCGCCCGGGCGCTGCTGGACATCGTGCTCGACTGCAAGGGCGCCGGCGACGGGGTGACCCTGCTGAACGGGGCCACCGTCTACGACTCCCGGCTGACCATCGTCGGCAACATGGACTATGGGGCGGCGCAGCATTACGCGGTGAACCTCACCGGGGCCCCCAGCTACTCATTCACCGCCACGAACGCCTCACCGTGCGTGTTCACCGCGACCGGCTCCTACTACTACGACGGCGCCACCGTCACCATCTCCGGCGGCTCCCTGCCCACCGGGTTCACCGCGGGCACCTACTACGTCGTCAACGCCTCCGGCGCCACATTCGAGCTGGCCGCCACCTCCGGCGGGACGGCGATCAACTCGACGTCGACCGGCTCCGGGACGGTGCAGGGAGGCTTCAGCCAGATCAAAAACAGCTTCCTGATGATCGGCATGGAATGCAACGCCACGAGCAGCACCTATCAGCCGATCACGATCAACTTCGGCACGGCGGGCAGCAACCAGATCCGCGACTGCGGCGGCATCATCGACTTCAGTGCCGCCAGCGCGTTCGCCAGCGCGGTCAACTGGAATGGCTCGTTCCAGTTCGACGGCATCTGCATCGGCGACTCCGACCTGTTCCGGTCCGTTGGCACCGGCCAGGGCGCCTACTCCAACGGGGCGATCAGCAACGGGGCGTTCATCACAACCCGGTACAACAACCTGGCGACCGCAGCGCCCACCTCGAACGTGACCGGGGTGATCCTGGGCACCAACGACCCCGGCACGGGCGGGAGCAGCGGCAGCCACTGGTCCAACACGACGTTCACCCTGGTCAACGATGGCACCGGCAGCATCACGTTCGCGGCCCTGGCCACGTCGCATGTTTCCACCGGGACCGCCTGCGTGATTCCCGCGGGCGAGGCCATGACGTTCGTGTGGATCTCGAACAGCAGCACCTGGTACCCGGTGGCTTAACCGCACCCACCCGCTGTGACGTTCTGCTGCCAGCACCGGCCGCCCTGGTGCTGGCAGCAGAACAGGGCGGGAATCCGAGCATGATCGCCTACCGGGCAAACGAGCCAGAGTGACCCGCTCACAGGCAGGGGGCAGGCGATGACATCGCTCAGCTATGTCCAGATCACGGGCACGTTCGAAGATGGCACCGGCAGCCCGCTTACCGGGACGGTGACGTTCACCCCCTCGGCGACGGTGTACGCGGGCGGGGTGCCGGTCCTGGCCCCCGACGTCCCGATCCGCGCGCTGATCAACGCGGGGCAGCTCGGGAACCTGGCCGGCGGGACGCTGCAGCTGCTTGCCACCAATAATGCGGGCCTGACGATCGAGGGGCTGACCGGGTTCTGGTTCTGGACTGTGCAGGTCACCCTCGGCGGGCAAATCCAGGACCCGTGGTCGTTTTTCCTGCCATCATCCCCATCCACGGTTGACCTTTACAGCCTGGCGGACACTGCCGCCAGCGGTGGCGGAACCTCGGTCAACGGGCTGACCGGTGGCACGATCACCAGCTCCGTGGCGGTGACGGGGTCGCTGGGCACGACCCCGGTGACACTGACGGACGCGCCCACGATCACCGTCAACGCCGCGCTGTCCAATGTGCAGCGGGTCACGCTCGGCGGGAACCGCACGCTGGCCAGCCCCACGAAGCCCGCGGACGGGCAGCCGCTCACTTTCGAGGTGATCCAGCCGGCCTCAGGAGGCCCGTACACCCTGTCCTACGGCGCCGCGTATTCGTTCACGGCCAGCACGCCGCAGCCGTCCCTGTCCACTGCGGCCGGGGACCGGGACCTGATCTCGTTCCTGTACGACGCTGGCACAGCGCTATGGATCTGCACGGGCTACGTCCTGGCGCAAAACGGCGTGCTGGTGATGATCGCGCAGGGCGGCACCGGGGCGACCACCCAGCAGGGCGCGATCAACGCGCTGACCGGTGTGCAGACCGCCGGGCAGTACCTGCGGTCGAACGGCACGAACGCGGGGCTGAGCGCGCTCCTGGCGGCTGACCTGCCGTACGACACAACCGCCGCGCACATCCTCGGCGAAGGCACCCAGACCGCGGGCGGCAACGCTCAGCCCGCCGACTCCGGGCACATCCACCCGGCGAGCAGCATCGTGCCGTCTGATCATGGCCTGCTGGCCTGGTCGATGGACCTTGACTCGGCAGTCAGCGGGACGACGCTGATCGCGGGAACCGTGTACCTCGTCAAGGTCCCGATCCGGTACGCGCTGACCGCCACATACCTATGGTTCTCTCTCACCGTCGCCGGGGTCGGCACCTCGACGGGCAGCTACGTCGGCCTGTACTCAAGCGCCGGGTCTCTGCTGACCGGCTCGGCCGACCTGGGTACGGCTATCGCCATCGGTAACCATCAGGTCGCGCTAACGACGCCACAGGCCCTGACCGCCGGATCGTTCGTGTGGGCCGCGATGGTCACGAACCAGTCGAGCAGCCAGCCCGCGGTACGGTCCCCGTTCAACTTCACCAGCCCCGCGTCGCCGAACATCGGCCTGACCGCCGCGACGTACCGGATAGCGGTTCCCGCTGGGGGCACTACTCAGACCGCCCTGCCCGGGTCGTTCACGCCCTCATCGAATACGAATACCGGCGCCGCGCAGCTCTGGTTCGGGATCTCCTGATGGCGATCGACACGCAGCCGGTCCTGGCCAACAGCTTCGCGGGCGAGACGAACGGGGCGACGGTGGCCGCGTCGGCGTCGCCCGGGTATCAGTCGCTGGGGACCGCGGACGGGATGCTGTTCGACCTGGTGACGATATCCAGCGGCCAGGCGATGACGATTGATACCACAACCGCGCCTATCCCGATGGCGAAGATCGTCACGACTGCCACGACCACTTGCTATGGCGCCTGGCTGAACAGCGGCCTGCTGGTCAACGCCGCCGCCCAGCAGTGGTTTGAGCTGTTCCTGTACCAGACGGCGAACCCGTCCGCCGTGCACCAGGTGTTTGCGTTCGTGGTCTCCGGCACCCGCGCCGCGGACGTGGTGATCAACGCGAACGGCACGCTGAGCGTACGGAACACCAGCGGCAGCGTCATCGTGACCACGACGAACACGGTCCCGCTGAACCAGCTCTTCCGCATCGAGGGCTACGTCACATCGAGCGCCACTGTCGGCCAGGTGGAGCTGAAGCTGTTTAGCAGCCCCTGGTCGGCCACGCCCACCGAGACACAGACGTCCGGGGCGAATCAGAACACGCTCGGCGGCGTGCTGAATGCCGCCCGGTTCGGTGCGGCGACCGGCGCCGTGTCCGGGCTCACATTCTGGCTCGGGCGCCCCGCGGTGTCGGTGTCCGGGTACATCGGCCCCGGCGCGATCGTGCAGCAGATGGTCTGCGGTGCCCCGACCCCGTCCGGCTTCACGGTGATCAGCAAGCCGACCGGCGGGACTAGCCTGCGGCTGAAGCTGGCCACCAACTCAGGCATGACGCAGAACGTCTCCTACGTCGCGGCGCAGGCCCCGGACTCCTACGGCTACGTCAAGCATGTTGTGACCGGGCTCAGCCCGTTCACCCGCTACTGGTGCCAGCTCGCCGACACCCCGCCCGGCGGCACGGAGATGCTCGTCGGCAACGTGGGCACATGCAAGACGCTGGCCACGCCCGGCACCCCGCAGAGCTTCACGTTCGCCGTCGCCAGCTGCGTCAACACCGCCGACGAGACGCCGGGCCCGGACACCGCCCTGAACGACTGGATCGCCTGGGGCGCCGACCTGAACATCTTCACGGGGGACTACAGCTACCAGAACCCCGCCTTCACCGACCAGCCCAGCCAGATCGGCACCTGGGAGTACCAGACCTGGTTCTACGGCATGGAGCCGATCACCCGGCAGGCGTGGGGCTACTACCTCCGCTCCAACCACGACAGCACGTCGGACACCTACTACTGCGACAGCGACAACACCTGGACCGCGGCGAACCTGGTGGCCGCGCAGGAGATCTTCCCCCAGGGGACGCTGGGCGACACGGTGAACAGCCCCGTGCACGGCCTGTTCCAGACCTGGGTGACCGGCCGGGTCCGGTTCATCATGCTCGACATCCGCAACATAGACCGGTCCCCGGGAACGAACACCGACAACAGCTCCAAGACGATGCTCGGGCCGGCCCAGCTCGCATGGCTGCAGGCGCAGCTCATCCAGCCGGAACCACTGAAGATCATCGTGACGGACACGCAATGGCTCGGCTCGACGGTCCCGTCGCTTGGCGTAGACGACGAGCTGGGCAAATGGTGGAGCTACCAGACCGAGCGGGCCTCGATCGTCAGCTACATGATCGAGTCGTGGTCCCGGATGCGGAACGTCGCCCTGATCCACGGCGACTTCCACGGTGTCGCTGTCGCCTACGCCTCCGAAAACGCGGCCTGGGGCGGGTTCCCGGTCTACGGTGCCGCCCCGATGCGGCAGACCGGCGCCTCAACCAACAACCCGAACACGTTCACCCGGTATTACAACAACAGCGGCGGGGAGTGCCGCCAGTACGGGCGGGTCACCGTCACGGACTCCGGCTCGGCGATCACCGTGAACTTCCAGGGCTGGGATGCGGTCAACCAGGTCGCGCAAGTCAGCCAGACCGACGTGTTCAGCGTCGCCGCCGGGAACGTGCCCGCCCGCGGCCTGATGGGAGCCTTGTGAACCCGGAGTGGGTCGCCGCGCTCACCGCCTTCACTGTCGCTGTCGTCACCGGTATGGCATGGGGGACCCGGCGGGCGTGGCACGCCACCCGCTGGCTGTGGCACATCGGCCGCCGCACCAGCCGCTTCCTCGACGACTACTTCGGTGAACCGGCACGCGACGGTCTCCCAGCCAGGCCCGGCATCATGGGCCGCCTCAAATCCGTCGAGGATGCAGTTGGCCATGTCGCCAGCGAAATAGCCAAGGTCGCCGTAGAGACCATGCCGAACGACGGCACGTCAATGCATGACGTCCTGGCCCGCACTGAGCAGTCCGTGGACGAGATCAGGAGTGAGCAGGTGAAGATGCGGGCCCGGATGGAACTGTTCGAGACCCAGCGCGGCGAACGCGAGGACGAAGAGAGCCCGTGAGCGCCAGGCTGGCCCGCCCGGCGATCTTCGGTTTGGCCGACGGCATGATGAGCCTGCTCGGCGTGGTGCTGTACCTGCTCGGCCACGAGGCCCTGATCTTCCCGGCCGCGCTGTCCGGCGGCATCTCAAGCGCGCTGTCCATGGCCGGCGGGGAATGGCTGTCCGACAGCGACAACGGTCTCGGCGCGTCCTGCGTGATGGGTGCGGCGACCGGGGTCGGTGCGATCCTCCCCGCCATCCCGTACGCCGTCACGAGCGGCACAACAGCGCTCGCCTGCTCCATCGTGATATGCGTCCTCATCGCCGCGGTCGTGGCCCTGATGCGGCCCATGCGCAGCCAGACGCTGGCCTTCGCCGAGACATACGCGATCCTCGGTGCGATCTTCCTCGTCGTCCTGGCCTGCGGGCTGTTTTTGCCAGGAAGCGCAGCCTGATGTGGTGGTGGCACTGCTGGCTTCCGTTCCAGCACTGGCTCGCCATCCACACCGGCACCGACAACGAGGCCGCCGACTTCTACGGGTTCTTCTCGGGATTCGGCAGCGACATCGGTGAGGTCACGATCGTCGGCGGCCTGCTCGCCATCTACAAGAAGCACACCTGTCATCAGCGCTGGTGCTGGCGTTTCGGCCACTACGACTTCACCGACGAGGCGACGGGGCTCACCTACCGCCTGTGCCGCAAGTGTCATCCCGGGCATCCGGGCCGCCATCTTACGGGGCAGCACATCGCCCGGATCCACGCCAGTAATCGCGGGAAGGAAACGTGATCGAGTGACTCGTATGTTCCGCGCCGGCGGCCTTAATCGTGGCCCGGCCAGCGTCGGGGTCGTCTCCGCCGGGCCGGAAGTGCTCCTCGCGGACATCAGCGAGTATCAGGCCGACATCAACGATGCCCTCTACCTGCATTGGTCGCAGGCGGTGGTCATCCGCGCGCTGTTCGGTGACGCCCATGATGATGCCGCCTGGTACGGGGGCGCGCGGCGGACTGCGCTGCACGAGGGTGGCGCCCAGTTCCTCGGGATCTACCAGTACCTTGTGGCCGGGCAGGACGGGGCGGCGCAAGCCCAGGCGTTCCATCAGCTCGTCGGCGCCATCGAGGCCGGCGAGGTGTTCATCGCGGACTTCGAGGAAGGCGATCACGCGATGCTGACCGCCTGGTACAACGAGATGCTCTCGCTGCATGGGGAGGGGATCGGCCCGTACCTGTGGACCTACACCGGCCTGGACTTCGGGGAAGCCCTGGGGTTCCTGCCGGTCCAGTGGCTGGCCGGCTACACCGCCGACGAACCAGCCTCACCGCACACGCTGTGGCAGTTCACGAACTCGTATCAGGTGCCCGGCGTGGGCGTGGCTGACTGCTCGGTCTTCCACGGGACCATCAGCGAGCTGGCGGCGCTCGCCTACGCCGTGCCGAAGGGCTGGACGTTCCCGGCCCCCGGTGGCCTGCATCTGGTGAGGCAGACCCGCGAGGGCTACTCGTTCGCATGGGACGCGGTGACCGGCCCGGCCGGGCAGAAGCCGTCCGGGTACAGCGCCTTCACCTACAACGAGGCCGGGGACCTGGCGAACCATCAGGTTGTGACCGGCCTGAGCGCATCCGAGTACGGGCCCGCCGGGAAAGGCCTGCCCGCAGGGACGTACCGGACCAACGTGTGGGCCAACGGCGGCGAAGTTGGGCCAAGCCATGCCACCTTGACCGTCACCCTGACCCGCTAGCGCCCCGGATTACCCAGGCGTACTCGCGCTCATGGCCGAACGGAGTCCCCTGGCGCTCCTCGTGCTGCTTCGGATGATCCCAGGCTGAGGCGATGGTCACATCATGGCCCAGGATGCCGGACAGCTTCTCTGTCATGTCCGGCATCTCCAGTTCGTCGCTGATGCCGTCCAGGTCTTTGCTCAGGAACGCGACCGCGCGAATCCTGCCGCCGCTCAGCCTTACCGGCACGACCTCGGCGAAGAAATCGAGCGCCGCGGCGGCGTTGATAAACCGCTCGATCACCCGTTCATCGTCGTACAGGAGCCCCGTGATGTGCATGTGGCGGTCGCTCATCCCGTCAGCTTAATGACTTCATCCCTGCAGGCCCCGGTGCAGGCCGAGGACATTTACCGGCGTTTCGGGTACACGACGACGCTCGGGTCCGCGATCTGCACGTGGGCGCTCATCGCCGGGCTCGGCAGCCAGGGGGCTCCCGCAGCCCTGACCAGGCCGTTCTGTCCCTTTTCCCTCCGTCCCCTTCGCCGCCCGGCGCGGGGGCTTTTTCATGCCGGGAGGCAACCAGATGGCAATAAGCGACCTTTTCGTGGCCGACTCGGGGATGGTGTCACTCGGGACCAGCACCCAGACCGGCCTGATCGCGTTCAACACCCCGTCAACGAAGCGGATCTGGGTCGTCGGTGTCCGTCTCGCTGTCGGGGTGACCTCGGCGGCGGCGGGGAACTGCGTGCAGTTCACCCTCGCCCGGGTCGCCAACACCCCGTCCACGACCAACACGGTGAACATCCGCGCGCAGGACGCTTCCGCCCCCGCCTCGCTGATCGGCACCACGGCCATGATCGACCCCTGGACGACCACGGCCCCGACGCTCGGGAACATTCTCGGTGAGTGGGAACTGCCGCAGGTCACCGGCAGCGCATGGGAGGAGTTCCCGCCGCTGGGATACGAGTTCGGTATCGCCGTGTCCTCGGGCGTGGGCATCTTCGTGACGCCCTCGGTGAACACCACGACGCTACTGCAGGCACAGATCATCTGGTCCGAGTAACCGCACCGCCCGCCAGCCCCAGGAGGATGCACCCGGGCCCGTGATCACTGCGGGCCCGGGTGCACGACCACGGCTAACGCACTGACGGCCGGGGCGGACGGAGGTGTCCGGTGGGCTTCGGGACGCCGTACCTGATCGGCCACAGCACAGCCGGGTCAGGTCAGACGCAGACCATCACCGCCGGCACGGCCACCAGCCCCGGCGACGCGATCATCGTCGCGCATTCGAGCTCGTCGACGAGCGGCGCGACGATCAGCAGCATGTCCGATTCGGCGGGCAACTCCTACAGCCGGATCATCCCCGCCGCGAACACGACCAACGAGTTCGGGGACCTGTGGGCGGCGCTGCCGCAGAACAACGGCGGCACCACCGCCGCGCTGACCACCAGTAACACGATCACCGTCAACTGGTCGACGTCGACCGGGGAGAAGCTCAGCGTCGCCGCCGGCGTCCCCGGCGTCAACGTCACCTCGGCGGTGGACCAGGACCCGGCCCCAGGGCACGGCACCAGCACGTCGCCGACGGTCAGCACCAGCACGCTCGCCCAGTCCACTGAGATGGCGATCGGTGTCCTGAACAACCCGGACACCGATGCGCCGAGCAGTGTCAACCTGACCCAGCTGACACAGCAGCAGTCCGCCACCAGCCCTTATGTGACGATCTGCTACGAGCAGACCAGCTCCACCACTGCGGTGACGTTCGGCGGTACGCTTCCCGCGAGCCTGAACTGGTGCGCGATGCTGGTCACACTGCTGCCCGCCGCGCCTGCCGTGACAGCGGCGGCACCTGCGCAGGTGCCGCCCCCGCGGCCGCGGGGCTCGAGCCGGGCGGTCATCCGCGGTCTCACTGTCGCCCCGCTCATCGCCGCTGCGCTGACCGGCGGCCACGCCTATCAGCGGGCCAGCCCGCCGCATCGCCTGGTGTGGCACGGCACGACCGTGACGACGGTCAACGTGAGCGGGCCGTCGGGGACGGTCCAGCCCCGCGCCACGATCCCTGTCCCGCGCCGGGCCGCGGCACGGGCGGTGTGGGCGCGGGAGACCGGGCCGGGGAACGCGCACGGCCCGTCAGGCATCCCGCCGCTCCCGCATCCTCAGCCACGCCGGCAGCCGGCGCGGGCAGTATGGCGGGGGACCGTCACCCGGGGCAGTAACGCCACCACGATCGGCACGCCTGCACTGGTGTTCCCGCGGCAGCAGCCGCGGCGGCAGCCATCCCGGGCGGTGTGGCACGGCACCATCACCGCGGGCAGTAACGCTGCGGCGATCGGCACGCCTGCGGTGATACGGCCACCTGCCCCGCTGCGGCGGCAGCCGGCGCGGGCCCTGTGGCGGGGGATGACCGCTGCCGTACAGCACGGGGTTCCCGGCACCGGGAAGCTGCCGGCGGCCCGGCGCATCCCGGGCCGGGCGGTCTGGCGGGGGACGCTCACCCCCGGCACGGTCGCACCGGGCCCCGCACCGCGGCAGCGGCCACCCATCCCGCGCCGCACCCCCGTACGGGCTGTGTGGACCGGTATCCGTACGGCCACGGTCAACGCCCTGCCGGTTGCTGTCCCGCCACCAGCCCAGCGGCCCGCCATCCCGCGCCGCACCACTGCGCGGGCTGTGTGGGCGGGGACGATCACGCCGGGCACGCTGCGGGCGCCCGGGATAACCACGATCACCGTCACCGGCACCTGCCTGGACTACCGGGGTGCCCCACTGCCAGGGCCGGTGGTGTTCGACCCGGGCGGGGTGATCATCGACGCGGCCGGCCGGGTGATCCTGGGAGGCCCGGTCACCGTGCCCCTCTCCACGGCGGGAACGTTTTCGGTGGTCCTGCCATGCACCGACAACGCTGGTCTCAGCCCGGCCGGATGGCAGTACACGGTCAGCATCACGCTCACCGTCCCAGCAGCGGCCTGGACCCCGGCGACGCTGGTCCAGGACCTGCCGGTTCCCGTGCCGCCCGCCTCGTTCCGGACCGGGCTGCCGTCCGCCCTCGGCCCGGCCACCGACCTCAGCGCACTCGTCTAAGGGAGGCCGGTCATGCCGCTGCCCGGCGACCTGAACCTGATCACCGTCACCGGCACCTACCTGGACATGCAAGGCAACCCGCTGTCCGGGTCGGTCACCTTCACCCCGTCAACCGCGCCGCTCGCCGACACGACAGGGGAGGTGACTCTCGCCGGGATCCCGGTCGCCGCCAGTCTGACGGCTGAAGGCACGATCAGCGTCGTACTGCCGTGCACCGACCAGATGCCCGCCGCCGGCTACTGGGTGTGGCAGGTCACCGAAAACATCACCGGCAGCCCGGCCCGCACCTACGGCATCGCCCTCCCGCATTCGCTCGGCTCCACCGTGGACCTGTCCACGCTGGCGCCTGTGACCCCGCCGGCCGCGTTCGCGTCACCGAACGTCTGGGCAGCCACCCAGACGTTCGGCGGGACCCCTGCGATCGTCGTGCCCGCAGGCGCCGGAAACGGGTACATCTGGACGTCCGACGCTGACGGCAACGGCTCCTGGCAGCCAGCAGCCCCGCTGGCATGGGTCAACGTCAAATCCTATGGGGCCACCGGGAACGGGGTCACCGACGACTCAGCCGCGATCCAGGACGCCATCAACGCAGCCAGCGCCGTCAGCGGGACGGTTTACTTCCCGGCCGGAACCTACTACTCGGCGGGCACCGCCCTGACGGTCACCGCGCCGATCCGGCTCACCGGCACCTCCGCCTCAGTGCTCTTGTTCGCCAGCTCCGGCGGCATCAACTTCAGTAACACCTACATTTCCGCCGGCAGTTTCAACAACGGCGGCACGGTGGGCCTGGAAATCGATCACCTGGTGTTCGACGTGACCGGCGGGGACATCTTCTACAACTGCAACTGGAACAACTTCAGCCTGCATGACCTGCGGCTGATCCAGCGCAGCGCCGGGCATGCGGTGTGGTCCTGCTCGGGCAGCGTCAGCCTGCTCGCCGGGCTCGTGTCCAACGTTGTCTCCAACGTCGCCGGGACAGGCCGGACGGTCCCCGGCTGGAACCTGGTCTCGTCCATCGGCGGCGGCATCGCCCTGCTGACCTTCCTCAACTGCCACTTCGGGAACCTCAGCCACGACAATGCCCAGCCTGCCGTGTGGATCGAATGCAACGGCACCCACAACTACACCGCGAGCATCAAATGGGTGGGCTGCACGTGGGACTCGGCTTACGGCGGGGCGGTGCACGCCCTGTCGGCCAAATACTGGTCGTTCGACACATGCGAGATCATCGACACCAGCACGTACACCGTCGCGGCGAGCATGTTCTACCTCGGGGCCAGCACCGGCGGCTCCCAGTGGCCATCCGATCACGTCACCTTCCGGGACTGCTCCCGTGACCTGCAAGGACCCAACGGCTCGTCCTACTGGGACATCTACTGCGAATCCACCTGCGACACCATCACCGTCGCCAGCTACGGTGTCCGCGACATTCCCGGCGTGTCAATCTTCTACCCGTACTTCAACTTCAGCGGCTGCACGAACGTTCTCATCGAGAACTGCCCGGGCGCCGTGGTCACCAGCGCTCCCAGCTCGGGGGTGACGCTCGGGCCGGGCGGGAACATCTCCTACACCGGGACGCTGGCCGGTGCGGCATTCCCGGACACGACTCTCCCGGGCGACCTCGGGTTCCAGGCGTGGACGTCCGACCCAGCCGAAGCATCCGGTGGCGGCACGCTCGCGGTGGGCGGCACGGTCTACCTCGCCGCCATATACACGCGCGGCAGCATCACCATCAACTACCTGTACTTCTCGCTGACCAACGCCGCTTCCGGTGCGGTCTCCGGGGAGAACTACATCGGGATCTACAGCTCATCAGGCACCCTGCTCGGCTCGGTGGAGGTGACGTCGGCTCTCGGGACCACCGACAAGATGATCAAGGCGACGCTCTCGTCGTCTCTGACCCTCAGCGCGGGCTACTACTGGGTCGCTGTCGTGTTCAACGCCTCCACCACCGAGCCGCAGCTCATGCGCGCGAACAACACCAACTTCGGTGTCTACAACGGTGAGCTCGGAACCTCATCCCTCCGGTACACGTCGAACGGGACCGGTCAGACCTCGCTGCCGTCATCGATCACCCCGTCGGGCAACAGCACGACCACCGGCATCCCGTTCTGGGCAGCGGCCGGCTAGACCCCCGTCCAGCCCTGCCCGCCAGCGTGCGGGCTTTTTTCATGCCCAGGAGGCAAATGTGACCAGTCCCGTTCGCGTCGCGGGGAAGCTTGGCGCCCGTCCTGCCGTCTTCCCGGCCGGCCTGCGTGACCTCACCCACTACGTCGCCGGGTCGCTGCCGAAGGCGCCGGCGAGCGTGCCCATCCCCGACGTGAGCGACTGGGAGATGCTCGGGAATGACACATATGGCGACTGTGGCGTTGCGGGCTGTGAGCATCTGTTCATGGCCGACGCTGCCGACGCCAAGGAAACCGAGTCGTTCCCCAGCGACAAGCAGGCCGTCGCCTATTACCTGAAATACACGGGCGGCCAGGACAGCGGCGTCGTCCTGAGCCAGTACCTGACCTACGTCCGCGCCCACGGCTACTACGGCCACTCGGTGAAGGCATTCGCGCCCGTCTCCGTGCACGACGTGCCGGTCCTCCAGTCTGCGATTTACCTGTACGACGCCGTCTACACCGGCATCGCGGTCACGCAGGCCATGATGGACGCCTTCGGGCAGGGTGAGCCGTGGACGCTGGAAATGGCGCAGGGCGAGCCGATCGGCGGGCACTGCATCCCGCTGGTGGCCTTCGATTCCAAGACGCTCACGGCGGTGACGTGGGGCGGCACGCAGCAGATCGAGTACGCCGCCTGGCACGCCATGAGCTCCGAAGCGTGGGCTGTCATCCCCGGCGAGCTAGCCGCTGGTGACGGGCACGGCGTGAACCTCGCTGCGCTTGAGGCCGACCTGGACCGGCTCGACGTCCCGGCGCCCGCGCCGGCCGCGCACAAGGGCCTGCTTGAGGAGTTCGCCGACGTCGTGCGCACCGTGGCCGCCTCAGCCGACCGGGACATCAGCGAGGCCGTTGCCTGGCTGGCCAGCCACGGGCTGTAGGAGGCCACCATGCCCGCATCGAAGCTCGTCTACGCCTTCGGCCTGCTCCAGGCGGTCGTCGTCGCGGTCGGCGCCTACCTGTCCCAGCCGGACGACCCAACGGGACGGCCACTGGTGATCGCGCTGATCGGGGTCGCGGTGTCAGCGGCGGTCAGTTTCCTGGCCGGCCGGAAGGTCAACACTGCGGTCGCCCGGGAAGTCAAGAAGGCGCAGGTGTTCCCGTGAGTGGCCCCGGCCAGTACCGGCCTCCGGGGCGGCTGCGGCTCCTGGTCATGTTCCTCGGCGAGCAGGTGTATGAGTTCCTGACCGCGCTCGGATGGCAGCCGAAGGAACAGCGCGACGAGGAGAAGCCGCCCGGCTGACCCTCGCCGTCAGCCTCGTCTGGGCCATCGCTGCCGTGGCCATCACGGTCACCGTGTGCGCCACGGTCATCGTCACGGCACGGATGCGGGAGCGTCATTACGTGAACTGAGCGCAGGTAAACGAAACGCCCGTCCGGCTCTGGTCCTTCGGGACCGGGCCGGGCGGGCGTCTTTCGCATGCCCAGGTTTCGCGGTCTCGCCGCTGCGGGTATCACCTATGTGACCGGGGCTGAGCGCTGGCCTTGGGGAAGGTAACTCCGGGCACACCGATCGGTGTCACTCTCAGAGATTACCCTCCAGGGCACCGAGAGAGTCAATCTCCCGGTCGAGTTCTTCAGTAAGCCACTGAACGGCATTCTCCTGTTCCCGTGTATCACGGGACAGTTTTCCTGATATGACGCTGACGTAATGCACGGCTATCGGGGAACCGGCGATAAGACCCGTGATGGACGCCCACACCAGGAGTCCCGCCCAGGTGGAGGCAAGCCCCGCAAAAGCCAGGGCAAGTACCGCCACACTCCATACCACCCAGATCAGGTGGGAACGGAATGTGCGGAGACTGTCCGGGCTGGCAAGATCACCTTTCGGGGTGACCTTGTACACCAGTTTCCGGCCGGACAGGCTCGCTGCCGCCGCTGACACATACACGGGAATTGTCATCAGCATGAGCGCCATTCCCGGCATTCCCCATTCGCGTCGCTCATGGTCTGCGAGGTTGAATTTCCGCAGCCACATGAACAGTGCGAGACTGAACACCATGGAACTCGCCCACAGTGGCGCCCAGTAAGAGATAGGCAGTTCCAGGGACACCCGGGACACCATGTACAGGGATGTCAGGGCAATCGACAGCATCCAGGACAGCGCGGTCAGCGGGTAAAACGACTGGATCAGCGCGTACGCGAACTTGTGGGACAGTTTCGTTCTCGGCAGCACACGCGGGGAATCATGCAGGACAATCTCCCAGATGCCGTACGCCCATCGTTTCTGCTGAATGAACCAGTCAGTGAACGATGTCGGGCCCGTCCCGAGAGCTACCACGTCAGGGGTGTACACACCCTTCCACCGGTTCCCGGTGCGGGGGTTGAACTGGGTGTACATCTCCATCGCGGTGAGGTGGTCTTCCACGATGGCGTCCTGGTAGCCGCCCATCTGCTCCCAGCAGGAAACCCGGCACAGGTGGTTCGTGCCGATGAGCAGCGGTGCGTCCAGCCCGTTGAGACCATGCTGCACGGACCCGTGGAACACGTATGCGAGCTGCGCTGAGGCGCGGGCAATCCAGGATTCTTCCACGTTCCCGTACACCTGAGGGGCAACGACGAACCCGGTGTCAGGGTCGTTGAAATATCCCAGGGTCCGGGTCAGGAAATCGGGGAACGGAACATGGTCCGGGTCCATCTGCGCCACAATGTCGTAGTCTTCACCATGCTGGTCGTGCCACGAATTGTGGTTCCCGGCCTTGCTTTTCGTCCGGAACGGCCCGCTGGGCTGATGGTATCGTTCGATACCGTTCCGGCTGAAATGGTTCACGCCGATCCGGGCGCACATTTCCCGGACCTCAGGTGAGTTCCCCTCATCCAGCAGCCACACATCAAACGTGCCGTGCATGGCCCTCATTGCCCGGAGAGTATTTTCCACCATTCCGGTAGGTTCTTTCCCCGGCACGATGGTGGTCATCACTGCGACCCGCAGCCCCAGTGACTTGTCGGCCCGCAAGGGGATGGGAACCCGCGCCCTGGTGGTGAAGACAGCCAGGGAAACAGAACCCACGAAGCGGGTGGCTTCCAGTGCGACCATCAGCACAAGCAGCGACACAGCAGCTGCCCCGCTGAGGGTGGCCGCTGCGACAAGCCATGCCATGAGCGCCAGGCCGGCGGCGGTGACAGTCCCCGCGAGAGCGGCAAGAATGAGGCTCTGGCCCCGGGACAGCAGTGGCCGGTAAAGCACCTTGTTCCCGCTGGTGAGGGGACCGGTGTTTGTGCTGGTCCCCTTGTACTGGTGGTCTGGGGGAAGAAAATGGTTTACTTCCCTGGGTTTGCTCTGGGCCTGCTGGATCAGGTCGAGGAACATGGCGGAGGTATCTTCCCCGACCGTGTTCCTGTCCAGCACAGACCGCGCTGACCTGCCCAGGCCCGTAGCGCTGTGGCGGCCCGTCATGCGACGTACGGTCCGGCAGGGCTGTACACCCGCACCCAGTCAACCGCCATGACCTCGTGCGGCAGTGAACCAGCAGCCGGGGTGCTGCCCACGACGCTCTGATTGACTGCGCAGTTCATGACAATGCACAGTCCCTCGCCGGGCTGGTTGTAGGGCCATTCCTGCCCGCCGAACTGGGCGCTGATTCCCGTCTGCGCCCCGAATGCGGCATTCACCTGCGCCTGCGTGATCGTGTACTGGAGCACGCCGTCGATGTATGCGTTCAGGTGATCGGTGAAGTAGTCCAGCCGGTAGGTGTGGTAGTTCCCGTCACCCAGATTGAATGGGGTCCGGGCGGCGCCGACCTTGGTGCTCAGGTTCTGCTGTGCGGTTGCGCCCGGCCCCCATGCGGTGTTCTGGGTGAGCGCCGGGTTGCCGTCGAAAATCCCGGATTCCATCAGGTCGAACTCGTAGTAGTCGGCGGGGTATGCGCCGCCGACGGCACCGGGGCTGGTGAACCACAGGGACGGCCACAGCCCCTCCAGCGGCATGGTTTTCGCGGAGAACTCCACCGACTGCCCTGGGAGCACGGCGACCTTGGGAGTCTTCCCGTGCGTGATGAACACCCCGTCATCGAACTGCCCGGGGCTAGCGAACGTGTCCACCCTGGGGGCGGGCCAGTATCCTGCCTGCGCGCCGAGACTGCCCGGCGCGCCGACCGTGAAGATCAGGTTCGTGTCACCGTCCTGCGCGACCAGTGCCGGGTTCGCAAGGTACTGCTCCTGGTCCCCATTTCCGAACGCTTCCGGGTTCTGCGGGCCGGATGTCGTGTTGATGACGTTCCAGTTCGCCGAGTTGGGCAGGCTCCCGGCCGGGGCAGTGAAATCATCGAAGAAGACAGTGGTCGACATCCCGGACGGGGGTGGCGTCACGGGTGGCGGGACTACCGGGGGATCCACGGTGATGGGGCCGTCGGATGTGACAGTGACGGTCATACCGTCGCTCGTTGACACCGTGACGGTCGATGCGGTGGCGGTTCCCGCAGTGGGCTGGGACATTCTTAACTGGCTCCTTCAGGTGGGGAACTTCTCTCATCGCGCCGGGAACGGATCCGGTGCATGACGGTGACCACGCCATTGATGGCCGCGTAAACGAGCAGGGAGGCGCCCGCCCAGAGAATGACAACGGCAACAGCGAAGACACCCAGCGCGGCGAAGGCGGCGATCACGGCGAGAACACCGGTCACGGCTGCCCGGCCTCTCCGGGGGCCGCGGGCTCATGTGTCTCGGCGAACACATCAGGGCGGCACGGGTAGAACTCGTTCCGGATGCCCTTGATGATCCAGTCGCCGTCGTATACGCGAACCCAGGTGCTGTGCAGCTTGTCCAGGACCGCAGCGGTCTGGTCAGGATCTTCGCCGCGGTCTTCCGGGTCAACGGCGTAAAAGTGCCCCGTCCCCGTCAGCTCCTGAACCTCCCGGAGGTTCGCGCCGGTCCACTGGACAGCCTTTATGACCACGGGCTTCTTGCGGTAGCGCCCGGGTTCTGCGGTCGCGTCCGATTCCCCTTCCGCGTCCCCGGTGATGGCCTCACACTGGCGGGTGATCTCCGCATCCTTCGCCTCAAGCACCGGGCCGACCACGGTCATGACCGCGGAAATCAGATCGGGGTTGATCAGAACGGGGTCATCTGCGGTGAAGCCACGCTTGAGGAACTCGCGGCAGATGCCCTGCTCAACCTCGGCGGGAGAAGCAGCGAGGAGAGGGTCCGGGCCGGTCATGCGGCATCGCCATGGCTGGTCTCAGGGAACGGCTCGCCGGTCACGGTGAGGCCGAGCTCGTGCATCAGGTCAGCCTTGCGTACCCGGTAGAACCGGCCGATCCGCATCACCCGGCACGGGAACTCCCCGGCGCGGGCCATCTCGTGGGCCTTGGTGCGCCCGAGACCGAACGCCCGGCCCGCAGCCGGCAAGTCCATCGTCACCGGCAGGCCGAGCAGTTCCTCCAGGCTCATCCGCAGTGACTGCGGTTCCTGATCTTTCGCCATCACATCTACCCCACGCCAGGTCGGCACTGAACCCGGAAAGTCGGCACTGATGCCGTCCCGGGTGGCTGGGCCCTAGATTGCCCCACCCGTACCGCGCTGTCAAGCCTCATGCCGATCCGTCTGGACTCATGCCGACCCGTGCGGCTAAGCTCGCGGTGTGGACAACGAAAACGGCAGGCCGCCAGACGCTGACCAGCTACCCGTGCGGCGCATCTCGATCAATCAGGTCGTCGCCTGGAACATGGCCTACTTCCGCCGGATAGCGGACATCACCCAGGAAGGACTCGGCGAGCTGATCGGCGGCAGGCCCAAGACCGCCGTCTCCGCCGATGAGCGCTCATGGGACGGGAAACGGACCCGCGAGTTCGACGCCCACAGCATCACGCTCATCGCCGAGGCGCTCGGTGTGCCGATCATCGCCCTGTTCCTGCCGCCCGAAGACGACGGCCTCAGCGAGCAGTACGTCTACGACGCCGGCACCGGGCAGGGCTTCATGACCGACCTGATGCAGGCCGTACTCCCCAACACCGGAGACCGGACACCTGTCATGGACGCCTACCGGAAACGATTTCAGAACGCCGTCACCTACTATGCGGACCCGACGTTCGGTGAGCAGGTCGCCCGGTTCCTGCGGGACGCCACCGACGACGAGCTGCGCGCCGACCGCGCTTCGCGGATCCGCCAGCGGCAAGCCGACCTTGAGGGAGTGGCCGCCGAGCTCGGGGAGATCGCGGAAGCACTGGAGAACCCGGAGGCTGGCCAGTGAGCGAACCGGTCTACAAGCGCTGCAAATGCCGCGACGCTGACGGCAAGGACATCGGCGTGTCCTGCCCGAAGCTGAAACGGGCCGACGGGTCATGGAATCCGAAGCACGGGACGTGGTACTTCGCGCTCGAGCTGCCGCCCGGCCCCGGCGGCAAGCGGCGGCCGAGGCTGCGCCGCGGTGGGTACGAAACACGCGAGGCGGCGGCGGATGCCCGGGATCAGGCCAGGGCCACGCTCCGCAGGGGCGTTGACCCGTCCGTCAAGACGATGACCGGCAAGTACCTCACCACCTGGCTCGCTGGCCGCCGCGACCTCAAGCCGACCACCCGGCACAACTACGAGGTCAGCATCAGCACCTACCTGGTCCCGCTGCTGGGGCACATTGAGCTGAGCAGGCTTCAGCCGGAGCACATCGCGGACGCCTTCGCCACGATCAGGGAATGGAACGACCTGCTTCTCTCGGGGCAGCCGGTCCGCAAGTACCAGCGGCACGTCGGGCCCGCAGCGATGCAGCGGATCCGCAACGTCCTTCAGTCCGCGCTGCGGGATGCGATCAAGGCACGGATGATCGAGTTCAACGCCGCGAAGCTCGTCAGCATGGACCCGGTAACGTCCCAGAAGCCGATGATGTGGACGGCTGAGCGGGCACGGAAGTTCTGGGCCGGCTACGAGGAAGCACTCGAAGCCTCTCCGCTGACCCGCGGGGACAGGGCTTTCCTGGTGTGGCGGTCCGTCGCGCTGCGGCCCTTCCCGGTGATGGTGTGGAATCTGAGCGACCTCGGGGCCTTCCTCGACTACGCCGCTGGGCATCGCCTCTCCCCCGTGTTCGAGCTTGCCGCCGGCACGGGGATGCGCCGCGGTGAGCTGTGCGGGCTGCGCTGGACGGATGTGGACCTGGATCAGAGCATCCTCTACATCACGCCGGGCGGGGTGCGTGTCCAGGCCGGATGGGAAGTCTTCGAAGGCGGCCCGAAGACAGAAGCGGGCGGCCGGGAGGTCCCGCTCATCGACCAGGACACCGGGACGCTCCGGGCGTGGAAGCGGCAGCAGAACCGGGAGCGGCTCTCCTGGGGCAGCGACTGGCAGGACAGCGGCCTTGTCTTCACCCATGAGGACGGGTCGGCATGGCACCCGGAGGCTGTGACTGATGCTTTCGAGCGGCTCGCGTTCGCCGCGCATCTCCCGCCGGTCCGGCTGCATGACATCCGGCACGCGCACATCTCCCAGTTGCTTGCCGCCGGGGTCGATGTCCGGATCGTTTCGGAGCGGGTCGGTCACTCCGGGAGCAAGATGACCCGCGACTACGCGGCGGTGGCGGCTGAGGTCTCCCGGCAGGCCGCCGCGACGATTGTCGGGATGATCCCGAGGAAAGCAGGTGGGCAATGAGCAACAGCCGCAGTTTCCGCCGCCGCCTGGAGGCGAGCCGCAATGACCGGCGGTCACGGCGCGGCCTGGCGATGACCTCCACGCCATCGCTTAGCACCACGCGCCGATGGCTGAAGGCGGCTGAAGCCGAAGGCGTCGTGAGGCGCGCGGAGGATCGGCGCACGGGGAAGCCCGGCCGGCCCGCGCATATGTGGGAGCTGGCGCAGTGATTGGCGTGATTCCGGGCGGACTCCAAATGGACTCCCCCGCACCGCTCCGGGTGGGGGGCCGGAAAACGGCAGATGCGCGGCCGCATGCCCAGGGCCTATGGGTGGGAGCCGGTGAGCGGATTCGAACCGCTGACCTGCCGTTTACAAGACGCCGGGAGTTCATGTCGCCCGAAATAGACTCATGTCGGGCACATGGAGTTCGCGCAGGTCAGGGGAGAGGCAGATCAGCTTTCCGGGTCATCTCGTATCGCCTCAAAAGGCCCAACTCCAGGCCGTGCGGACTCCAAATGGACTCCCAGAGCGCAGAAATCAGAAGGGGGGAGTCGTGACCGGGAAAGTGATCACCGAGGGGACTCCTGTCGTCATCACGGACGCCTTCGGGAAAGAATGGCCGACGACCGCACTCAGCGGCGTCGAAATCAAGGGCCACAGCTTCCCGGTGATATGGGTCAAGCGCCCGCTGACGGCAGGCGGCTGGGACAAGGCTCCATGGCCGGCCGAATCGGTCCGGCTGGCCCGGCCTAGTGAGACCCGGTGAGGCAGCGGCCCGCGGTCACGTCAGCGTGACCAGCTCGCATGAGCTAGGCGTCTTGCGTACCGGGGCCGCTGCCTCTTCTGGTGGCGGGGAGACAGGGACCAGCCTTCCGGGCCGCTGGCGCCCGCCGGCACTGGCCGCTTACGCGGGGGCCGGGCAATCCCATCCCTGAACGTCTCCCCAAACGGGAATTCTGTGAGTGCCGGGTGAGGCTGCCGCCCGGGCCATTTGTGTCGGACACTCCAGCCGTGCACTGCCTCGGCGTCCAGCTACCGCACTGCGAAGTGCGTGCACCTTCCCGGCACTACGTGGCGGAGACGTGATTTGAACACGCGACCTCTGAGTTATGAGCCCAGCGAGCTACCGAACTGCTCCACTCCGCTGTGATCATCTTACCGATGCCGTCTCCGCTTCGCCCGCAATGACGGCTTGACGTGCAGCGCCGGGCCGGAGTTCGCGCACGGGTTGCAGGTGGCGCAGCGGATGTGAGCGCTGGGGTTGCTGGCCGCGTGATAGTCGTGGGCGGCGAAAAGGGGCTGCAGCGTCGCCGCCATCCGCTGAAAGCCCCGCATGAGCGAGGTTACTTCCGGGATGACGATCACGTTGTAGTAGTAGGTGCTGTGCCGCAGAACGCTCCACCGTTCCGGCCAGATTGCGCCGCCCCCGTCGCAGATGATCCGTCCGGCGTCCGGGTTCCACCGCATCGCGTCGCTGCTGGTCGTGGAGTCCTCAAGGGCGCCGTCGATCGCGGCGAGGACGCCGGGAGTGTCAGTGGTCACGGCTACCATTCTGCACGGCAACGGCCCGGAACCAGCGCTCTGGGCGCGATCCCGGGCCGCTCAGGGCCGTGGTGGGCGCGGCCCTGGTCTCAGCCGGTTAAAACGAGGCGTTTGCCTAGCGCGCACTCAAGCGGGATGGTGTCCGGGGCCCTGGGGAGCAGGCCCGCGTAGGAGGCCAGGTCGTACGGAAGCCTGCTGAACTCTCCGGTGGTGATAATGAGCTCGGGGACGCCCGCTTCTAGCCGGCGGTGATGCCGGAGCCGCACGTGAGTCTCGTTCTCGGTGACGTCCAGGCAGCCGATGCGTGTCATCGCAGTGGCATCGCCATGGCGATCCCACCGCCGACACTGCGCTGAAGGACACCGGCCGGGGGTGTGAGGATCTCTGGCTGCTCGATGCTGTTGGAGAAGCTGTTGCCGTACACAGGTCACACTCCTGTCGTTGCGGGCGGTCAGCGGGTTGCGGATCCGCCATGCTCAGCCTTCGTAAACATAGTTGGGCTTGACGCCGTTGTGGAGGTAGGCACCATAGTGGGCCACGCCGCCGTACCGCAGCGCCACCACGACGGCGGCAGTCATGGCCAGGGCGATCAGGGCCAGCATGGCTAGGCGCATGGCGGGGGCTAGGCGCATGGCGGGGATTGTGTGCAGGACTCCGGGCTTCATGGTTCTCCTTCGCGGGATGTCCCTTATGCCCGCAGGATCACTTGTTCCCGGGATGTCCGGAAGCGGGAACATTCACGGGAACCACCGACAGGCCAATATGGGCGACCTGGCCGAGCTCGTTGTGGCAGTACGGGCAGCGTGCGAGAGAAGTTACCGTCAGCATTGGCCCGGCATCCTCCCCCGGGGGCAGTGGCGGCAGGTGCCGGGTGCCGGCCATCGCCTCGATAGCAGCATGAGCCTTGATGAACACGCCGCCCGCGGCGAGCTCACGGTCCATCACCTGCCAGAACCGCGCAGACCGGCGGGCACCGGTTTCCGCGTTCGCGATCGTGGTCCGCTTGAACGGGGTCCGTGCGGCGAGCTGGTCTTGTGTCAGCCCGGCGGCGTGGCGGCGGTCCGCGAGCTGGTGGCCGAGATCCGCGAGCGCGGCGTCAACCTCGGCGGGGGTGGCCACTGCGCTCTGTCTTGGTGCGTGGAAGCATGCGCATACGGGTGATGTCCCTTCCGGGGTCTACGCGGTTCCTGTGGGACTGATCCCTAGGCCGGGTCCGTGTTCGCTGCACGGGCCCGGCCGCCTTCGGGTTATCCGGGTGGGGTGTCTGGAACGTCGGCCTCGGTGGCCGACTCGCCGTGGCTGCACCCGTCATCCCAGACCTGAGACAGCACATCCGTCAGCCTGGCACGCTGCTGCGCGTCCAGGCCGCACGGAACAATGTCGCTGATACGGGTGTGGGCTCTGGCGATGCAGTCACCGCGGGCGTGCTTGCGCATGATCTCAGGGTCAGGCATGGGGCTCATTCTGAGTAGGGGTCTGGGATTCCACCAGGCAGCAACGTGATCAGAGCCATTATCTCGTCAGAGAGGTCGTCAATTGTCTGGCCGGGAACGAGAGCGGCCAAGCGACTATCCAGCAGGCGGACGATCGCGTCATGCAGATCGCTCGCGCCGACCCACTTGACGCCCTTCTCTGTCGTCATGCCGGCGCGTATCACGATCAGGAGATCATTCGGCTTCTGCTCGGGTTGGTCGTCACTCATTGCCGCTCCTCTCGCTAGAAGGGTGGTTCGTCGCTGTAGACCACGCCGGCAGTAGGCCACTCGGGCTGCGGGCAGTCGCATTTCTTGCCACCGTGCGCGTCGTCGCAGTGCTCCCAGTACTCCTCTTCAGCGCGTCTCTCCTCGTAGTCGCTGGGGTCAGGCTCATGGCCGTCGTAGGTGGGGTCGCTCCAGTCGTTGACGTCGGTCACGGCCTTCCCCCTGCCGTCACGCCGCGCAGCACGGCGGGGACATCGGCTGGCTTAGGGGCCGGGTGAACCAGCTCAGCGAACTTGCCGACCTTATCCAGCACGGCGAGGATGAACTCGCGGTCATGCTCGTCAAGGTCAAGGCGTGCGTTGACGTGCAGCTCAACCCGGCCGTTACCGGATATCGGCAGCACGTAGGCCACGGACATCGATCCCGGCGCCTCGCTCATCGCTGGTCCTCTCCCGCCTGTTCGATGCGGGCCACCACGTCACGCAGGGACGGCCCGCCGTTCGGCTGCGCCCGTTCCCGCTCGGAACGCTGCGCCTGATAGGCGTCGTGCCCACCTTCGCTGTAGCCCTGCTCAAAGCCTTCGGCGCGCTCCTTGGCGAGTACCCGGCGGACGATCATGCGGGTGTTGATGTCACCGGCCGGGTACCGCTCGAAGGCCCGGACGACCTCCTCGATGCGGCCGTTGAAGTCGCCCATGGCTACTCCTCTCCCGTCAGCGCCGGGAGCCCGCACGCGGCGGCGCGCTCGGCATTGATCCGGTCCGCGTACTCCTCGTCGCCCTCGTCGGCGAGGGCGGTCGCGCAGCGCCCATCCCCGGGCGCGAACTCGATGTCACAACCGGTCCCGCACTGCATGCAGCAACGGCCCCGGCAGCCGGGAGCGTCGCAGCCGGTGTCATACAGGGGCTCACCACATCCCCCGCATTCGTCGGGGGCAATGGCGAAACCCTCGGCCTCGGTGTCGTAGTAAACGGCCATTGGGTCAGTCCTCTCCCGCCTGTACGGCGCCGATGTCGTCCAGCTGCGCACGCACCCATTCCGGGTTGCGGCGAATGAACTCCTGAACCTGCGGGGTTACGTCGTGGCGCTCGCTGGCGGCGAACGTGGCCGTCGTCCCGTCCTCGCTCTCACTCACGACCCGCCGCCTGGTGACGGCGAACACCTGCCCGCTGAAGTCAGCGAGGTAGAGGTTTATCGGGTAGTGGCGTCGGCAGTCTGGCTCCGTGCAGCATCCGCTCACCGCCCTGTCTCCTTCGGGAGGTAGATCAGGAAAGACGCACCGAGGAAAGCGGCGAACTCTTCCAGCCACCGCTCAGCCTCAGCCTTGAGCCGGTCCTGGGCATCGTCGTCCCAGCCGCCGTACCGCACCTGCTCCGTTGAGCCGGGGAACGTGGTGCAGAGCGCCCACTCATTGAAGCGGCGGCCCGTGATGTTGGCCACGGGGTGCAGGATCTGGAACAGGGCCGTCGTCACGGTGCCGACGTAGCCGAACCACTCGACGACGGTCCCGTCTACGTGGTGCCAGCGGATGCGCTTGACCTCGTTCACTGCCCTGCCTCCCTTGCCATCTCCGCGTACCGGCGCTCCAGCTCGCCCCAGATCACCTCGTCATCGAACCCGGCCCGGGCCCACGCCAGGCTCAGATGCCAGCCGTCGTAGCCGGACCCGGACGGGTAGCAGGGGCCTTCAAGAATGTCGCAGCGGTCCGGTTCGTCACCGTTATACAGGGGGCGGGGCGAGTGATACTCGACGCCGAGGGCATCGCCGTTGCGGCGCAGGGCGTGGTACTCGACCGCGCCAGCTGCACCCGCGACGATGTAGCGCCACTGGCGGTCATCGTCGCGGTGGATGCGGTGGATTGCGGTGGCGGTCACCGTCCTGGCTCCTCGTCGTCCTCGGGCTCGCTGCACGGGCAGTCAGGGCTGTTGCAGTCGCAGCCCCAGGCGTCATTGGGGTCACAGCCGCACTCGGGGCATGGCTTCGGGCGCCCGGGGGTCACGAGAACTCCACGGGAACGAACCGGTTACCCGCCTCGTCACGGAAGTCACTGCCGTACGTGTCGTCCAGGCCGCCGCGCTGGGTCTCGATCAGCGCCAGCAGGTCAGCCAGCACGACATGCCGGCCGTACTCGTCAAAGACGCCGCCGAGGTCCAGCAGTTGCCGCCAGGAGGCGAAGTCGGTCACGGGCCACGTCACAGCAGGCGGGGCGGTGTCCGGATCCGGGTAGGCGCGGAAGGTGAACGTCCATCCGATGCTGGACTTGCCGAGGTGCACCCAGTTGCTGCACTGGGACTCGCAGGCACCGGTAGGGCGCAGGTAGAAGTTGGTGGGCACGGGTCAGCCCTCCATCGCTGTCACGAGCAGGCGGCCGGTTCGGCCCTCCCTGACCAGCCAGCCCTTGCGGCGGAGCACGGCGGTCATTTCCTTCAGCGCTAGCAGCCGCAAGCTCTCATCGTCGTTGGCCTCGTAGCTGACACGAACAGCCGACGCGCCAGGTGTGCCGTGCCACTCCACGACGTAACCTTCGCGGTCATCGCGGGCCGCTGGGAGGTCAGCCGCGCGCAGGGTCGCGGAGACGGACCGGGCAGTGGGGGGCTTGGGGGTGCGCATGGGTCAGCCCTCCCTTGTGATCTCGGCGACGGCGGACCAAGCGCCGTGGGTGGAGCAGAAGATCTCGCCGCCAGCCTTGAACCGCCATCCAGAAACGGCGTCCTCGAAGGCGATGCTGTGGCCGCATGCGAGGTGCGCGATGCGGTCCACCGGGATCTCGGCGAAGTAGTCGCTCATGCTCACTGACCAGCCTTCCTTGCTGCCGCCACGATCGCCGCTGACGCGACGTCAGGGCATCCGCCGTCGCTCTGGGCCCACGCCTCGAAGGCGCCCTCCGCCGCCGGGCACCTCTCGCAGATCACGTCCATGAGGACGACGCGAGTGAGCCGCTCCTCATCGGTCAGTCGCCGCTCGTGTGCTCTGCGGTCCAGGGTCTCCAGCGACCAGGCGAGCAGCCGCACGGGCAGCTCCCGGCATCGCGCCTTCATCTGCTCGACGACTTCTTCGCGGGTGCTCATTGCTCAGGCCGCCTTCCGGGCCAGGACCAGCCGCGCGGCCAGCGAGTGCTTGCAGGACACCGCAGTGAGCCGGCGCAGGCCGCTCGGGCAGTTGCAGGTCTCCCGGTGGGTCAGGTAGGTCCGTTCCCCGTCGCTGCTCACTGCACGGAACACGCCGGGGCGGGAGGTGGGGACGAGACCGCCGTCCTCGATCAGCTCGCGGGCCTTCTCAACCTGCGCGGCGGCGAAGCCCTTGACGGCCTCGGCAGCAGCGGCGGCGCGGATGCGGGCCCGGCAGACGGGGCCGTAGGTCTGCGAGACCCGGAGCTTGCGCCCGCAGCGGAGGCAGCGGGCCGGCTCGGCTGGGGTCGTGGTCAGCTCCATAGGCCACATCGTATGGCCACAACGTGTGGCATGGCAATAGGTTTTGGCCAACTCGTATGGCATCATTTTGTGCATGGTCGAAAGCGACGGGATCAAGCGGCTGCGACAGCTCGCCAGCAAGAGAGACCGGCTCGACGCCGACATCGACGCGCTGACGGACGACCTGCTGCGCGAGGGTGAGTTCGTAGAAGACATCGCCGCCGCACTCAGCACCTCCCGCGAGAAGGTGCGCCGCTTCCGCAAGGATCGCAACATCCCGGATGCGCGCGAGATCCGCCGCGCGAAGGGCGCACCGGGGCGCCGCTGATCAGGCGGCACGGCCGTCCCGCCTCGCTGCCGTCTCCTGCACTACCGGCTCGTAGTTCCTGGTTGCCGCGTCCACACTGATCCCCACCCGCCCAGCCGCCTCCGCCACACTCACGCCCCACGACCGGAGTTCCGCGTAGTCCTCCAGCCGGTCCGCGTACGAGCCTGTGGCCCGCTGACGGCTCGGCCGGGGGCCACCCTCAGGACGGCCCTGACGCTGCCAGCGGCGGTTGCATGTGTAGCAGTAGGGGCCGCGCCAGCCCGCATAGGAGGCATCCTCGGGACGGATGGCCGGGCATGCGAGGCAGGTTGGCCCATGGATCCACCTGCCGACGAGGCTCACGGTTCCTCCCCCGTGGCCTTGCCGCTGATCAGCGCGCACGCCGTCGCGTACTGGGCGACGCACTTCATCGAGCAGAACGTGGCCGCGACCGAAACCTCCGGGTTGCCGGTGAGTGCCGCCATGAACCCGGACGGCTCTCCCTGCTGAAGAAGATGCAGCCATCCGGTAGCGGGCATGGGGGCGAAGGCGCGGCAGTTGTCACACTGGACGCCGGCGGTCATCTCGGCCCCTGATCCCGTGCGGCCATCAGCAGGCGCGTCACCTCGCGGATATGGTCGGCTGTTTTCCAGCGGATCGTCTCGCGGCTGTCCGTGATGTGGAGCATGTCGCCCGCCTCGACCTCGCGGTGGTCGGTGACCCTGGCCTCATGCCAGTCGCCGCCGTGATCCTTGCCGCTTACGCACGTCAGCGTCCAGTAGCCGACGGAGCGCACCGCGCCGCACTGCCCGGCTGCCAGTGCCGCACCAAGGGCGGGGGTGACATCCTGGTCGGGTTCGGTGCTCGCCGCAGGCTGATTGCCGGACCAGATGACCCGGCCGGCGAACCCCCCGCGCTCTTCCGCCTTAGCAGCCCGCAGCTCCTCCAGCTGTGCCCGGCTGACGCCTGCCTGCCCGGCGAGGGTGTACAGCACCTCAAGGATGTCGGCGAGTTCCCCCGGGTCACCGGAGTTGAGGTATTCCTGAACCTCTTCCCGGAGTTTGTCCCGCAGCCGGATACGGTATTCCCCGGTGCCGGCTGTGTATGTGACGGGTTCCGGGCCCTGGGACCGGATGATCTCCGGGATCTTGTCGCGTACCAGCTTGCCGTGACCATACGGTCCCGCCAGTGCCGCACCGAGGGCCGCCCGTTCGGGTGCGTCAGGCTCGGTGTCGGCCATCAGAACGGGCCCTCCTCGTCATCGTCATCGGCTGCCGCTGGCAGTGCGGGGCGCTCCCACGGGCCAGGCATCTCCGGTTCGGGCGGCGTGATCAGGTGCACCGAATCAGGCGGGAACTTCGCGATCTCCCGGCCGTCGGCGTCCCGCAGGAAGGCGTACGGCTGGCCGCAGAACGTGCCCTCAGTGAGATAGCCGGTGTACTCCTGGTAGCCCTTGATCTGAACGTCGCAGTAGACACCCTCGGGCTGCGGAGCACCCGGGCCGGGGCTGCCGCAGGCCTCGATGACGGCCATTACTGCTTCAACCTGCTTGTCGCACGTCTTGCATCGGGCGCAATCGTCCATGCTCTGCTGCAGGGCCGCATCGATCCGCCGGGCCAGTTCCTCGCGGGTGATGGTCTCGCTGGTACTCATGCCGCATTGCCTCCGATCTGCCGCAGGTACGCCTCAGCCTCAGCACCCACGGTCGGCAGGCCGACTACTTCCCGGTAGTTTTCCGGGTCCACTGAAATCGGGACCAGCGCCGGCACCCGGTACGCTTCCGCCAGCTCGCGGAGCAGATGATGCGGTTCGGTCAGGGCCTCATCAACGAGGAGGATCGCGGCGACCCGCGCGTACTGGGCCCGGTACCCCTGCGTCGCGGGGATCACCCGGCCACCGAGCTCCACCACACCGAGGATCGGTGCTTCGCGGGACAGGTAGTGGTTGATCACGCCAAGGTCGGTGGTGGCGTAGATCCCGCACCTGCATTCCATGCCGGGCACCGGGCCGTGCTCCTCCTCGTCGTCCTTCGCCTTCTTCCTCGGCTGCCCGCATGTTGCGGTGATGAGCTTGTCGTACGGCCAGTTCCCCGCGGGACTGGCCATCGCTTTCGCCAGCCATGAGGCGTTCCGGCCCGGGGCGTTCAGCGACAGGACGGCCATCGCGGCGCGGTCAAGCTGCCAGGACCGGAACGCGAGCCGCGTCTGCGGGAAGTCAGGGACGGCTTTCCCCGTACTGCCGCCGCTCACGCCGGCACCTTCTCCGGGGTAGCGGGCTCCGTGGCCGGGGTGCCGGCGGGAATCTGGTCCGGGTGTACGGGCATGGGCACCTCGATCGGGTCACCTTCAGGGCCAATCTCCATCACTGCCTCCTCAGCAGGGGTTACCGGGTTACGGGAAAAGGGTCATCTGGGGTGCGATCAGCCGGTACTCCTCACGGGGCCGGCCGGAAGTCTCGACCTTCCGCCGCTCGATCAGCCGCCTGGCGGTGAGCTCGGCCAGCGCCGCTTCCATGTCGGCGGCCGGGATGTTGCTGCGCAGCACACCGGAGCCGATCTCATCCCGGGATGTCCATTCGGGGTACTGGCCGTGCAGGTGCCGGACGATCTTCGCGGTGTGCGATGGGTTCACCCGCGGTGGCAGCTGCGCGACGGGGACACTGAACACGACCTCCGCGGACTGCGCGCAGTACGACAGCAGCGCCAGCGCCGCCTCCGTGTGGTCCGGGCCGATCACCGGGGACATGTCCGCGAGCGCATAAGCGGCGGCGAGGCGGATCACCTGCGACTCAGCGCGGCTGTGCAGGCTGCGGAATCCTTCGCTGGCGTGCGGGAGGCGCGCTTTCACCGCGGTCCCCCACGCGCCGATCACGCCGTCGTCTACCGGCAGCGCTGTGCGCGGCTGGATACCCCGCAACGTCAGCAGGTACCTGCTGACCGGGTCGGTGTGGTTCATCACCGCCTCACGGGACGCTTCCAGCACCATCCGGACCCGGGCAGCGAGCGGGCCGTGGCCGGGGGTGTCCGCGAACGGGCTGATGTCCTTCACCGGGGCCGTGTAGACGTACAGGATGCGTGACTCCAGTCCCCCGGCCTGAGACAGCCGCTTGTGGTGCCGGAGCAGTTCCTCCGGGGTGATCATCGCCAGCAGGGAAATGTGGGCGCGGGACGCCCGGCGGGTGAACTTGGTCGTCGTCCGCTGCAGCGTCCGGCCGTCCCAGGCGTTCCGCAGCTGGGCGGACAGGGTGCCGGTCCGGGCCATCGTCTCCACCAGGCGGCCGAACTCGGTTTCCACGATCAGCACCCGGCAGTCATGGGAGTGGTCGTCGGCTACCTTGTCGATCATCGCCTCCGCGGACTGGAGGCCGTACAGCACCCGGTCGGTAGCCCAGTCTGGGTCCGCTTCGGTGAACAGCTTCTCCACCGCGGCGAGCGCTGTCCCTTTCCGGCCCGTCGCCGCATCCCCGACCAGGACCGCGAACAGGCGGGCGGGATGCTCAGCGCCACCGAACCGGGCGTGCGGCTGCGGGCCCGCCGCATTCCCCAGTAGCGCCAGGAACGTCACCAGGACCGCGGCAGGGTCCGCACCCGACGCCTCCGAGAGGGTGGTGGCGACCTCCCCGGGCAGGCCACACAAGGCTGCTGGGGGAAGCTGGGGGCGCAGGAACGCGGCCAGCGGCGGAACCGGGGCGGCCTGATCCTCGATGGTGGTCATGCCGTACCACCCAGCAGGACGCAGGTGATGGCCTCATAGGTGGAGCACGGCCAGTCCGGCTCACCCTCGCACTCGGCGCAGACCGCCCCCCTGGGCTGGTCCAGGCAGAGCCAGTCACCGGAATCCGACTCGAAGTGCCGGCCGTCATCGCCGATCGCGTCGTAGTCGTGGCCGCACCAGGGCTTCAGGTCACCGGCGCCGTGACCGGAGGCGAGCAGCGCAATCCCGTAGACCGGCTGCCGCTGGTGCAGCTTCAGCACCTCATCCAGCGCGGCCAGCAGGCGGGGAGCATGGATCTCCATGACCCGGTGCGGATACACCGCTCTATCGCTCAGGTCGGCGCGGATCTCGTTCAGGGCTGCGGTCAGTTCGTCGGGCTTGGTTTCGGTGGTGTTCACGGGGGTCTCCTCGGGGGATTACCTGCCGGGCCCCCGTACCTGCTGGGAACCCGGCGATGGCGGGGTTTTCAGTCGGCGACCAGGCGTTCCTCATCGGCCTGCTCACGCTGACGGCGGACCACGTACGTGCCGGGCCCGAACGCCTGCAAACCGTGCTCGGCGTCCCGGGACAGCGCCGACACTGGCGTGCCGTCACCGTGAGCGAGATAGCCGACCTCACCCTCCGGGACGGTGACCGTGCCGACGGTCTGCGCACCCTCACGGCCCGGCGCCCACAGCACGCGGCCCAGGAGCAGATGCACGTGGCCGCCCTGCCCGCGGACCAATTCCGCGCCGCAGGCCGGGAGCGGTCCGGCCGCGTCCGGGACGAGACCGTCAGCGGGCAGGATCAGCACATCCCCCTGCGGCAGCGGCTTCCCGGTGATCACGGGCACATCGGCGTCAGCGGTGAGCGCGTCAAGAACCGCGTCAGCGGTCATGGTGATGGTCATGGCTGTTTCCTTCCGGTTCAGGTCCGGCGCGCGATCTGCGCGTAGACCTCGGGAGTAACCCGGACGGGACTGTCCGGGTCGTCGTAGCCCCACGCCGCAGCAGCGCGGGGGGTCTTGGTGTCAGGGCCCGCGGCGGCTGTTATGCCGAACCTGCGGCGGTTGCCGTCAAGTTCGGCGGTGCCGTTCCATGCCAGGAGCAGGCGGATACGGGAACCCCACAGCCGCTCAGGTACGTCATAGAGCTCGATGTCGAAGCCCGGATTGCCCGGATCCGGTTCCGTGCCGATCAGCTGAAGTTCCGCATCGCTGACGAACTTCTCCCAGCCGAGTGATTCGATCGCGCAGCGGCGGACCTCCACGTTCTCCTCACCTGCGATCCGCTCCACCGCCGGCTCTTCAACCACCCAGGCGGGGACCTGGCGCCCATGCCAGGAGTAGACGGGCCAGCCGTCACGGAACCTCATCGCCGGCCCATCGGCGGAATGCAAGCGGACCGTTCCCCGTGCCGCGTCCCATGTCTCGGTCTTCACAAGCGCGGGGCGTTCGGAGATCACGCAGACGTTGCCGTAAGGCCACCACCAGCCGCATGACCGGGCCAGCGCAGCCCACAGGCCCAGCCGGGCGTTAACCTCATTGCTGTAGGTGACGAGGTCAAGGCGCCGCGGCACGTCGTAGAACGCGATCCAGCTCGCTTCGTGCTGGCCCCAGAACCGTTGATAGAGGCTGGCCCCGAGGCTGTCCCTGAGGCTGTCCCTGAGGCTGGCCCCGAGGCTGGCCCCGAGGCTGTCCCTGAGGCTGTCCCAGAGGCTGTCCCAGAGGCTGTCCCAGAGGCTGGCCCCGAGGCTGGCCCCGAGGCTGTCATAGAGGCTGTCCCAGAGGCTGTCCCAGAGGCTGTCCCCGAGGCTGGCCCCGAGGCTGTCATAGAGGCTGTCCCTGAGGCTGTCCCAGAGGCTGGCCCCGAGGCTGGCCCCGAGGCTGTCCCCGAGGCTGGCCCCGAGGCTGTCATAGAGGCTGTCCCTGAGGCTGTCCCTGAGGCTGTCCCTGAGGCTGGCCCTGAGGCTGTCCCTGAGGCTGTCCCTGAGGCTGGCCCCGAGGCTGGCCCCGAGGCTGTCCCCGGCTTTGCCCGACAGCAGCCAGATCGCCAGCGATGCCGTCGCAGGCGAATCAGTCCAGACGAACTGGGGTGCCGGCTTGCCCATCAGCCGGTACATCTCCGTGATTGCTGCCTCAGATGCTGCACGGTCAGCGGGCTCACAGCAGGTACCAGCGGCCAGCCATTCGCTGCGGAGACGGTGAACCTCAGCCCATTGGGCTTCGGTGAGTTCGTTGATCCTTGTCGTGGTCATTCCGGTCTCCTCGGGGGATACGGGCGGGATCATGAGGCTTCAAGGGTCATCTGGGAGAGGCGGCGCGCGGCGGCCTCGGCGTAGGGCTCGTGCCGCTCAACCCCGATGGCACGCCGCCCGGCGCAGCGGGCAGCGTCGAGGGTGCTGCCGCTCCCGGCGAAGGGATCGACAACGAGGCCGCCTGGCTGGCAGGCATAGCCGATCAGAGGGTCGAGCAGCTCAATGGGCTTCTGAGTCGGATGAATGGGGTTGCGCCGCCACATGTTCGGGATGCGGAGAACGGTCCGGGTGAGCCGTGTCCCGTCGTCTTGCCATGACCGGCTGCCGATGGCTCCGGTGTGGGTCGGCTGCGCCCGTCCCGAGTTGGCAGCTGTCCGCCATGCCACTGTCGTAGGCGGTGTCTCGTGCCGGAAGCTGGCCCAGTCGCCCCGGTACCAGTGCGTGACCTGCTCATGAACGCGCTTGAAGCGGTCGCTGGCAAACCCGGAGCCGTTTTGCTTTTCCCAGATCAGATCCTGGCTCAGCTTCCAGCCTGCAAACTCGTCGCGGCGATCCAGGTACATCCGCAGCGAGCCAAAACACCAGAGCGACCGTGCGACGCCCGCAGCCACGTCAAGCCAGCCATCTGGCCAGCGGTCCCACGCTAGCGAGGTCTCCCCGTACGGCGGGTCAGCCACGATGCAGTCCGCAGTGATCCCGAGCGCAGGGAGCACCTCGCGGCAGTCACCCACGTAGAGCGAAACCATCTCATCCTGGTAGTACGCCTTCGGCCCGCTCACGCTGCTGCCTCCACCCGCTCGAGCGGCCATCCCGGCGCCACCCCGTCAAACCGGTTCTCCCACTCCCGTCCGCACGGGCACCGGTACTCAGCCCGGAGGGAACCGTGATCATTGGGAGTGACCGTGTGCGGGAGGACGGCGGGGAGGTCGCCGGGGAAATGGGTCAGGGCCTGGCAGGCGGCGCGAAGGTCCGGGAGGGGGCTCATGCGGGGCATCCGTCAAACATCGCCTGCCACCTCGCGGTCACCTTGGGCGGTCCAGCGTCGAAGCTTTTGCCACAGTTCCCGCAGGACATGTAGTGGATCTCTGGGCATCCGTGATCCTCGGTGGCCTCCGGGAACACGACCTCATACGGGCCGTGATCCTGGTTGTGTTCCGTGCTGCCGCAGACCGGGCACTCGACGCCCGTGTACACCTCGTAGAGCCTCATGCCGCCTCCCTTGCGGTCGCGCGGATGCGGGTCGGCTCGCCTTCGCCGCCGAGCTCACGGAGCAGGTTGTCCCAGTCCGACAGCGGGAACCAGTTCTTCTCCATCAGGTGCGCCGTCCAGCGGCACAGGGCCGGCCACGTGGCGATCCGGGGGCCGTCGATCTCGTAGCAGCTCTCGTCGTGGTCGGTGCGGCACTTGTCGTGCGCGGTCCGCCAGTGGACGTCGCGCGGTGCGGTCAGGAACTCCACGATGTCAACCCCCGCGTTGTGGAGACTTTCGCCGTGACGTTCCTGCCAAGCCCGGTCCGCGGCCTGCACGTCGTTGATGTCGCCGATGCGGACGTAGATGCTGCCGGTGTCACCCGTGATCGGGAACGTGCACGTCTCGCAGATCAGGGTCAGGTCACTCATGCCGTACCGCCAACCACCGTTGAGGGCGTCCAGCCCTGACCGGTCTCATAGTTCTCGCGTGCCTGGGAGACGATGCGCCCGTAGTGGCCCTGGAACTGCAAGGTCACGGTCGTCAGCGGGCCCTGCCGGTTCTTCGCGACGATCACGTCCAGTTCGCCGGCCCGCGCGGATTCCCGCTCGTAGTAGTCCTCGCGGTGCAGCAGCAGCACCACGTCAGCGGCCTGCTCGATCTCGCCGCTCTCCCGCAGATCGGACAGGCCCGGGATCTTGTCAGTCCGGTGCTCGGATGCTCGTTTCAGCTGGGCGAGCAGCACCACCGGGATGCCGAACTCGCGGGCCAGATGCTTGCAGCCCCGGGCCAGTTCCGCGACGGCATTCTGCCGGTTCTCGGCTTTCGGTTCCTTGAACAAGCCGAGGTAGTCGGCGATGTACATCCGGGCCGGGTTGCCGCTGCGCTCCATACCGCGAAGCCGGGCCCGGGCGTGAGGGAGTGACACATGGTCCTGGTCGTCAACGATCAGCGCGGACCCGGTGAGGTGGTCGTGGGCGCGGTTGATGCGGTCCCATTCCCCGTCGCTGAGGTTGTGCCGTACGAGGGAGTCCAGTTGCACGGTCGCGGTGGCGGCCATGCGGCGGAGCATCAGTTCCCCGGCGGTCATCTCCATGCTGGAGAACAGCACCGGCAGGCCCAGCCGGGTCGACATGTGCTCAGCGATGCCCCCGGCGATCAGGGTTTTCCCCATCCCGGGCCGGGCTCCGATCACCGTGAGCGTGCCGGGCCGCAGCCCGCCGAGCACGTCGTCCAGGTCCGAGTAGCCCGTGCGCAGGCCCGGCTCGATGCCGCGCTCAAGCTGGTCGATGACGTCAGTGAGGACCTCAGCCTGCGTGCGGAGTTCCGCCTTGGCGGGCCCGGCGGTGGCGTCCCCGATCAGCTTGAGGATCACGTCGCCGCCGTCGTCCGTGTCGAACTCCGGGCTAGATGCGATCTGCAGGGCGCTGGTGAGCGCGGCAAGGGTGCGGCGCTGCCGGGCGGCCCGCAACACAGTCTGAGCGTGCGCGGCGTACGAGGGAGTCGCGCATTCCATCAGGCCGGCGAGGATCACCCCGGCCTGCCCGCTGCGCCACACGCCCTGCTCGGCGGCGACGAGGTGCCGCAGCACCGATGGGACATCACACGGCTCGCCGGTCTCGGTGAGGTACCGGACGGCGGCGTACACGGCCTGGTGGATAGCGCTGGCGAAGCAGTCGTCCCGGTCAAGGATCGCGGCGACGGCTTCAGCGGCGGTCCGGGACGTGATGATGGTTCCGAGCACGCCCCGCTCGGCGGCCTCGACGTCCGGGGTGCGGCCTGGGCCTGGTGTCTCGCTCATGATCCCTCGATCTCAAGTCGCGGCGTGCCGGTGACCGCACGCATCGCCGCTTCAGGGTCGCGCCCGTCGGCGACGGCGACCGTCGCGGCGTGCAGGGCTGCGCGATAGGTGTCGCGGTCGCCGTTGGCTATCTCGGGCGGCGGCGCGGGGATCTCGGCGCGGGCGATGCGCTCGTCGCGGATCTTCCGGACACACTGACGGACATGGGCCGGCATGATCCACTCGGTGCTGTCGGTGTAGTGGCTGATCACAGCCGTCTCACAGTCGTGGTAAGGCAAGTCGCCGAGGGCCTGAAGCCAGGCGATCACATCGGCCTCGCCAATCTTGCGGCGGTCGTAGCTGGCGCACTTGGCCAGCAGGCGCCCGGTCTCTTCGGCGTTCACGCGACGTCTCCGTTCTGGTCCATGTACGCCTGCACGCGGAGCCCGGCCTCGATGCCCTCGCGGGCGCGCTGGTTGGTGGTTGATTCGCGCGATGGCCCGTTGCCGCTTACTCCCGCCTTCGCGCGAGCCCTGGCCCTGGCGTCGGCGTTCTGGACGTTTTCGGCGAAGCTGGTGAAGGTGGCCGCGTTCTGCCCCGACAGGAACCAGTCGGCGAGGCCTTGCCGGATGTGCTTGTCGGGGACGCCCTGGGCGAGCAGTTCGCCGATCTGGCTGGCGAGGCGGCCGATGGTCTGCCGGGTTAGGTTGCCCTCTTGCTCACGCACCCAGTCGATGAAGGCAGCGAGGATGGTCTGTGTCGTGGGAGCTTCAGCGACCGCGACCGTAGGTAGTTCTTCTGAGGGTTGCTCTTGTGAGGGGATAGTGAGGGGTAGCGAGCCTGTTTCCGCAGGTTGTGGACTCGGGTCCGCACCCTTTCTTGCCGATTCCGCACCCTTTCTCTTCGATTCCGCACCCTTTACCTCGGGTTTAGGGTGCGGCTTGGGCGCACTCTTTCCGGGGTCCTCAGGGTGCGCCTTGGCCGCACCCTCAACCTCTGCTTTAGGGTGCGTCTTGAGCGCACTCTTTACGTCGTCTGCAAGGGGCAGCAGAACGAACCGCGCGGGACCGCTGCGGTTGCCTCCGCCGTCGCGCTTGAGAACGCCCTCGGTGACCAGCTCATCGGAGATGTGCGACACGCGGCTGGGCGACCTGCCGGTGCGATGCGACAGCACCCCGCGCGTCGGCCAGCCGGTGCGCGTCCTGTCATTCGCCTTCTCGGCCCACGCCACCAGCCATAGCTTCCGGGCGTCGGGACCGTGGTAGTGGTCGAGGACCTCAACCACCAGCTTCATCCCCATCACCCCACCTGGCCTGCGGGACGCGCGCCATGACGGGACTTGGAGTGACCCCAAACCCAGATCGTGACGCTGATGGCCACCCGCGGCCGTCCTTCCGCTCATGTGTCGATGGACCCCTGTCTTACGCCGCCTCAAACTTTTCTCTACGTTATACCCTAACGGAGAACGGTGTGTAAGATAGTAGCGGACACCATCGGGAAGGATGCAATGGCTACACCGGAATGCTGTGTCATGATGGACTTCATGAGCGCCGAGACGGAGGCACGCCTGACGAGGGCCTCGCGCACCTATGCGCGCCTCAGGCCGCAGTGGCGTGATGCCGTCAGGGAGCTGCACGAGGCGATCATTGCCGAGCGCCAGGAAGGCGCGAAGATCGAGGACATCACGGCGCGTGTGCCGGTACGGCAGACGCAGGTGAACCGCATCCTCAAGGCGGCCGGACTGGTGGAGGAGCGGAAAGGCCCGGCTGAGCCCTAGCACGCTTCCTCCTCGCCGCGTTCGCACTCCAGTTCACCTACCGGCCCCGCAGAATCCCGTACCTCGAGCCGCCGGACTTCCCCGTCTTTTTCCAGCAGCAGCACCGAGCATCGTTTCCCTTCGCGGGTGACGACGGCGAGCCCGGCGTACTGTTCTCCTGGTTCCCGCTGCCGGTAGAGGGCGGCGATGCCGTCGAGCATGGGGTTCCAGAACGCGGGGTCACGGCTGCCGGGCAGGGTGGACCGCGGCCATTCCCGGGTGCTCACGCGGCCCCCCGCGTGGTCATGTCCGCCGCTCGCGCCTCAACTGCCGCGATCCGGCCTGTGATCCACTCCACGACCGGGACCGCCACAGCGCACGCTACAGGTAGACTGGAACAGTGGAGACATGGAGCGATACTTCCTTTGCCGCTTACCTCGCCGGTTTTACCGATGGAGAGGGCTACATGGACGCACCGCCTCACGGGGGGCTGCGCATCATCCTGGCCAACTGTGAACGCGACGTGCTGGAGGCCATCCGGCGGCGGCTTGGCTACGGCGTAATCAGGTCCCAGCAGCAGAAGCCACATTGGCGCGAGCGCTTCGTCCTCGTAATTTCGAGCGCCGCCGACTGTGAGAGCTTTGCCCGCCTCACATTGCCATACCTGATCATCAAGCGGCGGCCGGCACTTGCCATCCTGGCCAAGTGCGAGGAATGGCGGAATGTCGTCGCGTCCTATGAAGAGCGAAACCATCTCATCAGGGAAGCCATTGCGGCGGGCGAAGTGCAGAAAGAAATCGCAGCAAGATTCGGCCTTAGCCAGCAGGCAATCTCGCGCATCAAACTGGGGCACACGTGGCCATCCGAGAAGCCCAAGAGTGCACGTCAAGGCGCCCGTGGTGCTTCGCTTCGAGGTCGCGTCAGGCAACACTGGTCATCCTCTCCGGGGCGCGGCCTGAATGGCACTGATCGACGGCCACAAGTCGCTGAAGAATCCACTCAGCCACAGGAACCGCAATAGCGTTCCCGCATTGCCGGTACCGGGCCGAGTCGGACTGTTCCGTCCCGTCCGCCTGCCACCGCGTCCAGTCGTCGGGGAGGCCCATCAAGCGCTCGCACTCAAGCGGGGTGAGCCGGCGGACGGCTGTTGCGGTCTGGACGCCGGTTATGGCGCGGGAGACGGCCATGATTGCGTCGTCCTTGCCGCCATGACCGGGAGCGCCGTGGTTGGTTCCCCAGGATGCCGTCAGCGTTGGAGCGGTTATCAGATGGCCGCCCGCCGCACCCTCGGCGTCTATCCGGTGCCCTCGCCGTCCGCCGCCCTGGAGGGTGGAGGCGACGAGCTGGCCGGCCGCGGCCTCGTCGGCGCCGACACGCCACCCTCCGCCCGGCCCGCCGGTTCCGAGGGTTCCGATCGTGCGAGGTTCTCCAGCGCCCCCTGAAGATCCCCCGGCATCACCCGGCCCCGCCTGGCTGCCCGCCGCAGGATCCCGGTCGCCGCCCTCGGACTCAAGGAGTACTTCCGCAGGTGCGGCCCGGTCTCCAAGACATCCGGCAATGAAGACACGACCGCGACGCTGGGGGACGCCGAAAAACTGAGCGTCCAGAACTCGGTAGGCGACCCCATCCCAGCGCTTCCCCACCGCCCCGAGGACGGTACCCATGGCTCCTCCATGGAGTCCCATGCAGCCGCCGGGGCAGGCGCCGCCTTCGGGAACGTGGGTGACGTGGGCGAGGAAGACACGCTTCCCGTCTCGCTTCTCCCATCGCCCGCATCGAACAGCGCGCCTGTTGTCCAGGCAGGTTTCGTCTCCGGGACATGAGCAGACGGCCGAGAGCATGCCTGGCACGTTTTCAAATAGGAGCCAGCGTGGACGCAGTTCGTCAGCGAGCCGCATGAAGTGCCAGAAAAGTCCTGAGCGTGCTCCACCCAGGCCCGCGCGGCGGCCAGCGATGGAGAAGTCCTGGCAGGGTGAGCCCCCGGCGAGGATTCCCCGTCCGGGAACAAAGCCGGCTGCGATGAGCTGGTCACCGGTGATCTCCGTTACGTCGTTGAACAGGGCTGTGCGGGGGAAGTGGCGGGCGAGCACGCCGCGGCAATCGGGGTCGATTTCCACGGCCGCTACGACGTTCACCGCGGCCCGTTCGAGCGCCAGGTCGAAGCCGCCGATGCCGGCGAACAGGGAGACCGCAGTGAGATCGCTCATGCGGCACGCCCCAGCCGGCTGATGCCCGCCAGTTCCCTGGCGATGACGCCGGACAGCAGCAGGGACGGGCGCCACACGCCCCAATCCTGCCCGGCAACCGTAAGGGCGTGCCCCATCTGCTGCTGGGCCGGGGTCGGCTTCCCCCGCATCGTCTTGAGCTCGCGCCAGAGGATGCCGCGGGGGCCGATCAGGATGTCGTCGGGGACGCCGGGTGTGGTGCCGCGGGAGTTGTAGACGTGGATGCGGAGGACGCCGAGGTCTTTGCAGATGGCCCGGACGTGTTCCTCGAGCTCGTCCTCGCTCATCGCCGCGGCGAGAGTATGGAACCCAGCAGGGGGACGCGGCTTCCCGTCCACGCCCCCTGCCGGGGCTTGTCCCGCACCCGCAGCTGGGGGGGTAGCTACAGGTGCGGAAGTCTGACCGGACCCGCCCGGGGGGGCGGACGGGTCCGGCGTGGCCACGTCACCGCGTGAACCTGGACACGCGGGTGACATGGCCGGCCCAGCGGGGGCAACGGGGGCAACCCCGGCCGGGCGGTCTGGGATACGGGTCATGGGGCACCGTCGTCTTTCAGCGCCAGCCCGGCCGCGTCGAGGACGCGCCGGACCTCGGCGAGCTGGGCGGGCCCGAAGTTGTACCGGTCCATCAGCTGGTCGGCGGTCCAGCCGGTCAGTACGCCGATGGTGCGGATCCAGGCTCGCAGCAGCGAGTTCTGCGTCTGTGTGACCATCCGGCCGGTGTCGCCTTCGGGCCAGAGGGTGAGGATGGAGGCGTTCGCGTCCACCACGGCCTGGTCCCGCGCCCCGGCGTTCACTGGCCTGGCCTCGGGTACGTGATGACGGGTGAGTGCTCAGCCTTAAGTTTCGGCTTCGCGGCCTCGTACGGGAGCAGCCCGCACGCTTCCAGCAGCTCCCCGAACGCGCCTGGGTCATCTTCGAGGCAGGCGATGGCCCCGGCGACTTTCCAGAGCCGGGCGAGCCTGTGTTCCCGCATCGCCTCCGTGGGGTGCCGGCCGGGGTACGGCATCACGGTGGAGGCGTCAGCACTAGCCAGGATGGCGGCGGTCGTGTGGTCACTGTGCACGGTCATGACGCACCAGCCAGGCATTCGTCTGCGATCTTCAGCGTGTGCCGGTTCGGGGCGCCGAGCGGGTACCCGGCGCCGTCGAACGCCTCAGCAACCCCGGCTTCGAGGGCAAGCCAGCCGGCGGTCAGGATCTGCCCGTCCTGGATCATGGTCGCGGCGGCTGCACGGAGCGCAGCGATCTCAGCGGCGGTCATGCGGCGGCCCGCCGTTCGGTGATCAGCCGCTTCCATTCGGCGGTCAGGGCGTCGTACTCCTCGTCGCTGTCCGTGTCCTCGGCCGCCATGAAGCCGCACTCAGCCGCCCAGTCGTTAAGCCGCTGGCCATCCGGGGCAAGGCCGGTCAGGCCGGCGGCCTGCGCGCAGAACGGCGACATCCAGCTCTCCGCGCGCTGCTCCCAGACCTTCAGCGGGCAGCGCTGGCCCAGGACGCACGTGTCCCCGCTGCCGAGACTCAGTACTTCCAGGTCGATCGCACGTTCGACGCCAGCACGCCACCAGTCCGGGTCGTGCTCGTCCTGGAACGCCGCGCCTGCGGCGACCCGCTCAGTGATGCTCGTCATGAGGCTTCCTCCGCACGCTGGGTCCTGAAGAACGTTGTGTCGTCGGCGCTGGCCGACGTCAGGTGCCAGAAGCCACCGCAGCGGCAGAGACCCGCACCTTGCCGATGCGCGCTCCGCGGAATCCGCCGCGCGCTTCACGCCTGGCTTCACGGCGGCTCAGGTAGCGCACCTTGCCGCACTCGCAAGTGCTCATGCCGCCTCCCTCCCCGTCAGCCGCTCCCACTCGATCGCAACCTCCGGTGACGTCCAGTCGCACACCTCACTGAGCCGGCCGGCCGCCATCAGGGCTTCCTCGGCGTCGTAGTAAACGGTGGGCAACGGCCTGCCGGTGGGCCGGTGAATAACACACCAGAAAGACGGGGCCTCCGGGTCACGGCACACCACCAGAGGCGCGAACTCATCCCATGCGATGCCTTCAACGGCGAGCAGTTCACTGTTGTCCCGCCAGATGCGGACGGTTCCTGTGGGGACGAGGGGGGGCATTGCCTGTGTCATCTGGTTCAGGCGCAGCCCGGTGGTTTCCTGGGCTTGCCGTGCCCGGATCCGGGCGGCGACAGCCCGGGCGAACGCTGGCCCGGTGTGGTCGTCCGGGTCACGGAGGGCCAGCCGGACATCCGCCGCGTGCCCCCGGAAGTCCAGCACGAGAACCGCGGCGATCAGTGACACGGTGGGGACACCGAATGCCAGGGCAGCCCAGTCGGTGATATTCATGGCTGCCCTTCCTCCCCCTCGTGCCTGGTTTCCCGTGCTCGCTGCCCGGCCGCTTCCATTTCGGTCACCCGGATCACTAGCCGCGCGTCCAGCCACTTCCGCACCTGATGGGTGCCGATGAGGGCAACGATGACGCCGGCGACCAGCAAGGCCGTGATCATGACCGCTCCCTGTCCGGCGTGACGGTGGGGTCGTGCTCCCAGCGGTAAAAGTGGAAGCCGAGTTCAGCGGTCAGCTGCGGGTCACGGGGGGCCTTGTCCATCCGGCGGCACGCCCAGCAGTGGCAGCCGGGCTTACGGTTCTCGCGCCGCTCCCGGATGATGAAGACAGCCACGGCGGCAGCTGCGGCCACGGCCAGCCCGGAGAACACCAGGTCAAGAAGGCTCATGCGGCATCCCCGCCATCACCAGGCCACGAGTGCTTCAGCAGGCCGAGGTCGTACGCCCACTGGAGCTCGCTCTCCGGCTTCTGTGCGAGATCATGGTTGTGCTGCCTGCACAACGGCACGGTGTTCTCCGGGTCGGTGATCGACCCGCCCCGGGCCCGGGTCAGCACCTCATGAAGGTCATCCGCCGGCCCGCATCCGGGCACAGCGCACATGACGGTTCCTTCGCGGCGATCCGGCCAGCGCTCGTCCGCCATCGCGACGCGTTCCCGGTTCTCCCGGGCCCGCTTGGCGCTGACCTTCCTGATCGACTTCCTCGCCGGGGCACGCGACGGCTCAGCTGCCCCGCCGTCGTGGATCGTGACCACGAACCCAACCACCCGTAGCGGTTTGCTGTGGGCCCGCCACTCGCGGATGACAGCAGGGTCAGAGGGCGGCAACGGCTTGCTGCGCATCAGGCGCCCCCGCCCATCACCGCGTCGTAGGCGCGGAGCGCCCATTTCGCGTCCCCGAGCGCGCTGTGGCGTTCCTCGGGCCCGGGCGGCTCAACGCCGATCAGCCGGGACAGGTCATCCGACCGCCACGGGAGAGGGGGAACCATCTCGCCCTGGCCCCGCAGGTAACCGGCGATCAGGGTCTCGAAATCTTGGAGGTGGTAATGCCACGAGGGGCAGATGCCGTTGGCGCGCATCCGGCTGCCCAGCACCTCGGCGTCGAAGTTCGGGACAGCGCCGACGAGGTGAGCACCGCGGGTGCGGGCTTCCACGGCCCGCAGCGCGGGATGCTCGCGGTGGGTCATCTTTACGCTGCCGCCGGGCGCGTACTGCGGGTGCCGCTCATGGAACCGGCCGATCTTCAGTGACATCAGGTCGGCGTTGCCGAGGTCGAGATCTTCGGCGGCGATGAACCAGGACTCTTCCCGGTCCGGCTTCCCCGGTTCGCGGGTGATGACGGCGATCTCCCAGGCGCGCCTGTCTGGCCGCAAGCTGGTTGTCTCGCAATCAATTGCCACGATCTTGGTCATCGCTGCCCCACCCCCGCTACTCCGTACATCGCCCTTAGATTGCTGTTGATCGACTGCCAGGCAAGGAGTTCCTTCTCCAGTGCCTTCGCGGTCCGTTCGGCGTGCTTGAACGCGATCTCGGCGTTGTCGGCCTCTTCGCGGTGCGGCATCGCCGTGATATCTGCGGTGTACCGGCGCTCATGGGCTGGCCCGTCGGCGTTCTTGTAGGCGTGGGCGTAGGCGAGGTCGAAAGCGCGTTTCTTGGTGCGCGCTTCCCGCTCGGCGGTGGTGACGACGCCGACGCCCTTGGCGATCCGCTCGGACAGTTCCTGGATCTTGCCTTCGGCGTCCACTGGGTTGAGGACTTCGCTCATGCCGCCTCCGTCCACGCCTTGATCGGCCAGGACCCGTCAATGACCTCGGTCTTGCCCTGCTTGCGCAGGTAGTCCTGGAAGCTGGCAGCCTGATCGGCCTTGGCTTTCACCTGCAGGTCGTGGAGTTCACCCAGCGGCATGGCGGCAAGCTGCGGGTAGACCTTCGCGAGCTTCCAGGCCAGCCGCGCCGCGGCGATGGCGTCGGCCGCGGCGTCGTGCGCACCGTCGAGCTTGACCCCGTAGTGCTCGCAGACGGCGGTGAGCGTCCGCCTGCCCTTCCGGTACGGATCAAGGTGCTTGTCGAGGACGAACGGGTCAATGACAGCGGCGGCATAGGGGAACTGCCCGGTGAACGGTTCCAGTTCGTGCCGCCGCGTTTCCCGGTCGATGAGCGTTAGATCGAATGGGGCGTTGTAGGCGACGATGGGGATGCCCGCGCGGGCAGAGCGGACCAGTGCACCGCTGATGTCGTTCAGTGCCGGGCCGGGTACCTCGCCGTGCTCGCGGGCATGCTCCGTCGTGATGCCGTGAACATCCGTAGCGTCTGGAGGGATCTCGCAGCCCGGGTCAATGAGCCAGTTCTCGGACTCCGGCGGAATGACGCCGGAGCCGTCGACATGAGCCACGCAGGCGGTAACGATCCGGGCCGTCTCAACGTCCGTGTCAGTACTTTCGACGTCGAACGCGCACATCACGCCGAGATGCCACGGGTCAGTGCTCAAGAGTCCTCACCCTTCGCCCAGATGTCATCCGGCGCCGGGCCACGTGACCGGTCGGCCAGGCGCAGGGACGGAGTGTCAGCGAGGCGCTCATGCTCGGCGGCCTGGCGCCGGTCCATCAGCCCGCGTCGCCGCCGTTCCTCATTAGACAAGGCGGCCTTGTCGACGCGCCCGGTGAGCCACCGGTCAGCGAGGTCGGCCAGTTGCGCTGGGGTCAGGCGGGAACGGGCGGCCATCACGCTGCCGCCCCGTCCAGTGAGGCGATGAACTCGCGGATCTGCGCGCTGGTCGCGGCTTCTATGTCCACACCCGTCTTGATCTTGAGTTCGCTCTCAAGCTCAGCGATGTTGGTCCGGTGCTTCCCGGCGGCGACGTTGAGTTCCTTCCAGGCCGCGTCCAGGTCAGCAAGTACCTTCTTGCGGAAGTTCAGGTACGGGCCAAGCTGGCCCTTCGTGCCAGTCGCTGGGTCAGCGATGAAAGCGGTCAGCTTCTGCCGCTGATGCGCGGTGACGTAGATGCGCTGCGCGAGTTCCGTGATGCTGCGGCAGGCGTGTGCGTCGTTCGCGAGCGCCTGAGCGTCATTGTCGATCTCGTCGCCCGGTTTGGGTTCGGCTTGTGCGGGCTGCCGGGCGACCTGGCCGCGTGGTGTGCCGTTGCCGTTGCCGTCCGGCCGGGCCGGGGCGGCGTTCTCGAACGCATCCGCTGCGGACTGCTGGTGCCCGGCCTCAGCGGCTGCGCCGTCGTCGTCAGCGTCCGGGGCCGCCCCGGTGATCGCGCACAAGCAGTACCGGCGGTAGTAGGTGATCAGCGAGCCGGTCTGCTGCGGGCTGCCCGTTCGGCCGAACGGGACGAACCCTTCGTCCTTTTCCCCGGACTTGTGCACGAGCTTGTAGGAGAGGCCGAACTCCCCGTCGACCATGGTCGGCTTGGAGTTGAATGCCAGGCCGTGCTTGGCGAGCAGCGGCAGGACCGCCTGGCTCACGTCGGCAAGGTCGGCGTACTTGTACTTGGGGCCCTTCTTGCCATCCTTGGTGTCCCCGCCGCCAATGTTGCCCTTGTCGATGTGCGGCAGTTCGGCCTGCACCGCAGCGAGCGCGGTGTACAGGCTGGCTTCGCCAGCGTCGCAAACTTCGCAACCTCCGGGGCCGTTCATGCCGTCACCCCCGTCCCGGTCAGCAGGACGGCCGCCTCAGGCACCCGGGCTGCGATTACCCGTGCCTCAGCGTCGGTTGCGGCGGCCCAGAGCTTGCGGGCAACCGGCTCCAGCTCATCCAGCCGGGCCTGAGCCGCCGCGTGGTCGTCGCACCAGCCGGGAATGGACTTGCGGCAGGCTTCGCAGGAGCAGCCGTCGCTGTCCCACAGTTCCTCGATGCGGCCCTCGACGATGCCGACGAGCTTGTCCCGGAGCGGGATTTCCGTCTGCATTGGCGTCGCGTTCATGCCGCCGCTCCGATGGCTTTTGCGTTCACGTGGTACCGGGGGTGAGCGGCAGCCTGGCGGCAGGCGTCCCGCATCTGAATGGCCGGGCCTGCTGCTTCGGCTGTGCGCCGGATTAGCGCGTGCTCGGCGACGGCAGGCTGGCCAAGCACACCCCATGGGGCAGGAGTGCTCACCGGCCAGTAGCCGGGCTTCTGCTGGCATGCTGGGCATGTCCAGGTCCCGAACCAGTCCTTCCGCCACCCGCCCGCCTCCGCTGCCGCGTACAGGCTCACGAAGCCGCGGGTGGCGTACCGGGTGCTGGTCACGGTGCAGTTGCGGCCACCGCAGTGCACCGAGCACACCTGGCTGAACCGGTCATCGTCGCGGGCGAGGACGGCGGGTTCCGCGGCGCCGTAGCGGGTGAGCATGTCCGCACGCTCCGCGGTCAGCGGGTCGTGCGCCGGCGGTTCCGGGACGTAGGGACGCGGGGCCGGCCTGGGCACCGGGGTGGCCGCGGGCTGCGCCGGGGGTGTGTGCGGGGCGTGGACTTCCACGTACGGTGCGGTCGGTACGTCGACCTTGCGCCAGGCACGGCGCGGGCGCGGCGCCGGGGGGCCCACATGGGGGTCCTCGCTGGTGGCGAACAGGCTGACGTTTTCCAGCGGGTGGGTGCGGTCATCGGGGACCGGCTTGCGCTCGACGGGGGTGATCTCGTGGCGGCCAGCCTTGCGGCTCAGGAAGCTCATGCCGCCGTCACCTCGTCCGGCACTTCGAGGGTGAAGGTGAACGGCTGGACGGGCAGCCCGTCATCGAACTCGTCCACCCAGTACGAGACTTCCTCCGGTGTGACGACCGGGCTGTACCTGCCACCGGGCAGCCCGAAGTGGATGAATTCGGCTGTGACGTCAATGCTCAGCGGGTGCAGTGCTTCCATGATCGCGAGAGCTACCGCGTCGCTGTCGGAGCTGCACTGCTCGCCGGTGTTGATGTGCTCAGCGGTAACACTGATCTCTACGGCCTTCACGCCGACGCCTCCGCTTCCGGTGCACGGGAGGTGATGGCATCAGTGATGCGCCACGTGCCGTCCTCGTCCTGCGCGCAGGTGTCCTTAAGGAAGGCCGTCAGCTTGATCATCACGCCGTGCAGTTCACCGTCCAGGTGGAGGTAAGCCCTGCTGTTGTCTTCAGAGGTGACGATCTCGCTGGTGAAACCGCACGGAATCGCCTGCATCGCGGCGATCATCCGGCTCACCGGGTCCGGTGAGCTGAGGTAGTAGAACGTCATCGAGGCCACGCTGCCCTGGTGTGGCAGCGGCAGGTCATCGTTCTGCTCAAGGACATCAGCGAGGTTGCGCAGGCCCCGGATGTAATCCGCCCGGTCGCCGCTCATGCCACGCTCCTCAGGCTCTCCAGCAGCTGCCGGGCGCGGAGTTTCTTCACGTACTCGGGGGTGAAGTGCGCGCCGAAACGGATGCCGTCGAAGTCCTTGTAGGCCTCGAACACGCCGTCACGGTTGATGGGCTTGACGTCAAGCCATGCGGCGATGCCGGCGAGCCGGTCAACGCGGGCGCTGTCATCACCGCCGGGCATTGTGAAGCTGAAGGTCATGTTCGGGCGGCCGGTCGGTGGCATCGCCGGATGGGTCATCAGGTAGTTGGTGACGCTGACGGTGGCCGTGATGAGCCGGGCCTGCTCAGCGCCGTGAGCGGCGAGGCCTAGTTCATGGCTGGTGAGGCCGTGCATTGCATTTCCCCTTCGTCCGGTTAAGCTGGGTGCTGCATTTCCTCCCGCTAGGACCCTCGGGCTGTTCCCCCGGGGGTCTTTGCGTTGCCGGGCTAGGCGGCGTCGCTGCTGGTCTGCGGTGGTTCCTCCCAGATGCGGCGCATGACCTGCTGCTGGGCGGGGTCCAGGTCGGGCCAGGTCGTGAGTTCGGCCTCGTTCTGGGCTGAGAGGGCCTCGGGGTGCTCGCTCATGCGGCGCGCTTGGTGGTTGGCTCGTCCTCTGCCTCGCGCCCGGCGAGGAAGCGGCGGAAGAAGCCGGGACCGAGCTGGTAGATCTGCTCGAAGGCGATGATCGTGGGCAGGCTGAAGTCCTGCCGCCGGGTCTTTTCCAGGTCGTAGACCATCCGGTAGTTGAGGCCGTGCTCACGACAGAAGACCGAGCGCCTGCAGTAGCGCGGGCTGATCTCGACACGCTTGCGGATCAGCAGCTCCGCGAGGGCCTTCCACCTGGCTTCGGGGAAGTCTCTGAGTTCGGGCATGCCTTGACTCTACGAGCTTCACGGAGCTGAGGGCAAGCCTGTCGTAGACATTCACAGAGAAATCCTGATCGTCATGGCCTGGATAACATGGAGTTGTTATGAGAAACTTTGCTAAACCTGTGCCCTGGCCTGCATGGATGCCATCGTGAGTGGTATGACTTGACGTGATGCCGAATGTCCCTCACGCTCAAGCTCCGGGGGCGTTCTCCAGACCCGAAGGGATGCCTCATGGCACCGTCAGAGGCGGCATGGGAGCGGCTCGGCGAGCTCCTCACCCAGCGCCGTGCTCAGCTCAACCCGCGCTACGGAAAACGCACCACGTTCGCCGCCGAACGCGGCCTCAACTACCGTGTCGCCTACGAGGTCGAGCAGGCCCGCCGCCACAACTTCGGTGACGGGACACTCGCGGTGATCGAGTCCGCCTATGAGCTGGTGCCCGGCTCACTCAAGAGGACGCTGAACGATGGCCCGCTTGAGCCAGCCAGCCGGGCCTTGGTGCCGCCGGCACCCCCAGCGGGCGAGCCCAGTCACACCGTCTCCCCCACCACGGCGACCGCGATCGGGGTGCTCGTGGCACCCGTCATATCGGACGTCACGGCCGAGGTTAACCGCGCCCGGATGTGGCGCCCGGATGCCACCGGGGAGCAGATTTTCCCCGATCGGCTTGAGGCGCGGGCCTGGAATCTGACGACGGCATGGCCGGAGCCGGATCGCATCGAGTACATCGCCTGGCTGCGCGTCCGCCGCGCTGATGGGCGCACTGCGGAAGACACCGGCTACCCTCCGCGCAGGGTGCAGTAAGCCTCTCCCGGGCCCCTGCCGTATCACTTACGGGCAGCAGTGTTACGGTCACGTAACCCGCCCATTTTCTGGCATTTGCACTCAATTGCAACATAAGCTATCCAGTAGTCACCAAGCGCCTGGCCGACGCTAACGCCCTGAAATGGGGCACACAACGATCCCTGGGGGGGATGTGCCCGACCGGCCATCGCTGCATGGCAGCGAAAGCGGCGCAATACTCAGGCGCCTGGAAGAGAAACTCGGGCAGGCGGCCGGAAGATGGCGCCACCTCAAACAGCAGTTTGATCATCTCTCCGCCCGGCATGAGAACCTCAAGCGCGAGCACCGCGCCCTCGCCGGGCAGAACGAGGCGCTCCGCAGGCAGCTGGCTGCCGAACGGGCCACTGCCAGAGCCGTCCGGGAGATCACCTGGCAGGCCGCCGAGGAAAGCGCACGGGCCAGGCTCGGGTTCCCCGCTCGCCCTGGCGTGAACCGCTGGCCCGTGATGCGCGGTTAGTTCGCATTCTGATCCAAAGGGAAGAAAGTACGGGGGCGGACGGGGGCCCACGCGCCTGGCCGGGTGCCGGACCCCCGTCCGCCCGCTCCAAGCCCTGGCCGTAACGTCACACCAGTCAGGGGAGTTTTTAAGGCCGCCCGCCTGAGTTCGTCGGCCACTTCGGCGGGATCTGTGGAGATGATCGCATACAGGCCGTCCCCGTTGCTGCCGTGTTTGCGTACCGCCTCGAACCGGCGTTTTCCGCGGCCCTCGATGAGCCGGAAGGCGAAGCCAGGGAAGCCGGCTTCGAGTCTCGCCAGTTGCCGCCACACGTTGTCCCGCCCCATGGTCCTCACCCTGCGTAATCTGCGATGCACAATGACTGATTCACGTACCGTACGTCTGCAATTGCGTGAATGTCCAATGCAGGGGGCGCACGTGCATGAACGGTGATCCCAGGGACGGGCCCGGGGTGTCAAGCGGAGCAGCGGTCCCCGCCGTCGCACTCGCTGGCAGGCTCGTCATCGTCCGCATACTGTGCGAAGCCGCCGAGATCAGCCGTCTCCCCGCGCTCGGCCTGCTCAATGCCCTCGCGGATCTCGGCCACCAGCCCGGCCGACAGCTCACGCGCCTCCATCCGCTTGCGCCAGCGAGTATCGCCATCGCCCATCCGGCAGTCCGGGCAGGCGCATCCGCCCGAGCGGTAGCGGCCGAGCATGCGGCTCATCGCCCGAACTCCCCGTAGACATCAAGCATCGCGTCAAGCTCGGCCGGCGTGAGTAGCGCGTCCCGCTCAATGGCAACCTGAAGCCGCAGGTTCGCTACCTCATCGTGGAGCTGGTCGAATAGTTCGCCTGCGCGGCTCACGCTTCCCGCCCCTCCATCAGCGCGTTGTGGCCCGCGCACGCCTCGGCGGCCAGCTCTGGGGAGTCCAGCATCCCGAGCGGCACATCATCGCGGGACGCCCACTCACCGGCCTGGGCGTACAGGGCCCGCCCGTTGTGGCTGCCCGTACGCCAGGGCAGCGACAGGAGATCAGGGGTCTCGGTAGCCATCACGCCTCCCAGGTCATCGACTTCACGTTGAGCACAGCCCAGTTAGCGCCGTCGCCCTCGTCGCAGTCCAGGCCGGTGACCTCAACGGGCCCGTACCCGAAGTCGCACGTCCGCTGGTATGAGCGGTGCAGGTGTCCGTGGAGCAGGTGCGACGGCTGCACGGCATCAACGACGCGCTGGAGTAGTTCCCGGTGCGCGTCGCTGCGGGCGAGATCCCGCAGGTCCCAGAACGGGGGCGGCGGCGGGAATGTGTGCTTCACGCCGGATGGGCAGTCGTGGGTGACCATCACGTCGGCCCCACCTTCCACGATCACCTTGGCCGCCTGCTCTGCGGTAATCTCCTCCTCGGGCCACCAGTCTTCGCCCTCGGTGCGAATGGCCTTGTCCAGGCTCACCCCGCCGCCGAGCGCGAGCCAGAGACGCCCGTGCCACACCCATCGGCTGCCTCGCGGCTGCCAGTAGATGCGCGGCGCGATCTCGGTCTCGCCAATCCCGCCGGGGAACATCCGCCTGTTGCGCTCCGTCTTTTCCTGCAACTGCGCAAAATCCTCATGGTTGCCGTCTATGAACCACAGCACCATGCCTGCGGCCCGCAGGGCCTCGCTCACCTGCCGCAGATACTCCCAGCCGGTATCGCCGGGCCAGACGCCAAAGTCGCCGAGATGCAGGATTATCCGTGCGGCCAGCGGATTCTTATCGTCCAGCCGGCTGGCGGCCATGCTGATGACGTGCAGTGCCCAGTCGGTGTTGCCGTGCCAGTCGCCGGCGACGACGATGCGGCTGGTGTCCCGGTATCCCATGCCATCCATCATGCCCGTACCCGGCATCCGTCACGATCCAGTCACGGGAGCAAACCCGGCGCAATTGGGGCGCGTCGTTATCACATGAGCCAGCCACCGTATCCGCCGCAGCAGCCGCGATACGTGCCCAGCGAGAACTACCTGCCACCGCAGGGACCGCCACCGAAGAAGAAGCGGACCGGGCTGAAGATCTTCCTCGCGAGCGCCGCTACGTTCGTCCTCGTGCTCATCGTCGTTTCGGCGGCAGCCGGCAGCCATAACAAGGGCACCCCGGCCGCGGCGGCGTCCTCCTTGCCGAGCCCGGCCGCTTCCAGCAGTGCAGCCCCGGCCCGCGCCACCGCAGCCCCGTCTCCCGCTCACTCCGCAGTGGCCAAGATGACAGCCGCGCAGACGGCGGCAATGAGCAGGTGGTACAGCGGCGCTACCGTGGTTCAGGCCGCCAATGTTTGCGGGGATGTCTACCGGGTCTATTCCGACAACGTCGCAGTCAACTCGGGGACCGGATCGTCCAGCCTGGAAGGCGACATCACCCAACTGCAAACGGACGTTGCCGTCGCGCTGAGCAACCCTCCACCTGTCGCCGCTGATGCGGTGATCTGGAAAAGAGTCCTCAGCGCATACAGCAACGCTGCGGGCGGCCCGACCAACTCGGGCTTGGTAGTAGCCGCCCGGAGCGCTAAGAACGCTGCATGGACATGGACCCCATCCTTCGGCGGAACGCTGCTCGTCTGCCTCAATGTGAGCATCTGACCAGCAGCGTCGCACTCCCCGGGCGTGACCATCCGGCCTGGCACCTCTTGCCGTCGCCGCTATTGCCCCGGCAGGTCGAACTCCCCGTTCTTTACTCCCTGAATGAAGCACTCCCACTCATGCGGGGTGAAGGCGTGGGGTGCCTTCGATCGGTCCTTTGTGTCACGGACGCCGATCCTGCCGTTGTGGAACGTGACTTCGACGCAGCCAACATCGTTGCTGACGCCGGACTTGAAGAACTGTGCGCCATCCCACTCACCGTTGCTCATGCCGCTTTGGTCCTTTCGTTGCTGATCTTGTGCTCTGCCACGTACTGCGCGAGCGGCACCGCGAACCGCATTGCCTTGTCGCGCCCACGCTGCGCGCGTTCAAGGAAGTCCTCATCGCGGTAAAGCCGGACGATCCGGATGCGGCCGTCCGTCTCGTAGACGAGCATGGCGAGCAGGTCGTCATCGAACAGCCAGTAGTCCGCGGTGGGCAGTCCGCTAGCCGCTGCCGCCGCACGGCTGATGATCCGCACATCCTCCCCAGCCTCTACGCTGGCCGGATAGCCGTGCAGTAGCGAGAACCGCGTGTACTCGCTGACCGGCTCGCTAACGATGTGCACGCGCTCCATGATCCGGCCCGACTTCCGGACCTCGGTCACGAGCTTCTTCCAGGGTTCCCGCCACGCCGGATCGACCGGCTCGCCTGCCCGGAAGCGCGCGAGCGGCTCCCGTTCGTTCGGCGCGTCGTAGTAGTCCAGGGCTTCAAGCCGGAAGACACGCCGGGTGAACAGGCTCGTGAAGTCCTGCGCTAGCTGCTCTAGCGTGATCACGCTGTTCACGTTGCCCATGTGTCCAAGGTAGACGCTGACCTGCATTCTGGCGAGACTTAAGCTGACTTAAACCGGACGACTGGAGCAGCCGCCTAATGAGCCATCCGCCAACCCCATCCCAGCAGCGCATCGCCGCCATCCTCCGCGGCCTGCGGGACGGGGCCGGAATGACCACGTACCAGCTCGCCGAGGTGCTCGGCTGGAGCCAGTCGAAGGTCACTCGGCTTGAGAATGGCCGCACTCAGGCGACTGCGGAAGATGCTGAGGCGTGGGCCCGGGCGGTCGGTGCTCCCGAAGCCGTCCGGGACGAACTGTCGAACCTCACCTATGCGGCGTTCACGGAAGCCAGGTCGTGGCGTTCGTCCCATCGCGGCGGCCTCGCTGCGCGCCAGCGCGAGATGGGCGAGATGGACCGCTCGGCGACGGAGATCCTGCATTTCCAGCCGTCCGCCATTCCCGGCTTGCTGCAGACTGAGAACTATGCCCGGCGCCTGCTGACGATGGGCGACGTGTCCAGCCGGGGCGGCATCGACGCAGCCGTGACCGCGCGCATGAGCCGTCAGGCCATCCTCCGCGAGTCCGGCCGCCGGTTCGACTACGTACTCACCGAGGGCGCGCTGCGCTGGCGGCCCGGCCCGAAGGCGCTGATGGAGGAACAGCTTGGCCGGCTACTGGCTGCGGCCTCCCTGCCCACTGTCTCGCTCGGGATTATCCCGTTTGACCGGGAGGCGCGAGTCGTCTACCTCCATGGCTTCGCGATCTTCCGTACCCCCGATGCCCCGGTCGTGCTTACCGAGGGCTATACCAAAGAGGACTTCCTCGCCGACCCGCGCGACATCGAGGTCTACGAGGGCATCTTTGCCCTGCTTCGTGAGTCAGTGCTCATCGGGGACGCCGCAGCCGAGTTTGCGCGTTCCGTAATCCTCGGCTAAGTCACCTTGACTCGGTTCTTAAGTTGACTTAACTTGGCTCTAGATGGGCATCCTGCCCGCCGGAGATCATCTGGAGCCGCCATGACGACCGGGCATCGCCCAGCCGCTGACAGCGCACCTAGCCGCGAGCGGGACAAGCGCCTGCTGCTGCCCGTGCGCGAGGTCGCCGAGATGTTCGACGTCTCCCGGTCCACGATCGTCCGCGCCTACGAGGCGCGCGAATTTCCAGTCGTGAAATTTCGGGGCACTTACCGCGTCCCCCGCAAGTTCGTGGAAGACCTGCTCGCCGCCGCCGTCCCCGGCCGGCTTGTGGTCGTGGAGGAGTACGCGGCCGAGTGGGCTGCCCGCAACGCTGCCCTGCTCGCCGCGGCGGTCGTGTGATGACTTGCCCCGAGAACGTAAAAGACGGCCCCGTGCGCTGGAACGCCGGGACCGCCGAAAGTCCTGCCCATCCCCGAGGAAGGCTGAACGATGAACACGCTAGCACGCGAGCGGGCCCGGGCCCGTCACATGACCTCCCAGCCCACCTACGACTACGCCCGGGACCTCGGCCGGAAGGCCGCCGCTATGTTCCCCCCTGGCACGGAGATCACCACGGATCACGAGGCCCTCGTCATCGCCCTGGACGCTGGCATTCCCCCGGAGCAGATCGCGGCCGACGCGCCGTCGGTTCCTTCGCTGGCCCCGCTCGCCGCCGTGATGGAACGGCTCGTGCGGTGAGCGCCATCCACGACTTCCGGCCCGGCGACATCGTTGAGGTCCGCCGCTACCTCCAGGTCGGCTTGGGCCACGACCATGACGGCCAGGTCCCCGAGCATGAGCACAAGGGGACCATTACCGCCGCCGGTGACTTCGGTATCCGTCTGGATTCCCACCCGGATTACATCTGCGTGGACCCCCAGTTCGCCGATGGCGGCGACGGGCACGGTGATGGCTCCTGGTGGCTTGTCACCGAAGTGGAGCGGGTGTCATGACCCCCAATCCGGTGAGCACCCGGCTCCCTGCCCTCCACGACACCCTCAACTGCGCCACGACCGCTGTCCTCGCCGCCATGTGCGGGGAACCGGGATCCGCCCGGGCGAACCTGCTGGAAGCCGGTATCGCCGCTAGTGAGACGTTCCCGGCCGGGAGCCCGGAAGCCGCCGCGCTGAACATGATCCTCGGGACGGTGCAGGACGCGGTGGCAGCGAGCGAGGTGGCCCAGTGAACGGCGCGACCATGGCCATGCCGGCGGTCACCCTGCCGAGCGGCATGATGATGCTGTCCATCACCGGTGACGACGCCCGTGATCTTGCCCTGGTCTGTTCCCGGCGCGCGACGGTGGCGATCAGCGAAGGTGACCAGGCGGCGGCCGAGGCGTTCCTTTTCGACGCTTACGCGCTCGCGGCGGACGCCTACCCGGATGGGACAAGCGCCGCGCTGGCGCTGGCGTTCACGCTCGGGCAGGTAACGCAGGCGTTCAACGCCTGCTGGCCGGTGACGCCCTGATGCGCCGCGTCGCGCTGATCTTCAGCGGATTCGGGCTGGTCTACCTGTGGGTCACCTCACCCCAGGTCCGGGCGTATGTCCCGTCCTGGATCAGATGGCAGCTGGGGCTGACCGTCAACGAGGTTGCGGTGATCAGCCACAACCCGCTGAAGCTCGCACTGTGGATAGGACTCTCAATCCCGGTACTCAGGCTGGCATGGATGTTCCGGGACAAGCCGGCCAGTCGCAGAAGAGGGAGGAAGCAAGCATGAGCACCGCGACCATGGCCGACCTCGGTGACGGTGTTCGCATCCGTCACCTCGCGTGGGACCTGACCGGAACCATCCGGATCGTCGGCCCCGTGTCTGAGATCCGCTGGGACGACACGTTCGGCGACATGGAGATCAGCGACGAGGGCGTCGTGTTCCCGGAGGATGTCGAGATCATCGGGGAGGCGCCGTGAGCAGCTTTTCGGCTGAGCTCATCACGATCGCCCAGCGACTGTTCGCCCAGCTCAAGATCACAGCGTTGAACGTCGGCGACATTGCCGTCGCCCTTGGTCACATTCACCTGCCGTGGCTGATCCGTCCCTTCGTGGTCATCGTCGTGCTCTGGGTCATCTTCAAGATCGTCAAGAAGGTGAAGAAGTGACAGGCGCCACCATCTACGTCGCCCTGGCCATCTTAATGATCGCGTTCTGCTCGAAGAACTAACCCCTAGACCCCCGGGACCGGCCGGTTCCGGGTTCATCACCGAAGGAGAAATTCCCGTGCAACTCGCAAGCCCCGCCGCGTGCACCACTGGGGACTGGCTGCAGAAGTTCAACTGTGCCCGTCACCAGCCGGTCAGCCCGGCCATCACGCACGCCGGCTACACCACCGGCCACGACTTCATGCCTGCGCTCATCGTGGGAGTGATCATCGGGCTCATCATTCTGGCCATCCGAAGCGCCCGCTCTCAGGGCACCCCAGCTACCAAGTGACGCGAGAGCCCGGCAAGGCGCCGAAACCATCGCCGGGCCCCCGCAAGATCCACACCCTGAAGGAGAGGAGCGACCGTGTCCGACTTTAAGCCCGGCGACCGGGCTCACGTGATCTCCGCATGGTTCGTTACCGTCCCGGCTGATCTGTCCGGCGCGCTGATCTCCCACGGAGGCGAGCCGTGCGAGTACGAGGTGATCACCACGTCCGGCGACAGGGCCCTAGTCGACTGCCTCACGATCCCCAGCGAGGGCGTCTTCGAGGTTGAGACTTCCCACCTCATCCCAGCTACCACCGAGTAGGAGCAGATCGTGCCTGAATCCAACCACGGGCCGCGCGCCGCCGTGAAAGCGGTCGTGGCCGTCGTGGCCGTGCTCTTCACCGTGTCCGCCATCGCCGATGGGATCAGCGCACTGGCGGGCCCCGGGGCGGGTGTCGCGTTCGTCCTGGCCGTGCCGGTGGCCTGCTGGTGGATCTTCGGTGTGCGCGCGGCTAGGCATCCCGCACCGGCCCGGCGCGTAGCCCCCGGCCGTGACCCCCAGGCGACCGCCCCGCTCACCCTCACCGAGAGCAGCGAGCCGGCACAACTCGCTGCATAGGCAACAACCCGGCGGGTCTCCCCGCGCAACGCCAATGCCGCGACACGCTCAGGAGAAAAGGAACATGAAGGCTAACCTCCCAACCCGGCTAGCTAAAACATGGCGCCGGAACGTCACTGCTGTCCGCGAGAACGTCCCGGTGATGGTCCTGATCGGTATTGCGTTCGGCGGGTCTTACGGGCACATCGTCAAATTGGCCGGGGAGCATGGGCCGCACGGCTGGGTGCAATACGCCACCGCAGGCGTTGTCGATTTGCTGTTCGCCATCGGCGCGGAAGAACGACAGAGGGACAGGCGCATTGGCCGCCAGCGGGCCGGTAAATGGGTTTCCTTGCCGACGGTAGTCATGATCATCGGAATCGCGCTGACATTGACCGCTAACCTCGCGACCGCGCAAAGGACCCTGTGGGGTTATTTCGTCGCCGCGCTTGCTGCGGGGGCGCTCCTGCTGGCGCTGTCGATCCTTGAGCGCCGAGCCTCGTTCCCGGCGGCGACCGGTAACAAGGCGACGGTGCGGCACAGCACCACGCCCAGGCCGGCGGTAACACCCGGGCCTGTGGAGCCGGTAACACCCTCGGTAACAGTCCCGGCCGTCAAGCAGGCCGTTCCGGTAACAGCCGCTCGTGTTACGCCCGAACCGGCGACAGAAACGGGGGAGGGGCCGCGCGAGCGCACCGAAGAAGAGTGGCTCAAGGAAGTCCGCAAGCTGTACGCCGGGCAGGGTGACGCGCTCGTCGTCCGCAAGCTCATGCCGCAACTGAAACTGATCGGCGGTGGCCGGGGGATCGCGATCGGCAAGGCGACGGAGATGCTGCGCACGGTCAAGGCCGACGCGAGGGTGGCGGTAGGGGCCGATGACGATGCCGAGGCGGTGGGCTGAGATGACCTTCCCGCAGCAGCGGCCGGGCGGCGGTCCAGTGGGCCGCCCGGCCGGCATCCACACGGCCCCCCGTATGGCCCCGCCCGGGGCTGAAATTCCCTCAGATTCTTCCCGCCCCCGCATGATGGCCCCCGGAACAGCCCCTCCCCCGGAAGGGGTGACCCCTCTCGGAGGAGGGGTGCGGCCTCGCCCGACGGGCGCGGACCCGACGGGCGCGCGTGATTTTACCCCTCCCGGGAGGCGATCCGGCTATGCACGTTGACCTCATCCCGGTCTCGAACGGCCGCAAGTGGCACATCGATCACATCAACAAGGCCCCGACTTCGGAGGTCGCACTGCAGCGGACCTTCGAGTGGATCAGGGCCGAACTGCGGGACTGCCAGGTCCGTCGGCCGCAGGACGCTGAGGGGTTCCGGTGGCGGATCATCCACGAACTCGCCGCCGAGTACGGCCACAAGATCCACGGCAATCACCCGGATGACAAGTTCCGGTACGACCCGCCGAGACTGCCCGGCGGCGGGTGGGTCCGGAAGCCTGGCGCGAACGCGCGAGAGCCCTGAGAGGAGACGGTAATGGCCCAGGGCAACGGCACCCCGGCGGCGCGACGCCCCCTGTTCGCGCTGCCCGCTGTTACGGAGCCCGTTCCCGGTAACGCTGGCCAGCACCGCGTTACGGAGCCAGTAACAGGCTCCGTAACGCTCCCGCTGACCCCGCTCACCGTCACGGGTAACGCCGGGGAGCCTGTTACGGAGACGCCGGCGGGTAACACCGCGGTCGTGCCGCTGACCCCTGTCGAGCACGGTCGCCTCGCTGTCGCCCACTGGGCCAGTACCGCCGCGAACGGTGCCGGGCAACTGTGGCTGAACCCCGGCCGTCTCGGTCACGCGCTCTATCACGGGAGGCCCGGATCGATAGCCGGGAAGCGTGCCTACGTCAAATCCCATGAGTGGGTGCCGCCGGAACTGGACGGTAAAGCCGCGAAAGTTATTGGCGGCGTGGGGGTCATCTTTCATATGGTCGCCGGGCTTCTCCAAATCCCGCTCCTCATCCTCTATGTGGCCCTGGACAGGCCGCTCCGCAGCGCGGGCCTCGTTGCATTCCTGATTGTCTTCATCGTTTTCGTCCTGCCGCATATTCCGCTGATCTGAAAGAAGCCTGTCGTGATACTGGTCGAACTTCTCCCGTCGCTGGTCTTCTTCGGATGGGGCGTCGCCACCTTGACAGTTTTCCGGCCAAGATGGTTCGGCCTCTTCATCATCGCACTCGGTTTCATCCTGCTAGCCGCTCACATCTGAAAGGAAATCCAGTGAACTGGGCTCCGCTCATTCTCGCTGTCGTGTTCGCCACGCCGGCGGTTGTCATGCTGCTGCACCGGAAGGCACCGCGTCTGGTCGCGATCCTCGGTGCTCTCGCCGCGCTGTGCCTTCTCGCGGGGGTGCCGTCGTTCCTGGCCGTGATCGGGCATCCGCTCAGCCCCGGCCCGATCCTGCTCGGCATCGTCGTCGCCGCGCTCGCCTCGGCGACGTTCTTCTACTTCGACGTGATCCGTGGCCACCACACGGACACGCTGAGGGTGGGCCGGAAGGCCATCGGGAGTGGCCCGGGTGGCCCGGGCGGCGGGGGCGGCGGCGGCGGTAAGAGCAGCGGCCACGGCCGCGCCCTGGTTGCGAGCGTCGGCCTGGCCGTGTTCGGGCTGATGATCGTCATGAACTGGAGCGCGGTCGCGGCGGGTGTAGGTGGCGGGTTCACGCAGACGGTCACGACGATCAGCCACGCGAAGGGCTGACCGATGTCAACCGACATGCTGGTGATCGTCTGCGATCCGGTAAACCCTCACGACCTGTTCGCTGCGGCGGCAAAGGCCCTGGGTGACCCGCGCTGGCACGAGCTGAACTTCGGCGGCGGCCGGATGATCCAGGCCCTCGAACAGCCGAAATCGGTGCGGGTGACGGTTCACTGCCCGTCCAACGGCGGCCCATGGCATGGCTGCAAGGGGGAGAGCGACCCCGATGGCTACGCCACGGTCTCGTTCAGCACCGCGGCGGATGGTGACCGCATTGCACTTCTTGATTTTGCCGCCGCCGCGTTGGGCATCTGGCTCCGCCAGCGGCACGTTGGCTGGCTGTGGATGAGCCCGCAAGATTCCGGCTCGTGGGAGACGGGAGCCTGATCCATGAGCCGCGTCGAGCGCAGCTGGAGCGGGGACGGTTTCGTGCAGGGCACGGTCGTCTCCGACTCTGGCGTGCCCGCTGAGCCGCCGCGGCCCGAACCCCAGCCCCGTGAGCCGGGCGCGCTGCGGCTGATGTGGCGTCATCATGGCCCGTTCATCAAGCCGTTCTTGTGGATCATCGCCTTGTGGGCGGCCGGCGGTCTCGCGCACCGCGCGCATGGCCTTGAGGTCCGCGCGCTGCTGACGGTGCTGCCCGTGGCCGTCCCCGGCTGGCGCGTGTTTCGCCGCACCCGCAAGGGCACCCCGGAGCGGCTGCATGCGGTGGCGCCGTGGGCGGCTGGTTCACTGTGGCTGCTGGCCGCGGGCATCGTCACGGGGCCTGCCGGGTGGATGGTCGCGATCCTTGTGATCGGCGGCGCGTTTCTGGCCGGTACGCGTGCCCATGAGGTGGCCGGGAAGCGCCGGACCACCGTCCCGCCCGCCACCGAACCGGAACCCGCAGCCCCGCCCGCGGCGCAAGACTGCGACGAGGACCACGGCCCCACCCGTCAGCCGGCCCTGGATGAGGACGATTACATCCCGCCCGGCCTCGCCGACCTCAAGCCTGCTAATCAGCCTGACCCGGGGAAGCTCATCAACGCGAGCAAGATCATGGTCGCGGCTCTTACTGAGGTGCTGGAGCAGTTCAAGGTAGACGCGCAGGTCACCGGGTTCACGCGCGGCCCGCAGGTCACCCGGTATGAGGTTGAGGTCGGCCCGGCCGTGAAGGTGGAGAAGGTCACCGGCCTGCAGAAGAACATCGCCTACGCGGTGAAGTCCGATGCGGTGCGGATCATCTCCCCGATCCCCGGTAAGTCCGCGATCGGCGTGGAGATCCCCAACGTGGACCGGGAGATCGTTGCCCTCGCCGATGTGCTGAAGTCCCCGGCCGCGGTCGCTGATCATGATCCGATGCTGGCCGGGCTCGGTAAGGACGTTGAGGGTGTCGCGGTGCTGGCGAGCCTGCGGAAGATGCCGCACATGCTCGCGGCCGGAAGCACTGGCAGTGGCAAGAGCGTCTGCATAAACACCCTGATCACCTCAGTGCTGACCCGCGCCACCCCCGATCAGGTCCGCATGATCCTCATCGACCCGAAGCGGGTTGAGCTGTCGATCTACGAGGGCATCCCGCATCTGATAACCCCCATCATCACCAGCCCCAAGAAGGCGGCCGAGGCGCTGGAATGGGTCGTGGGGGAGATGGAACGCCGCTACGACACGCTGGCCGCATACGGGTTCCGGCACGTGGACGACTTCAACAGAGCCGTTCGCAACGGCATCCTCTTGCCACCCGACCCGATCCACCAGGGGCCGGTCCAGCCCTACCCCTACCTGCTGGTGATCGTGGATGAACTCGCCGACCTGATGATGGTCGCCCCCCGCGACGTCGAAGACTCGGTGGTCCGCATCACCCAGCTTGCCCGCGCCGCCGGCATTCACCTGGTTCTGGCGACGCAGCGGCCGAGCGTGGATGTGGTGACCGGGCTGATCAAGGCCAATGTCCCGTCCCGGCTCGCGTTCGCCACCTCCAGCCTCACCGACAGCCGCGTGATCCTGGACCAGCCCGGCGCGGAAAAGCTGGTCGGGCAGGGGGACGCGCTGTTCCTGCCCATGGGGGCCAGCAAGCCGATGCGGCTGCAGAACGCGTTCGTCTCGGAGAAGGAAATCCGGGCCATCGT